GAGCATCCGATCCATAAGAATACACATTTAGAATATCACTATTAACCTTCTGGAAGGCCTGAGTGATATAATCCAATGTTCCTCTAGCTGCTAAATTTACCCCTTCCATAATTCTAATCCTGAAGGTATCATCTCCTTCTAGATCTCTCCCTCCAAGTGCAGTAAATTCATTTGTCACATAACTGTGGCCAGTTGGTACTGGAGCTACTTTTGTTATTGTATTGGCTGGTACTTTGGTTTTTAATCCTGTAGATTGTGATCTTACTAGTGCATATGAATACCCTGCAGATCCTATAGTCACATCAGTAACTAGCTCAAATGTTACTCCATTACCTGTGAAGAAATGGACACCTGCTTGATATGTTACTCCCTCACTTGCTACTAACCTAACATAGGTACTTGATGCAGATGATACGAACCTATCTGCTATTCCTCTTCTAGTTGCTATCTCATCTAAGTGAGATCCAAATGCAAACTCTGGGAATAAGTGACTCTCTACAAGAGCAATGTCTTTAATGGCCTTCTGGCCTATCTTAGCACATCCATAAGCTACACCATTTAGAATAGATTCATCTGTGGCCTTAGTAACCTTACTTGTACTGTTAAAAAGGATTTCATACCAAATCCTTTTCAGTTCTTCTAATGATGTAAATCTTGTAATCATCCTATAGTGTTATTGTTTGAAGTACTGGCTCATCTAGTACTGTTTTTAATTCTAATGTTATCGATAAAGAGTCCATTGTATTCTTGATATCTGATACTCTCATCACTCTATATGAATCATCTCTTGCAAATGTATTCCTGTACTGCCTTATCAGTATAGGGTATGCAATTGATGCTCTGTTGGATCCTGCTACTAATGAACTCTGGACACCATCCTCATCAAATTCTGGTGTCTTACCTCTTGTAAGAGTTGCTAGTACTAATGTGTTCTGCTCAAGTGTCTGATAGTATGTCAATACCTCAAAATCATTCTCACCTGATGCAAATGTTAATTTTCTATTTAGATCTATACCATAAACCTTCTCACCTATTATATCCTCATCTACAACTGAGTTTATAGAAATACCTGTAGCTCCAAACCCTGTAGTGGATACTGAGGCTCCTCCTTCTGGAGTGTAATCCTCTTCTGTCAGATCATTCTCCATGGAGAGTCTAAACCAAGAATTCTCCTTATCACTGGATCCTATCTCCTTAGATAGGGATTCTAATGTCTGGTAGAACCTCAATGATGTATTAGATCTAATCCCTACTCCATTTCTACCCTTAGACACTGAAGATCTTAACCATTTTCTGGCATTCTTAGCTGTCTGTAATGTTATCTTAATATTAGTAATGCTCTCCAGTAACTCCCAATAAGCAGCTGTGGTGCTCAATCTACCTTTATTTAGATCTATGACATCATCAACCCTATTAGATTCCTCTAGCAGCTCCTCAAGTATGTCAAATGGCTCATTATCTATCTTAGATATCTTCCCTGTATAGAATAGATAGATAGATTTATACTTAGTACTTATGAAATCAACATATTTCTCTAAGTACTCAGTCAAAGGATACTTGGTATCATCCTCAAATCTTTCTATTATGCCTGAAGGTAATGCCATTTAAAAAGGTAATTTAGGTAAATTAATTGATTTACTAATATTGTTAGCTAGGGCATTAGCTCCTTTCTGGAGCAACCCAAATCCTGTACTTTTTATTACACTCAATGGATCAAATCCATTTATTCTACCACTTGATAGAGGAGCTAATGCTGTCAATGAAAGATTGTACTTCCACATCATATTGGAAGTCTGCTCATCCTGACTGATCTTAAAACTCTCCTTCTTCACTAAGAAGTTATGTCCTGACATTGGCATATATAGGAATAGCTGGTATGGCTTATCATATATATCCAGAGTTGATGACTTCAATAGGATTTTCTCCAACACCTTCAACGCACCATACCCTGTCTTTAATTTCGTATTTATGATGCTAGACTGGATCTCCAATCCTTTAATACCCCTCACACCTAAAACACTAGCTTTATCCAATGGAGGTGCTAATAATAATTTAAAGGATCTTCCAAAGGTACCATTTAATGTTATATTTTTAGGTACAAATGTAGAAGAATCTAATGCTGTAACTCCTCCCATTGTCTTTTTTATGTTAACAAGAGTCCTATCATCATAGTTTACTGCAGAAGGATTCACAGGAAATGTAAGGAAGTCCTCTGTATCACCTTTGGAATTAACTAGTTCTAAGGTAATAGCATAATATTCTATCTCATCAGGAAAAATTGCATTTGCTGCAGCTCTACCAACCTCATGAACTGTATCTAATATTGCACCTTCTAAACTCATCTGATTGTCTTAACTTAACCTTCTGTATCCTAACACTCTGTATTCTGGGTAGGCTCTTATGTTGACCATGTTTGACTGATTGCCACCTAATGCATAGATATTATCTCCTTCCTTATTAATGAATAAGGCTACATGGCCTTTCCATGAGTTTACTGACTCTCTCCAGAACACTACTACATCACCCACTTTTGGATTTGAGGTAGGCTGTCCTACTTTCATCCAAGATCTTGCATCTAACTTTCCTGAATACTCTACTCCAGCCTTCTTAGCAATGTAGTTCACAAATGCTGAACACCATGCAGTGTCATCACTGTAATCATACCCAAGTTCTTTGAAGAATGCCTCTACTTCTGGATTGCTTTGGCCTGCACCAGTCCACTCCTTTAATCCATAGAACCCGAATGCTATCTCTAGCATATTTAACCTTTCTTGCTGTGTTACCATAATCATAAATATAATGAATTCATATCAATTTATTACCCTACTACTCCATTTATCTGAGCTATCTGTGATGTGACTGTAGCTTCTAATGCTGTCTGATCTGATAGTAATGTTACTTTCTCTGCTGCAATTACTGAAGGGATAGGTGTTATTACTGGAGCTCCATTTGCTGCTAATGCTACTAAGTCCTCACATTTATCATCAGTTTCTATTACTCCTGCTGTCTCAATATCATCTGCATGAGCATCCTCTTCAGTCTGGATCTCAGTTGAATAATCTGATACAGTAGACTTGTATGCATCTGTAACTGCATCTGATTCCACTTGAGTTAGTATCTCATCATCAACTAATGTCTGCATATTATCAAAAAAAGTTTGCATATCAGCTAATTGATCAACTAGAGGCTGTAACTTTCTTGATTTACTTGATGCTGTGGTTCTTCCTGCTGATGCCATTGTTAATTAATTAATGTTGAAAATCTCCTGATCAAATCAGTTGCTGTTAAAATACTATCTGGACTTAATGGCTTTTGATCAATTGTCTTTGTCTGAATGTACATTTTCAATAAATCTATGATCAACTGCCTTAGATCCTCACTACTATTCTTTATATGGAATCCTGCTTCATTGATAGTAAAATCATTCCCTGCTGCATCTGCCCAGACAAATCCTCCATCCTTGATAGTCATTTCATTCTCATACCTATCTACATATGTTAAGATCCCAGCCTTAGTTAATGCTAAGGTAGATATCTCATCTTCTTTTGATGCTATCTTGATGTTAAGTTCATTCTCAGCAAATATATTTAGAATGTCATCAGATTTGATATCTGCAGATCCATCTAAATTGAAACTGATAGATGTTGTTTTATCCCCACCTTGGACTTTCACACCAAACCCACCTTTGTCCTGCTCATCAGATATTATAGATACTGTATAGCTCTTATCCTTAATTGACATTACTCTGGAGACTCTAGTATCATCACTATCTAATTCATCAACTAATGAACCTTCTCTATATGGAGAGCTACCAGCTGGCTCCTGAAGAATCCCAAATATGATAACCTGATCATACTTTGGAGTTGACACCCAACTAATAAGGGATCCTCTATCTTCTGCCCTAACTGGGAATATTAACTCTCTAATTATATGCTTTGGAATAGCCACTTCTCTTAGTGGATAATTAGCATCTGTGAGTATCATGCAATATCCTGTCTCATACACCTTCCTAATATACTCACTCCTATCAATATCCACTGGTATGATGATCCATCCAGTTCCAGATGAAGGCCTACCTTCAGGAGATAGGTTTAATATCTTCCCAGTTTCTTTGTATTTATGTATAGCCTTTTTAAGCATCGAATTGTTTATTTTGTAAAAAGAAGTTTAATACATCTTGATTCACAGTGATATCTGCCTTATAGTCAAATTTATCATCTGCACTTCCTTGACCTACTATATCATACACTCCTTTAGTCAATTTAGGGATATCTACAATATTGAAGTAAGATACATCAACTTGAGTTGAATTCCCATCTTCACCTATAATATCTGTTATCCTGCCACCAATATATTTAGCCTTCATTCCTCTCTCAACCTGCACTGTTGTAGTTCTATCTATTGTCTCCATACCAATGCTGATATCCTGACTTACCTGAGTCACATAAAACACCTCATCTGTAGGTCTGAAATAGATGTAATTACCCACTTTAATTCTTCTATCTCCATTCATTGTGATAGTTCCCTCTCTAGTGAATGGTAGGTGTATATTTGTCTCAACTAAGAAGGCCAGCTCCTGAGATGCCTGCTCTGCAAATAGATCTATGTTATCTTCAGTATTTTTATCACTGAAGAATTTATAATTTGAGTAGTTGGATACTGCTGACAATCTTCTGTTACCTATCACCTGTGCCAGTCCATCAAAATACAATGCTGGAACATGGCCTAATGTCTGATTGGCTCCTGCAAAATTACCTCTTTGCTCTACTTGATACCATGCATACCCCTTTGATGACATCCTGAGTGTATCTGAGATCACATCATCTTCATTGATATTGATGATCTTTGGATACTTAGAAGATGTCACTGTCACCTCATCCAATTCATTCACTGCACCTCCACCAAATACTGTAGGTTTTTCTGAATTACTTTCACCTGATTCTTGTGCTCTCTTCTGCTCTTTCTCTCTCAACTTTTCTCTATACCTATTTAGAGTTTCTCCTTCTGCTCCACCTGAATTGGAAGATTGCTCTCCTATGAATGGCTGAAAATCTTCATCTACATCACTAGGTAGTTCTTTATATGCTTCAAATACTGCCTCCTGTGTGAATGGAGGTTTTCTTGCTATCATCCAGAATCTATCTCCATATGTATCTGTGAAGAATTCTACAAATGGATCTTGACATACCTTCAGTATGAGATCAAATATAGATCCATCTGGATTTGATATTGAATCATCTACCACTCTTAGATCTGTAATGGATGAATCGATAAATGCACTCATGATCTGCCAGATGCCTTTTACTTCTGATTTTATAGTCTCCCTACCCTCTTCTCCCCACTTTGATCGATATGTTATAGTAGTCTTATCCTCAAATGCATTAAATACATCATCAGGAACATATCCAATGGTAGCTATCCTACTAAATATAAATTCTAAACTATCCTTTATTGATCTGGCTGTTATGGCTGATATCTCTTGGAATTGACCTCCCATATACCTCCCATTTTTAAATGGCTGATCTCCATAAATTGAAGATGCATGTCCTATTGAAAATGGATTGAAGTAAGCATTATCATCCTCCAATACTGACATGAGGCTTTTACCTCTCACTGCCACTGAGATCTCATTTGTGGATCCTGTAGAGCTCACAGCTACATGATCAACTAATCCTATCATATCATACCACTTACCATCTATGTCATCATCAATAGCTCCATCTATTTTAAGTTTTTCATATGAGATAAATACAAGATCATTCTTACCTATAATCCTCTGGTAGTAAGGAATGTTTCTTTTGAATTCTGAGGCTACATCTCCCTGCTCTGAGAATGCAATTTCCTTATTGACATTTGACATCAATACATCATCATCTCCAGAGGTTACAATTAACTTCTCTACAGATGCAGATTTATTATCAACCTCATCCTTTGCTAACTCATACCCAACTCCACTTAGATCAATGCTAAAATCACCTCCAGTCTTTATATGATTTGAGATGCTACATAGTCCAATATCCTTAGTGATATCTATAAACCCTATTGAATCCTCTGATCTCTCTAAGTACTTAGCTCTACTCCACAGAAATACTCTTACCTGTGGCCTGATATCTTTTGCTGTGACTCCTCTGTTCTTGTATGCTGGCACAAAACCCGGATCGACTGTCAACTCCCTCAATATTTGAGGAAAGTATTCATTTACATTAACCTTAGTAGATGTAAGATTGCTCTCATATTTATCTCTAATGTTTATTTTAGAAACTTCTATAATAATAACAACTCCTTCACTTAATGGGTATGCTACCCCACTAGCATAACTGTCATCATCACCATTATTAGATCTCTTCTCCTCAATAGTCAGAGCCTCATATGCCCTCTTATTATTACTCTTACCTTTATACTCAAAATCTTTCAAGTCATCAGATGTCATGTCATAGGCTATAAACGTAGCATCTAGAACTAAATCTGAGAATGTTTGATGTCCACTATTTTTAGGAAGTGTATATTTTATGACTTTAACACCACTATCTTCAATCCCTTCTTGATGCCTTTTAGTTGCATCATTAGCTACCTCCTCCTCATCATCTTCAATTGGATCTTCACACTCTGGCATTTCACCCTTAGTCCATAATGCATATCTGTAAGATCCAAAAGTCTGAGCTCTACTCTCACCATCACCATCACCTCTGGTATCAATATGAATAAACCATTTAGCTCCCTTGCCATATAAACCAAATCCTCCAGCTCCTGCATCTAATAATGTTGTAAGTAATGTATCTTGATTCCTAATTGCACATGCTATTACCTTCCATGCCTCTTTTGGTTGAGGCCCTATGAATGCAAAGTCCATGGCTATCCCTTTCACATGAACACCTGATGCTCCTGTATGAGAGATCTCTAAGTTGTATGCTGGAGTTCTCTTTGTGGATGTAACCACTAGAGTATTACCTGCACCTATTTCATCATCTACATAATCCTGTATGATCTGAGCTATCTTAGGTAATCTAGCATCTATAGAGTGAGTATCTGGAACTTTATTGGCAGAGTTAGCCTTCTTCCCATGAAAATTCTCTTCATGGAATCTGGTAGGAGATATTAAATCCCTTACATCCTTAGTTACTTCTATCCAAGTTCTTGCCATTATTATTTTAGTATGATGTCATAAGTGCCTTCAATATAGGCCCTAGAGCAGTATTCATTCCAGAAGTCCCAGCTGAAATATTAAAAATAGCCTCTTTAATACTATCCCAGTCACTCTCCATATTCTTCATCATAGCATCTTTATCTGAAGTGGCTCCTTTAGCCTTCTCCATCAATTTAATGTCCTTAGTTTCAGCTTCCACCCCTAAGCTGCCAAGACTCACATTACCTTTAAGCATTTTAATGATATCTGATTTATTCATAGATCCTCCTGTCATCTGATCCATAAGAATAGCCTTAGAATTCAAATCACCACCTGTCCCCTTCACATAATCCATCATTCCAGCTCCAAATCCTTCAGCTCCAAGTCCCTTCTCCATCTCAGCCTGTAGCTCAAAATAAGACATATTTGGGTTCAACTTCCTAAGAATATCCATTTTTATTGCTTGTACTTCTGGGCCTCCCTGATTTGCAAGACCTCCACTTAAAGATTGTATAGTTGATGCAGCATAGTCATCTCTTTTAAATGCACCACCTAAACCTTCTAATTGACTTCTTACATTCAACCACTCATTACCACCTCCTGTAAACCCAGTCCTAGTGAATTGCTGCTCTTGAAATTGAGCATATGATTGAGCTAACTCATTCATACGAGTCATATCAGTGTTTTTATCGCCAAAGGCTCCTGTACCAAACATTGTAGAGAAGATCCTTTGAGTAGTTTGAGCAGCAGTATCATCTTTATCCAAAACTCTTGTAAGCCTCTCTAAGGTGTTTACTGTTCCCTGCTCCATACCAAGACCTCTTCTTAGAGATAGTCCCTGTATTGTTCTATTATTATCCTCAGTGACTCCTCTGGAGCCTCCATAAGCTCTAGTTCCTGATGTTAGTTGTTGGAAGTATTCCTCTTTACCAAATCCAAGGGATTGAGCTGAAGATCCATCTCCATTATACATCCACTTATTATATAAACCTGATCCCCTACCAGCTCCTGTATATGTAGATAGGAAGTTATTATTCTGACCTGATATAGCTGAGTAGTCTGTTAATCCAACCTCTCTATCTCTACCAGCATCCCACCCACCTTTAAGAAGTTTGAGATAAGATCCTATTGCCACTCCTGCTATTCCTAATGCAGCTAACCCTCCTACACCACCTCTCATTATTCCCATGGCACTTGGGCCACCACCACCACCTTTACCTTTACCTTGGATCTCTCTTAGTTTAAGTTCATGAAGTGCTGACTTTTGGCCTGCTCCACCACCTGTCACTATTTGCTTTAACTGCTCAGTAGTTTGCTGAGACATATCAACATTTGAATCTACAATAGACTCATCACCATCTTTAATGGCTGCTAAAATATCTCTGAGTACAAGGATCCCTTCTTTATCAGATCTGGTATCCTTAGCTAGTTCTTGAAATTTCTTACCGAATTCTTTATCTACATCCTTCTTACCTTCTACTGTAGTAACCTTAGATCTGGCTACATCTCTCTGCTCATACAGCTCATTCTTTCTTTTTTCAGCATCCATCCTATTCATTCTCTGAAGAAGATTGATCTGCTTCTCATAAGCAGCTATAACCTTAGTAGCTGATTGCTCAGTTTTCATGGCACCAGCAATAGACTCTCTAGTTACCTCTTCTGCCTGCTGCTGTACTCTACTTAGCTTCTGAGAAACTTCATCTGTTCTTGCTGAAAATACTACTTCCCTACGTGTGCTGCTCATAGTTTTATATTGTTATACTACCATCATCATTCTTCTTGATATTAGTAATATCTATTTGATCAAATGCCTTATCAATATCATCTTGAGATACCTTACTCACACTTCTCTTAGTCTTGAAGTACTTCCCTCTACCTGCTTCATAAGAAATAGTTGGATCCTTCTTCTTATGCAATTCACCTTCAATTGCATGTCTTATAGCTAAATCCTGACCTAACTCTATCATCATATCAACTGGATTTAAAGATCTATGTAATTCAGAATTAAATGGGATATTATGTTTTTCTCTGTATACTTTATCCAGTGGAAATGTATAACTCCATAAAATAACAAATTCAGAGATGGAAATGTCACCTAACACTCCGTCTCTGAATAATTGCTTCTTACCTTTCCTTTCTTTAAGACTTATCATCCTTCTTCTCTATCAAAGAATCAGTGATGGAACTCCATACTTTAGTTAGGTCTTTTGAATACTTACTATACCATGGGTGAACTGTTTCATGATACCCCTTATATAAGTCAAGTATATCAAATGGATCTAGCTTTGACCAATTATCCACCTTTAGATCTGTTATTACCTCTGGACATAAAGAGCTCAATACTGCTATCATATCCACTATGTCTAGTGACATGACTCCCACCTCATCTAAATTACGGACAATCTGCCCATAATTACCTCTGGTTATTTGTGCCTTCATAGTCTGTATGTCTAACAACTGACCTATATCAGGCTTATTTATGGTATAGGTGTTTCCACCTGCCTCAAAAATACACTCTTTGCTCACTGTACTCATAATTCTCTCTTTTTACGATTATTACTATTTACCCTCCCACTCCTGAAATTAGGATTGGTGTCTTGTATGTGAAATCTTGATTCCTTCCAGCTACCTGCCCTTCAGAAAGATCGATTGACTCTCTCTCCATGAATGCACCTTTAACTGTCAAGTGCTCAACCCACTTCCCAACTCTAAGGCCATTAGGATCCACTGAATCCTCAATCCTTTTAAGAAGTACTATGTCCACACCTTTATTGTCTAAAACAATATTGTCTATGAATTCTCTGATGGAGTCTGTTCTTCTGTTGGTAGCACCCGGGATTCCTGATTCATCATAAGATATCTCATAAAATCCTGCTGTACAAGTTCCACTCCACTGAGTCATTGGTAGCTCTTGAGGTGTTGCCTCTCCAAGACCATAAACAGTCACCCTTCTAAAAGTCTCTGTAACTGTTATATTCTTCATCCTACCTACCACGTTTCCATTAACCTTGATTAATGCTATGGGTGCTGTTAATGATAATGATTCTGCCATTTTTATATAATATTAATTTTTAGCTCAATCCTGATGTGTCATCCAGAATTCTAGCTGTTAAGAAAATCTTATTAACTTCATAATTTGGATTTATTCCAAACTGGATTTTATATGCATCAGAGTCTATCTCTACAGTTACATCACTGGAACTGATGATCAAGTTATCTACTGTATTAGTAGCTTCAACATCCTTCAGGTAGTTAACTACCCAAACTCTGACAGTTTCACTGTCTATTGTGTTTCTATTAGGGCCTGAAACTTGATTTCCAAGTAGGTCTAATATAGCTTGTTTCTTCATTCCAGCCAATAGCTCTCTCATGATTCTCACAAGTGAGATCTGGTGAGTACTTCCATCAGAATTAACAACAAATGTGTTAAGCTGAACTGTATTGACTCCTTGAACAATTGAAAAGAATTCTAGCTCAGGAGCATATTTCGTCATCAAAACTCCTGCATCTAATCCAATAGAAACTTCCTGATCTGTTAATGAATGAGCCTCCCCTGATATTGAAATACCTTTGAATGTTGGAGGTGTCTGAGGATCTAATCCTGCTAAACGACCTGTTACCAGTGCTGCTTTGTACAGTGCATCTTTTAGTCTTAGTGGGTTTACAAGATCACCCGGATTGCTTACATAGCACCCACCATGAACCACAACCACATTCTGAGAGTTATGTGCTGTTGCTGCTGCTACTGATTGAGATGCAAAAGTTCCACTTGTTGCTCCACCACCAATTACATACATTGCTGGATCATTCATCTCAGTATCTAAGTAAGCTGCAATCTTATTAGCATCTACTGAAGTAGCATTACCTGCTTGATCTTCCATTAAGATGAAATTAATATTCACATCTTTAATTGCTGTAAGTGCAGCAGTGACTTGAGCTGTATCATACGCTGATGTACCACCTGAGAATAAGTTATTACCTAAAAGAGTAGTTAAATCTCCTGCTACAATAGCTCCTGTGAATGCTGCTCCTGTTACAATTGTGAAATTGTTGACAAAATCAATATCGTTAACTGCCCAAAGTAGCATACCTTCCACTGTATCTTCCTCACTAGATTGAGCAATTAATGTTGGACTAGTATCTACCTCTGCTATATTGTTGTATGAATTGCCATTACTGTCATTACCTACAAATGAGCCTCTCCAGAACTTCATTATGAATTTAGCTGGATCATTTACACCAGCTGTTAAAGTAATTGCATACCCTTTGGTTAAAAGATCTGTTGCTCCTTCTACACCATTTCCTGAAATACCTTCATTCAATAGTCCAAATTCTAATGTAGGATTTGATGCTATTGCTAGGACTGCAGTTGCAGCCACTGTTGTTAATGCTCTTGTATACACAATATTAGATGCTCCATTTATTTTAGATCCAAAAGGTCTAAATAATGGAACTGCCATATCATACCATTGACCACCACCAATCCACTTCTGGAATTGAGTGATACTGGTGAATGTGTAAAATGAATCTTTCCCTGTTGTTGCTTCTCCAGCAATCCCTGCTCCATTTCCATGAACTGAGAGAGGATCTTTGTCAATAATTAGTACAGTACCACTGTCTAATTCTAATCTAGGATTGTTAACTCCACTTTCTACAGTACCGAATACTCCGGGTTTGTCAACCTTCTTTCCTCCAAATATAAAACTAGTAGCCATTTATTTTGTTTTTTAATATATATATTTGTTAATATAACAAAATTAAATCAATCTTTCCTTACTTCTCTGATATATTTACTGCTTTTATAACAGTAGCTTTGACCAAAATGGCCTTCCACTCAGAGAATAATTTCTTCTCACCTCTATATTTTCTGATCACTGCGACTCTATCCAATGGGTGAATTCCACCATGTAGATCACAAAATCTATCTATAGCACACTCTGTTGTTTCTAAAGTAGAAACAACCTCTGGTGTAACCTTTGGAGTAACCTTTGGAGTACTCTCTACTGGAGTTTCTTTTGTTTGCTTTTTAGCCATGTCTTTTTATTTTAATTCTTCTATAGTAAGTGGTATTTTTGGATCAATAGGATCCTCATCATACCCATCCCCTACAGCACCTGATGATAAATCATTTGACCTAGGGAATACAAGGCTACTAAAACTTTCAGTTAAATGGAAGTTAGGAACCACTGCCTCATTAGCACTATCAATAATAATGCTCCTGCTGTAAAAATGCTCTCCAGCAGCAGTATCATTCATCTTTAACTCATGCCCTGAGACATGAGGATTCTGGAACATATCCAGTATCAATGTATCAAAGATAGCTAAAATTCCGTACTTTACCAAGAAATACATCAACTGAACTTCAATCCAATTATCTGATGTGAATATTATTGCTATTCTAGTCTGGTACCTTCTTATTCTTTTCTCATAGAAAGTATTGTCATTAGGATTCTCTGTAGGTATTAAATGGCCATGATTTGTACTTGATACAAATCCACCACCAATCCAATTATCCTTCTCCTGTTCTGATGGAGCTGCTATATGCATTGTAGGAACATTCTCCCTGTCCTTATCATAGTAAGATCTTATAGTCACTTTTCTAGCATTTCCTGCTACTGTATCAGCCTGTCTAGTGATAAATAGATCTACTGCCTGAGCATATAGATCATACTTACCATTATCATATGATAGGCCATTAAACATCTGTCCAATTACAGACTCTGTTTTGGTAGTCCTAGCATCATAATCAGCCTTTATCCCTGCCATGAAATTCTGGAGGATTGTTTGCAATTCTAATTCTTGTATCTTTAATGCCATTATAAACTACTTAAAAAATCATCTATTACTAATTTCATTTTATCTCCCATATCAAAGTTATCCCATGCTTTTTGAGCTAGATTCTTCTCAGAGAATCCCGGGTGAATAAATGCATCTGGATCACTATTAACACTCACCCTTCTAAAATTTACATAACCTCCAGTTGTTTTCTGCATCCCTTCATAAATTGAAGTCCTCTTATTCTTTGGAAGGCTAGATACATCTGTTATTCTTTTTCTTAACGCCTGAGACTTTGGTATATGATACTGCTCTGGTATCTGACCTAATTTTAATTGCCTTCCAGCTAATGCCTTAGTAGTCTCATGGATCACTGTTGGCATTACACTTGCAAAGGCCTGACTCTCTCCCAGTGATGTTGATACTCCAAATCTAAATGGAATTGTCAGCATTGGATCTCCAGACTTGGTATACTTCACCTTATTAGACTGCAGGAATCCTATCTTCATATCAAATGAATCAGCTCCCATCTCAATAGCATTGGCTATCCACTCTACAGGATCTAGATAGGCCACTCCTGTAAATCTACCCCTACTTTCAGTCTGGATAGCTCTCTTGTACATCTCCCTAGTGGATCCTAGGTGCTGATTAGCCTGATTCTCCCACTCCCTTGCATACTCCTGTGTAATAGTTGTTACAGCCAACTCTCTCAAGTCATCTACTTGAGATGCTGCTAAACTGAACTCTTCAGCTAAGGCTCTGGTATCTATTGTTACAGGTATCATTACTTACAATATAGTGTTTTTTATCATAGTATCTCTCTTACTGGTATGTTATATTAGATCAAGACCACTAGTTTGTTTATTATACTTCTTCAAAAAATAATTCTACAACTGCATGAGCAGTAGTTGAACCACCACCAGTAGAGTGCCATAGAACAGATACAACTTCTCCTGCTAAAATAGTAGTACTTGCTACACCAGTAGCACTATCCCATCTATCATTATAAGTTCTTTGAACCGCTGTTCCTCCTCCTCCATTAGCAGCCTCTTCTAATAATACTGCTTTATTAGTAAAAGTAGCCTGATACCAAGGGTCTCCATTGGGTATTGCATATTTAATAACCCCTAATGATACAACACCATGTGCCTGTACTGCTTGAATTTGCATAGAAACTCCTATTAATTTACAATTAACAAAAGGAACAAAGAAAGAAGTTAAATCGTTTCCATTTACAGAACTTAAAGTTGCACCAAAGCTAGTACTAAGTGCTGTACTACCAAAAGTACCTCCCCTCCATACTCCTGCTCCACCTGTATTTATAACTATATAACTTCTACTACTCCATTGTCTTGGAGCACCACCTACACCGGGACCTCCTTTTTCAGCAATCAAATCCCAATCAGCATGAGTTGGTAATTCTGTTGTACTAGCTACTACACATACATAAGAACTACCATTATATTCTACTGCTTGATTCAATATATAAGTTCCTGCAATATAAGGCCCTTGCCAGCTGATATCCCCATCAGCTCCATCAGCTCCATCATTTCCAGATGGCCCTACAGCTCCACCACTAATTCTTCCTATACTTAATGTTGTTCCATTCTGTACTATGATATTAGTTGAGAGAGAGTGAGTTCTTCTTAGAGTAAAGTCTATTGTATCTCCTGCTGCTAATTGTAGCATTATACCAACAAATATTTGTGCTACTTGATGCTGACTATCCCCTCTAACATAACCTCCTCTAAATACATTAGGTAGTTCTACTCCATTGATTAGTATTTTTACCTCACCTCCATATCTAAGTAGAGTAGTGGTTCCATATAAATCAATATTTGCATTGATTAAATAAACACCATTTGCATTAATGGTTATTTGATTTGCTACTAGAGAATAATCACTATCTTCATGTTCTATAACATTCCATTGTAAAGCAAAGGCTGTTGCACTATCAGCACTTTGTTCAGATGTATTCATATATCGAGCATATTTAAAAGAATCTAATACACTCCATTTAATTTTATTAGGTTGAGCTAAATCAACTTGTAAAACGGATCCATCAGCACCTACAGGCAATCTTTCATCCTCAGTAGCTCCCCTAACAATCATATCTCCAAGAGTTGTAGTTGGAGTAGTGGATCCTGCTACCACATCCAGACTCTCTTCTTCAGATAGTTTTCTGTAATCACCTAAAACTCCTGTAGTGGCTGCTAATTTTTGATATAATGCCCATCCTAGATCTACTGTTGCATCAGTGGTAGCATCTACTACTATGTAGATGTAATTCTCTGTCTGGGATCCTTGAGCTGCTAGTAGAGCTGCAATGGTTGCATAGTTATCAGATATTGCTGGAGATGTTGCTGCTGCTATTAATGCACTTACCTCAGAAAATGTTTGAAATGCTGAATCATTATTGAGTAATGAAATATCATCCCCAGTTTGCATTGGACACTCTTGTTTTAATGAGATCCCATCATTTGATACTATCCATCTATGGACTCTATCATCTACTAATAGATAATATACATCACTTGGATCATAAGGCCCTGCTGGGAGTGCTGTTACTTTATGTTTTGCCATGTTACCATTGTTCTGTTGCCCAATCAGAAGTCAATGTATCCCACTCAGTTCCATCCCATCCTTGGAATAAGCCTGTTGTATTGTTGAATACAATTAATGCTACTGTTGGAGTTAACCCATCTATTTCAGCTTGAGAATATGAGTTAATAGTTATTGTCTGTCCATTAAGTGTTAATCCTACTGTCTCTGCACAAGTAGGAGTAAAACTATTATCAAATAGATATGCCTCATCAATAGATGTCTCATTTATCACATAATGCATTGTTCTAGCTACTGCATGAACAGGGAATGAGTAATGATCTTCCTTTTTTGTTGTATGATGTAAACTCTCTGATGATATTATTGATCTAGGTAGATCTAACACCACAAATACTGGATTATGCTGGTACCTAATTGTAATTGTTAAATTAGTTATCCCATTAAGTGATGGATCCAATGTTAGTATATTACCTCCTATAGATCCATCTGTAGGTAATGTTAATGATATTAATGCTGTAGTTGTTGTGTCAAATCTAAATATAGCCTCTACTGAGATAGGCCTGTACCTTAATCTGGCTCTCATAGTGCCATCATCATAAATTTCTGGCCTTACCACCTCCGTATAAGAAGTTAGTCCCTCAGTGAGCCTAATTTTGTCCATATAACCAAGTTCTACCTCTTGGTATGTTGTGATGGATGCTGTTCCTATATCTTCTTTTGACCAATCCTTAAACTTGGTATCCTTATTCATTGACTGAACTACAGCCTTTGTAGATACTGGATTGTACCATAGCCATCCAGATCCTCCACAATTCCTGCATTCAGGTAATGCTTGAGATCCAACTGATGCACATGGACATACTAATGCCTTCTCTATGACCACTGGGTACCCTTTCTGCTCTACAAGAGTGTCAAAATTCCTCTTCTGGAGAGATCCTTTTGGCTTATTCCTTAGAACTGAAGTAGGAGTCTTAGCAAGTTGTGTTGTATTATCTGTTGGAGTTGGCATAATTTACATTGATCTTATAACCATCCCATCATATTTTAACTTTAATCTTGGTAGAGATAGTTTAAGATCAGCTAAATATCCTGTGATCCTAGCTCCGTAACCTGCATTTGTTGCAGAAGATGTTGTACTAATACTTTGTGATAGTCCATCGATTGATACACTCTCAGATGCTATACCTGCACCTAATATGATATCACCCATCTGATGGAAGATTCCTATTGATGCCAATTTACCAGCTGCATCTGCTAAGTCTGCTGGTAATTTTTGAAATGATGTGCAGTACTTTACCCTCCAGTAGTTAGGAATTGACTTTCCAGCCATCCAGCCTGCTAATGGTAGTATTCCTGCATATACTGCACTTCCTGATCCTGAGACTCCTACTCCACCTGATCCGGGTACCAAATAGAAAGACCTATGAGCTCCTGTTGGATCATTGGTACTCTTTATTGATATCCAGTCTGTAGGATAAGTCAATTGAGTCTGGCCAGCAGCTAGTCCCATCATCTCATGAGCTGCTAATACTGGATAGGATACTGGAAGATAACTCCACTCTGTAAAGTCATCTACATAATAGTGTAGACTCTCCTCTACGATCTGCTTAGATAGCTTGAGGTTCAAATAACCTTCTAACTGCTCTACTGCAGACTCTATATGGAATTCTATACTTTTCTGATCTATTGGGTTCCCACTTTGATCAGTTAATCCTATACCAAAGAAATAGCGACTTACCAATTCTGTTGTAGATATTGGTAAGTCACTTCTCTCAATTGGAAAATTATATGCTACTGTAGGCATCTACATTGATTAAATCAAATTATTATCAACAATAAGGTTTACTAATGTCTCATTTGAGGAATTACCTTTAAATTCCACTTCTCCTTCAGTAAGGATTGCCTTTAGCTCCTTGTTAGAGTGTTTAGATAACACTTCTACTAGATCAGCCTTCTCTTGTTCAGATAATGGATCTGGAGGAGTATCTTCTTCCTCATCTACCTTTCCATTCTGTGGAGGATCTGTAACAGGCTCCTTTATAGCTTCTGGCTCTGGATCTGCATTTGGGTCTATAATTTCTTCATCTACTACTTCAATCTCCTTTACAGGAGTAGTAGTAGGATCTTTTGTCTCTTTACCTACTAGTGTTACTTTACCTTGTGAGTTTAATAAGGCAGCCATCTCATTGGATACATCGGCCTCACATTTATCATCAAAATTTACTGTTCCTAAATTGTTAGTGATTGAAGAATTAGCATCCCAATCTCTGTTTGACTTCACTTTTTGCATTACTTTCTATTTTTGTTAATATTACTATTTTAAAAAAGCCTCCTCTGGTGAAAGAAGAGGCTTTGATTATATATCCCTGTGTGTCTTACTTAGACAATGGTAAATTTACCAATGTTTATAAAACGGATAGTCTTACTTGGTACATACAGGATTGGAGTTCCATATAACAAGATCATAAATCTGTTAATTGGTGCCAAAACTGCCAGATCCATTTTCATCATTGGAGCCAATTGCTTGAATCCAAATATCTCCTTATCAGACTGAAGTAGCATAGCCTCCTCAGTGTTAGGTAAGAATCTGTTATTGTCACGAACTGCTAATGCAGCTGCTCCATCCACTCCTGCTACAAGAGAACCTCTCTTAACATCTGTACCAGCTGCTGGTACAGTCATGATTGGATAGAAATCAGTTGATGCTGCTGCTGCAGATGGATCAACTTCTGAACGATAGATCACATAAGCCTCTGGAGCATATGCTCCACCACCTGATACAAAGATCAAGTCAACTGCCTCAGTAGTTGCTACTGTGATTGTTCCACCCACTTGTACTAATGCACTCTCTCCATATCGATTGATAGCAGATACTGCATAGTAGTAATCTCCTGCTCCATCAGCAAACCTTGTTAAAGGTGCTGCTACTACTGGTGTAGCAGATGTTGGAGTTGGAGTAGCTGGTGCCTTAGCAGAACTTGCAGTTCCACCAATAGCCTTAGATGTTCCTTTCACAGCGAAAATATCATGCTCTAAATCGATTGTTGCGAATCTAGAGAAATACTTAGTCACTGGCTGACCTAGGCCTGTTCCACCCGGATTACCACCACCAGACTGATTGAATCGTCTTTGAGCAAATAGCTGCAAAGAGAAGTCTGTGATGATCTGTGGAGGCCCTATCAAAAGATCTGGATGTGCATAATAGCGAAGTAATGTCTCACATGCATCTTCAACATTAGATTCTTTTAATGCTCCTCCTCTAAGATCTACAACATGATCAGATTCCATATACTGCTCTAATGAAGAGTAGTTATCCATGTTCAAGTGCTGTGCATAGATACCATTCCACTCATCTGAAACTACTGCCTCATCTGCATAGAATAATCCACGATCAGCTTTCTGAAGTAAGTATAACATACCATCAGAAATTTCTTTACGATACAAGTCACCAACTTGGTTCTTCACCAACTGGGCAACATGTGTTACACCTCTTGATACACCCATGTACTTAACTTTTTCAAGTTTACGAGTGTACAGAGAGTTTTCTTCTTCTGGGAGTTCTCCTTCTGACCAAAAACCTCCACGATCTTGACCATAAGATGTTTGTACGTTGAACTCTTCCACAGTACTGTAGGCAGCTTCTTTAGCTACTCTTTTCCAGAATCGAATGTGTGAATCTTTCCATTGCGTTAAACGTAACGCATTGTCTAATGATTCATACTTTAACGCTCCAGCATTTGTCTGGCCAGCAGAAGTGATATCACCACCCTGTACATGTCCAGCTTCCATTGCTTTGGAGAGATCCTGTAACTCTTGAGAACTCATACTAGCATCATTGACATCTTCTTGACCGAAAGAAGCTCCATGTCCTAGTTGGTAATCCCCTAATTTAATTGATAAACTCATTTGTTTTTCTTTTTATATAATCAATACCGAGCTTCAATCGGTTAGTCTAATATTGTGATTCCTTCACTCTTAGCAAATTCTCTAAGTCTTGGAGTTATTATACTTCCAGCCTCTAGAGCCATTAGATCACCTCTAACACCTTCAACTACATTTGATGTAGGATCTTCTGATTTCTGCAAGAATGCATCTGTCAACTTAGTTGCTAGAATATTTTTTTGCTTAGACACTGAATAAACAGTCCCACCTAAAACATCAGCTTCATCTCCTTTGATGATCTCACCCGGCTTGGCAAGATACTCACTTGTAGTTACTGTCCTTGCCTCTAGTGGAGCACCCTTTAATGCTTCTATCTCATCAGATAATCCTTTAATAAGAACTCCAACTGCTTGGAATTTCTCATCACTGGCTGTCTTATTCTTTTCTAAATGACCTGAGATCATTGTAGAAAGTCCTTTAATCAGGCTATCCTGATCTGTTGGCTCTACAACTTCCTCTTCAGTAGTTGCAGCTGTCTCAACTTCTTCTTCTTCTTCAACTTCTTCTTCTTCAACTTCTTCTTCAACCTCTTCTACAACTTCTACAACTTCTTCTGTAGATAACGCTGTAATAGCTGCTAAACTTTTTTCTAGCTCAGATTTTCTCTCAGCAATTTCTTCTGGAGACATCTCTGACAATTCCTTGCCACTGGCCATCTCAACAACTTCTTCTGTAGCATCATCCTCAACTACCTCAGTAGTTTGAGCCTTAACCACAGACAAAGCCTCTAATGCAGAATTGAAATCCTCATCTGATACTTTTTTTTCTGTGCCTGTATTTTCTGTTTGCATCTTTATTTTTTTGAAATTTAATACATAATTATAAACACTATCAGCTTGCTTCTGAGTAGTGCCTTTATATCGATTAAGTAGTAAATTAGTGAATTCAGACTTACTAAACAACTTCTCTTCCGATTTTTTTTCTTTTTTTGTCTTAGAATAAGTCCCATTATCACACTTATGTATGTAACCAGCCTTCTCTAATTCATCTTTATCCTTGAATTCCTTACCATCATCACTCTTGTAAATCTCTGATTTAGTGTCAGTTTCAAGATCCTCTGGGATAAGTGCATCTGTTGATTCAGTGTCTGCTGCCTTCTGGATGATCCTACCATCTGTCCCTACTTTGAAGTCACCTAATGCATCAAAGTCTATGAGTTCACCTAATTTGAGACTCTTAGCTATCTCTGTAGTAGTTCCTAAGTTAATTGGATGAGGAGTGATTGCTAGATCAGTGATCATAGCTCTCTTGATTTTTTTCTTATCATTTGGATCAGTCTCTAGTACCTTACCTTCTATAGAAAGACCTAGGCTTAATCCATTTTCTTGCATGGCCTTTGATAGAGCATAAACTTCCTCAGCCATCTTATGTCCTTTAAATAGATAGTAATCTACTTCTAGATTCCCCTCCTTATTTACTCCAGCAGATGTAGGCTTCCCTATAATGGACATGGGATTCTTCTTCCATTCATGATTCCAGTTGATCAGGCCATTCTTTAAGAAGTAGGCTAGTTCAAATCCTGATGGATCCAATGTATCACCCTGAGTATCCTTTTTAGGAGTAGAGGCTACACCCTTCATGAGCATAGTCCCATTCTTGCCTTCTCCTTTGGCCTTTATGAGGTCTATTCTTGTATTATAGCTGAATGTTCTTTCCATTATAAATTTTAATATTTATGAATTAAGCAGGCTACTCCAACAACCTCTACTGTTATATTTGCATCTGCATGAATTCTAATTTCACCCGGATTATCTAATGTCAATTCATTACCCATATATATAGCAGCTGTAGCTGACAATTCATAAGTACCTGTACTTTTATAGCTCTCCCTAATTAAATGAACCTCATATTCTGAGACTCCAATTCCAAGAAATGCAGCTAAATGAACATCAGTGAAATTACTTAGTGTTGTTACTATAACACTGACTCTAATTGTAATATGATCACCTAGGCTAAGTTGAGAGAAATCAAACTGATCATTATCAACATCCCATACATCAGTAACCCCTATTGGAGGATAGAGCTTATTTGTATATGCTCCTTCTCCATCAATTGTTATCTTATGATCTGATCCATTCCCTGTTACTGCTATTGGAGTTGTTTGAGTTGCTAGATCATTATAATCTAGAGTCCCAATTTCTCTACCTCCAACACCTTCTTGAACAGCAACCTGCTCCCAGAGATATTTACCTTCTTCAATTAACTGATTTGCCATGTCACCAGTTCCATGAATGTGAGATGATGTATCTTCCACCCATTTCTTGATTCTTTGAGATAATTCAGTTGTAATTGGCATTATTATAAGGTATTAATACTAGGGACACCCGAAGATATCCCTAGAATTCTTTTTAACTAAAGGTAGCTATTATGCTCCCTGAGCCCAGATTCCTGTAGAGGAAAGGATAATCCATGCACTAGTCCCAGTTACACCAGTTCCTATAAGAACTGCTGAATCCCCAAGTAAGGCTGTTGCTTTAGTAAGGATGAAATCTTTATCAACTGTACCATCCATTTGAACAACTGTAGCTGCTAATGTGACAGTACCTGCTATACCATCAGCTGCATCTGGACTGATTGTTATGATGTTGTTACCATCTGCTCCTACATTACCAACTCTCACCAATAGACCTGCTACTGTTGGAGGTAAGGTGATTGTTTTAGCATCAGTTCCCATAGTGATCAACTTGTTATGATCAGCTACTGTTACTGTATAATCATCAACTAAGGCTATAATGCCTTGAGGAGAATCCACCTGTCCTGCTGCTGCTATTGCAGCTGATGTGTCACCTACTGGCAACATAGCCTCTAATACTGTTGCTATTTCTTCGCTAATTGCATCTGTTCCTCCTGAATTGGAGACAATTTTATAAAATGCATCTAGTAATTTCTGTGTGTTTGCTGCTATAGCCATATCTAATTTTTATTTAATTTTGTTTTTAATATCCTGCAAAAGTTCCTGTTGAATCTCCATCAGAGAAGATAACTGTAAAACTACCATCAGCCTCTGTGACATCTAATATGTTTGCTACAGATCCTGCTTCATCTATATTTAATGGAACTCCCATTTTATTTAATTGATCAATCCCAGTCCCTTTAATATCATAGATACAAGAGATTGCTCCACTGCCTAAATTGGCAGCTAGATCAGCTACTGAGTCTCTTATGTCAGCTACGATTTGGACATCTATCAATGTATATCCTCCACCTGCTGCACGTTGTAATGTTATTGTTTTCATAGTTAAAATTTTAAAACACCAAAAGAGGCTCAATGGCCTCCCCATTCACTCTCTTCAATCTCACAATTAAAGTAATATAATAAAAAACTATCTAACTATGTTACTTTTTCAATAATTCTTTACCAACTTTTTCTAATATAGCCTCAGTATTGAATTTTTTATTCTGAGATTCTACTGTGATTTCTAGTTTTTTTACTAAACTTCCTGCATCTACTATAATAGACTTTAAGTTAGATATCTCATCATCTCTCTCCTCTAACCTTCTAATGATTCTCTCTATACCATTAGCTAGATGTTGTTTTTGAAGTGAGAGATCTAAGATCTCACCTTCCAATTGCTTAATTCTTCTCTTCTTGGCTCCAAAGAACCCAATGACTCTATTTATCATACGCTTATTTTTTTATCTCCTATTGTTATTTCTACCTTACTCTTTCTGGCCACTTTTGGCTTATATTTATCTGTTAGTTTGAAGTCATTACCATTCCACTCCCACTCTCCTGCAGTTAATGCTGTCCTAGTCATTCCAAATGGAGGCCTCTGTAATGTACATCTGCACCATGGATGAACTGGCCCTATTACTGGCAGCCAATTACCTACCTTCTTACCTACATTGGTGCCATTAGCTTTCAATTCTGCTAATGTGAATAGTTTAGGTTCTGATCCTACACCTCCTGTAAGAAGTAATCTTGTACAGTGATGGCACGCTCCAGCATACACATCTTTATAAACCAGTGCCTGATCTCCACCTTCCCTCATCATATTCATGGATCTACCTTCATCAAATGCTGTATGAAGTACAAAGTCAGCTATTCTTCCTAGATCTCTATGCCACTTCCCAGTTCTATGACCTATATCAGATACTACTGCATTGACATATTTCCTATCTTCTATGGCCTTCTTAGCTGCATCGATCACTAGAGTTGAGTGAGTAACTGTATGTTTTATCTTATCTGCATTCACCAGAGCATTCCTGACATCACCTTTGATGTTCATAGCTGTCCTCCTTAACTCTCCTGCCATTTGAATATTTAACGATTGTAGAGCTGATTTCTGGAGCTTATTTAAAGGAAAGACCTTACCAGTCTCTATATGGTTCTTTAGTGCAGCAAATGTCATCCCTTTAGCCACAGAATCCCCTAATGCATCTGATAGGATGCCAAATCTGAATGCCTGATTAACATTGTATGAAGTTCTCTTGATCTGAGCTAAATTTACACCAGCATTTGACAATGTAGCCTTCTCACCTTCTGTTAGAAAATCAGATCCTACATGATGTGCCATAAAAGTCAGAGAGTACTTATCAATGACTCCTAACAACTCCTCTATCTGTTGTGGTGTTAATTTCATTACAGAAATCTACGCTTACTATTCCAAGTAGTCCCTTTAGCCTTATTCATATGCTGCAGAGATGATCTCTTATTATTCTGATCCTTTTTTACTGCTCCTGTTATTGTATTCATAGCTTAATTTTATTAGCCTAGCAATATAGTGAAAGATTGTTGTATATCCAAATTGTCACCCCACTTTAATGATTTTATGATATGCTTGTTCTCTGATAGGAACTTCTCAACCAGTGGTTTAATTTCATCATTGAATGTTTTAGCACTTGCATAATTTGGAGCACTCACATATGGGACTCCATCTTTATCCCCACCTCTGATGGCTCCACCACCTCTGGTATTGTGTGCATGATATTGTTCTAATGCTCTTGCAAAACACTCCTTGGTAGAGTTGGTATACTTACTATTTGACTTAGCATTCATACCTCTTCTGAATGCTATAGCTAATTGCCCTGCTGTAGATTCAAAATTATCACTGGCATAATTAGATCCCTCTCCTGTTGCATCATCTAAAAAGTGTGCTACTTCATGCCCAAATGTAAAATTGAGCTGATCATCACCAAGTTTATTTGTTACCCCTATAGCCTTGAAGGAAGGATAATAAACTCCTATAGCAGTTTTAGCATACATATATGTAGTTCCTGCATGTGATATTGTAAGGTCATTTTTGTTGGCCAATTCCTTTAGTGTACCAAATGATCCCTGTACATCTCCCCATGCAGACTTCAACTGTTCAACTTGAGCTGGCTGGATCTTAGATCCATTCTGCCTCTTAATCATTATACCACTATCTTTCTTCAACATATCATCTCTTCCTGACTTACCATAAGATGTTTCTAGAGCCTTAGTTCTGATCTCTGAAACTTCTTCTCTCCTGATAGAAATATCATTGATCTTCCAGTCTAACATCTCTCTATAGTTACTCCATGAGCTCCATGCATCTGCATGTGCATATGAAGTACCATAACTATGCTGTCCTCTCCTGAGAATCTCACCCTTTTTAGTTTTTCTCTTAGCATTTGGATCCACAAATCTCTCATACATTGAGTGAAATGAGCTTGCCATGTGCCTATCATCAAATTTAGCCTTTAATCTTTTCAGACCATGCTTTTTAATTGGCTTATATAATTTTTCACGTTCTTTCCATGGCATTGCATCCCACTGTTCTTTTGTGATTTGCTTCTTTACTTTTGCTGGAATTGAATGATATAGATTCTTTTGATCCATATACCTCTGCCTAGTTGACTCTGGAAGTCCTTCCCAGTGATCTAGTGATCTTTTATTCTTCCTATCTCTGTCAGCTATCATTTGCCCTTTCTCCATAGTCTCATACCAGTTCTGAGTTAGAACTAGCTGATCTAATGTCAATGCTACATACCCTATTTCCTTTGGATCATACTCCCCTTTCTTCTGGCCATACCCTGCCTTATCTGGCATAGATTCTTCACTATATCCATTGGCAGCAATCATATATTTATTTGGGCCTACTCTAATTGAATCAAATATAAACCCTTTTCTTCTGAATGCATCTGTATCTATATCTGGAATGAAATTTGGCCTTTCCATATCTAGAATAGTTTTCTCATCATATAGAATGTTATCTGCAGTGTCAATTCCTGAGAAATCTGGCACATGATCATGCTTAGTGCCAATTGCATCAGTAACTTCTATAATTGTACCTCCATTGGCTGTAGCTAATGCAGCATTCTTTTGATGAATGATCTGAAGATCTAGTTTCCTAGTTTTCATCCTATTCTCCATTCTATTACTACTATACTCTGACCTTTTAGAGAAATCTTTAGATTCTCTCTCTAAATTACTTAACCTATCGATCTTACTCTGATACTCATCTCTCTCCTTGATCATTGCAGCTAATTTTGACTGCTCCTTCTTAACCATCTTACCCTTAACTGTTTTGAATGCCTGCTTGAAATCATTAATTTCCTCCTCAGATAGATTTGCAATAGTCTCCTCTGCTGCTTTTTTGGCTGCAGCCATAGTTTCTGCCTGCTTTTTATCTTCTGCCTTCCTATTAGCATTTGCCTCTTCCCTTGCTTTTTTCTGTGCCTGTAGTTCCTTTAGCTGCTTATCAATACTTTCTTTAGTGGCTCCAGCCATCCCTAATTTCTTAGCTGCCTCTTCACGTTCACGTTTTTTCTTTGCCTCTGGAGTTTCCTCTGGTTTATTCTTTTTTAATGCCTCTGAGATCTTTCTTTTAGTCTCCTCTGACATTGCCTGTCTTTTCTTGTTATATGAATCCTTCAGATCTGGATATGTAGATAGAACACTATCCTTCATCTTCTCCCCATTATTCACAGCTTTACTCACAGCCTGATAGTGAGCATATACTAGCTTTCTGATGAGCTGCTTCTTAGTTAATCCCTCAGTTGATACAGTAGGCTTCCCAGATGAAGATCCTCCACTAGAAGTACTCCCTGTACTTTTTGGCTCTTTGTTGATTGATGCAATGGCTGTATCTATCTCTGCCTGATCTATACCATGCATAGACATATATTCACTTAGAGAATAATTGTGAAGATTCTCAATTGGTTTTATTCCAAATAATTGCTTTCTAGATGGGACTCTATTGCTCTCATTTGTGTTATTTAGAATTTCAGATATCTTTTTATTGTTTGTTTCAGCTGGCACATCCATTACCTTCTCATCTACTCCATTCAGATCACCCTCTGCAGTCTTTACATTATACCTAGCTCCATTTTTATCTGGAATAACCTCTGATATCTTACCCTTCTCTCCTCCAACATCTACACTTGTACCTACTGGAAGTGCATTCTTTTGACTTATAATCTCATCTGCCTTATCTGGATCCTTCTGTAATGATGCAATTCCACCTAATACTTGACTTAAAAACTTAACAGGGAATACCCATCCTTTGAGCTTTCCGTTGAAGGATCCTACACCAACCTCTTTCTTAATAGTTTGGAATGTGGCTTTATTTGCATATGTGTCCCCAGTTATCAGAACTGCCTTATCTGAATATCTCTCCACATTCATTCCAGCAACATCCTCAGCAATTAGATCACCAACTGGCACATTCTTAGATAGTCCCTGCTTAGAAGTCTCATCACCCTCTCTTACCCATACAGTAGTTTGATGTACTTTACCATTTCTAGTAACCCACACTCTCTTTTGGACTAATCCGGGTTTGAATCCCTTCTCAATACCTAGTGCCTCAAATGCTGTACCTTTATCCATTGACTTGCTTATATTTTTATCTCCTGCATTTCTATAAAGTCTATCTATAGCCTCCTGCTTATTATACCCCAAAAAGGAATTATGCCCATATGTATGTGTACTTTTCACAGCCTCTCCCCAGAACCCTTTACTATCCTTCTTCACCTCTATCCACTCAGACTCTCCATCTGTTTCTAACCTTTGGATATATTTATCTTTACCCTTGATGCTTATCCCATATACAGGCATTTCCATATCTGGCCTGTCCACTATGGTAGCTTTACCTTCAGTAAGAAGTTTCTTTTTAGATGCACTTTTCTTCTCTGGAACCCAGCCTTTAGCTGTTTTAACTACAGGAGAGCCTCCATGAGTTCTTTTGGTTCCTATTGGAAGTGCCTTCCCTCCCTTTAATATATTAAATGCATCATTCTCATCCATTACCAAGTTTTATATGCTGTTAATTCATACCTCCCTGAATCCATTCTGTAGATTGCTACATGAATATTTCTATTCATTGCCTTACCACTCTTACTTTTGACTGGCTTACCATCTTTCAATAATGGAAGAGTAGCACTCTTAGTAGTTCCATAAGAAACACCACCACTACCATACTGTAAATTTAATGCATCTTCATCTACTGTAAACCCATGCTTCTTAGCCTCAGTTCTAACCTGATCTAATGCTCCTGATAGAGTCTCAAAGTAGGTATCACTGCTCTTAAATGATGATTTTTTAGCTGGTTTAGCTACTGCTTTTGCTGGATATGACTTCGCTGCTGGATCCTTAGCTTTTGGAGCTGTCTCCTTAGACAATATAGCTGAGAATGTAACTTTATTATTCCCCTTATATGCTGAAGTCTCTAAATTTATAGATCCACCACCAACATAAATTGTTTTCATTGATGTTTTATTACCACCACTTCTATCAACTCCATGTTCTTTATAGAAATTTTTGACTTTATCTATCATACCACTAGGCAGATCTCCACTAAAAGTATACCTTGTATGATCATCGTTATACTCTTTTTTAGAATTTTTCAATAACCATGATACTTGATTATTTCCCTTAACTTCTTTCTCAGTTAAAGATACCTTCTTTCCATCATGGTATCTTTCTAACTCTTTGGGAGGCTTCCCTACCTTAAACATATGATTAATATCCTCCTGAGTAGAGTGAACATAACCCTTCCCACCTAATGGATTTGCATTAACAAAATGAGTTTTACCTCCTTTTGATTTTTCTTTAGCTACATTAGTAACTGCCTCTTTAGAATGGAGATCTTTATCAGATAAATTCTTCCCAAGAGTTGCTGCTTTAGGAGCTTCTTTCTTCTCTCTATTAGCAATATATTCATTATATGCTTTAAGTCTTATCTCATTTTGAGCTATATCATATTTATTACCTGTCTCTTTGTTATATGCGAGATTCCTCTTTACAATCTCTCTTATAGCCTTAGCATCCTTGATGCTATCATCTTTATGTCTATATTCAATACCTTGAAGTGTTATTCTATGGTTCTTTTCATCCTGAGACTCCTCTTTCTTACTAGCTCCAGCTACTTTTGCAGACTTAGCATTACTTCTAACCATAGATTCTCCAAACTTTTCAGCTGCAGATCTAGTTCTTTTCTCCTCCTGCACATTCCCATCTTTATCTATAACCTGATAGATTGTCTTACTACCAACTTTTCTTTCATTGATTGTGAATCCATCTCCACCTTTCTTACCCTTCTTTTCTGGAACCCACCCCTTAGCAGTTTTTTCAACATGGACTCCACCATGTACTCTTTTGGTACCTATAGGTAAGGCCTTGCCTCCCTTAATTATCATATCTGCCTCAGCTAGATTATGTAACTCTGCTATGTTTAATTCTTTACTCATGGCTTTTTTATTAAATCATCAAATTTACCAAATCTACCTATATAAGAAACAACTGACTTTTGTGTTTCATGAGATGCTCTAGCAGCAAAGGTAGTTACATTTTTTCTGGTGAATGTCTGCATATTATTTTTAGCCTTAAATTCCTCAGTTCCATTTGGAGTAGCTAAATCTATGACTCTATACCCTGTATAAGTATCCCCATTTTTTGAAACAATCTTAACAGCACCTGAAAATCCATTAGTCATATCAACTAAGGCTACAACTCCTCCTACTTTTAAGGAATTCAGATTGTTGATTATACTATCTTGCCTATCTCTCTTATTAGCTAATGATATACCTTTTAAATTAGATCCAATATTGACTCCAACTGTAGGACTCTTATCTTTTACCCCAATATTTTTACCACTCTTATCTTTTATAAATCTACCCTCCATAGCATCTATTTTAGACTGAGCATTTTTATGTTCTGTAGATCCATGCTTCATCCTATTTCTAGATTCCTTCATCTTATTTATATCCTTAGTATGAGCTAATACACCTGCTGCCTCTGGAGTTTTTTCACCTTGACGTTTACCTGAGTATTTCTTCTCTGGCACCCATCCCTTAGCTGTCTTTTCAACTGGTACTCCACCATGGACTCTCTTGGTTCCAATTGGAAGAGCTTTACCACCTTTGATGATCATATTGATCTCAGCTTGGTTATGTAGTTCTGCTACTTCAAGAGCCTTCTTTAGATCATTATTACCATCTAACATTGCATGTATGGCCTTAGTGCTATTTGGGAGTTTCTTACCAGTGATACTTTCATAAATATCCTTAGTGAATTTCTGATCATATCTTAATCTAGACTTCAGGTAAGGTAGATCATTCTTCTTGATAGCCTCTGCCATCTTATCAAAACTTTGCTTAGATAGTGCCTTCTGGCCACCTCTAACAATTTCTTCTACCTTTTCTTTTGTGTATTGCTTGGCACCTTCATCACCTTTACCCATAGCTCTCTCCCAGTTACCAATTTGAGTCTTAACTAGATCATTAGTCCCAAAGTAATCTTTCTTATCATACTTATCAAAGATAGCATTAAATTTAGCCTCTGGAGAATCTTTTGGAGTATCTTTCTGGTGCTGCTCTACAGCATCTCTAATACCCATGGAGATATCCTCTTCCATAATCTTCACTACAGCATCTTTGTTATCCATGAAATATTTAACCTGCTCTTCAGAAGGTTTCATGTCATTCATTGCATCAAGAGATCTTTGTTTCTTTGATATCATGCCATCAGTAACACTCTTATGGCCACTCTCTGCTAATGCTGCTTTGGCCTCCTCTGTGGTATGCTTATGCCCTACTGGATTCTTACCAAACATCTCCTCATATGTTTTCTGGCTCTTACCATACTTAGCTGCTGATTTCTTTTTTTCAGCTGCTTTCCTATGATTAAACAGCTCCTTTGATGTATCATTTACCTCCTTTACAGTTTTTGGATCTGCCTTCCCTGTAGATGCTACATCTTTCTTATGTTTAGCCATTGCATTATCATGAGCTTCCTTTTTAGCATCTCCTTCAAGATCATTCAATACCTTTTTTAAACTAGATAAGTGCTGTTCATCTCTAGCATTGGTGACATTGCCCTGCTTCTTAATTCTATCTTCAAATATTTTTATTGCCTCCTTTATTTTATCCACATCCATCTTACCATCATCCTTCTTAGCTGGTTCCTTCTTAGCTGATTCCTTCTTCTCTAGTTCCTCCTTCTCTGGATCAGGCTTACCACCTAAATCATCAAATGATGCACCTTCTTTTGATGCATCCTCATGAGAGGCCTTAACCATTTTATTCACCACATCTTGAGGTACCATATGCTGTGCTGCTGGCTCTAATGATTGGAATATCTCATATGCTTTTTTGGGATCTGCCTCCATGATCTCCTTCATGTGAGTAAGTTGAGCTAAATCATGCTTACTTGCTGGCTCTACCTGCCCACCTTTACCTCCTGCTGGAGCTGCTGCTGTTGGAGTTGGAGCACCTTCTTTACCTGCACCCTTCTTACCAGATGAAACTTCCTTCCATTCACCTGCAGTTTTCTTATACTTCTTACCATTTTTGTAAGTATGTATTGTTCCCTCTGGAGCTCCACCCGGGAAGTGAGTCCCACCAGTGGCACCTTTAAGGATCTCTGCTCCTATACCTAATCTATTATTCTGAATAGCATCTATTACTTGTTTCATCTGTTACTTCTTAACTTTGTTTTCAATTCTTTTTTAAAATCAACTAGAGCTACATTCATAATGCTCTTAAAACTATCCTTGAAGTCATCCTCATATTTGAATATAACAGGATATCTTGGTAGATCCCTGTACTTCTTGGTTAATGTCCCATCCTTCTTTTTGACTTTATCTTTACTCACACTATTTATTAATTATCAAATATAGTAATTATACATTTGTCTTGCAAGTGGATTGTAAAAATACTTTTAAAACTATTGTGTTACTAAGTATAATACTCCTGCTGCACCTACTACTACAGCTCCACCTACTATCCACTTCTTCCTTCTTTCCTTCCTTAATTGCTTAGATACCAACTCTAAGTCACTATCTAATGATCCATTTATCTTCCTCAGCCTTATAATCTCTTCATCTCTCTCATTTAGAGCTGAATTTAATAAGAATACCTGAGACTTATATATGTCTAGAGCATCCTTGAAATTGGTTATCAGCATATCATTATTCTCTAGAGTACGCTTGGCATACTTTAACTCAACCCTTTCCTTAGCCAACTGCATCCCTTTCCACTGGAACATAACTGTTAGAGTGGAATCTACTCTAAACTCCTCCCAAACAGTGTCCTTAGTTGCTCCCTCTGGCTGAGAGTACCCTAAGATACTCACTAGGATCAGTATTGATAGCATTAATTTCTTCATCTTTCTTCTTTTTTACATGTGTTTTCCACTTATTATAGTCTGAAATTGATTTATTTACTATAGAATCAGCTCTATGGCTGGCCTCAGTGTATAACCTATAAATTGAATCACCTCTTTTGCTTATAGAATCCATTTCATGCATCCAAATCTCTCTCTGATTAGCATGCTCCTTCAATAGATCCTTTGTTGGATCAGGGCCAAAGAATATAGCAATTCCAAACCCTATCACAAGTGACAGAATCATGGTTATAAGAGTGCTCTTATTGTTACCTACAAATACTTTTATGCCTTCTTTATTCATCATCTAGAGCTAATTTATTAAATAATTGCATAGCATCCTTCATCATTGGATTACCTTGATACTTCTGTAAGGTAGTTTCTAGAGCTTTCTGGAACCCTTCTTCATCTGGAGCACCTTCATCACCATCTCCACCATCATCCACTCCTATATCATCCCATTCAGCAGCTGCATCTGTAGACTCTTCCTGCTGGCCTGCCATAGCATCACCTTGGTTCTTAGATAGCCATATTTGATTCATGATCATATCATCATCATCAATCTTATCTGCAAGTCCTCTCTTTCTTCTGACTTCTTTAAGTCCCATGAATGAACCTGCTGCTTTAATGTCCTTATCTAGTTCCTTATCTTCTGACTCTATATCCAATCCTACAAATCTGAATCTGAAAGTTGAATCTATCTGCCAGATGATCCATTTGTTGATCCAGCTTTCAATAGCCTTCAATAATGGATACAACCCTTTATCTCTGGAGAATTTCATCTTAGCTTCAGTCTCCTGTCCTGAGCTGCTATTTATACCTCCACCTTTATTGAATTCTATTCCAATTTCCTCTGGAGCTATTTTATATAATGCACAAATGATCTTGATCAGGTATTCCTGCCACTCATTAAACTGCATATCTGCATTGTTCTTATGTAGATCTATCCACTCAACACCTTCACCCTCTAATACAGGTATCTTGTGAGCATTCTTTGTGCCTACAACCATAGATCTCCACTCCTGCCTTAGCTCTGCTATCCTGTTTCTATTAAGTCCCTTAGATACCTTTAAAATACCTTTTGGATTTGAACCTTGAGTAAAAAACTTACCATTATACTGATCAGTATTTAACTGCCATGTAATGATATTTATAAGATCTTCTAATTCTGACTTACCATATCCATTCTGGTAGATATCTGTTCTGGCATTTCTGACACCATACATAATCTCCCATGGATAGTAGTCACTTACTATCTTACCATCTACTACCTGCACATGAGAAGGATAATATCCCTTTATCTCTTTTGGCTTGGCTCCAGTTCTAGCTTCATAGTTACCAGACTTATCTATATGAGCTTGATAAATAGTTCCTGCATCAACTGCAAAGTATCTTGAAGGATCTCCTCCTCTATTAGGCACTATTTCAGCTGTAGCTGCATCCAATGTAAGGGAATCCTCAACTATCTTTCTTAGAAAAACAGTAAATGTGTCTGACCCCCATAAAGTTTCACCTTCTTTCTTATCCCCTCCATTGAGAAGGAAATTAGTTAAATATTTGACCTGCTTCTTATCCTTTAGTGACATCTTAGGCTCTTCATCTGTATAGAAGTCAGTTGGCTTCTTCTCAATGACAAACCCCATATCATACTTCCCCTTTCTAGGAGATGAAAAATTTTCTATTTGTGATTGTCTTGTTGTTATTATAGCTCTAACCACTGTAGTAGAACCCATCTTTCTAAGGAATCCGGGTGACAGTTGAGCTCTCTTAGTCTTAAATCCATGCTGAGAATACTGATTCAGATATGGATCTGACATAATAGTAACCCCACCCTCCTTATTCCTAGCATCTTCATCTAAGATCTCCTCTAGGAATGACTGAGCTTTAATAAGTGTTTTAGGATCATTTGATGACAATGCCTTCTCTAAGAGCATGTTTTTCTCTACCTCTAGCAGCTGCTTCTCCAGACCTATTTCTTCAAGTCTGTCTGTTGGCTCAACTGTTGAAGTACTCTCATAATTTCGGTCAAGTGGTTGCACCTGCACCCCATCTCCAGTGGAGCTGGTAATATAGTTATAAGTGTACTGCATTTAACTTTAATTTAAGTCCTCATCCTCATCTTCAATAGCAAATTCATCTGCATCTCTAACAAATAGAACTACAGTTTCATCTCCTTTGATGACTTCAACTCTTTTCAAAGATTCAATTTCAGATAAGATCATAGCTGTATCTTCACCTTTCTCAAGTGCATCAGCCTTAAACTTCTCAATTGATCCTTGATCAAATATGTCATAGCCTACACTATATTTCTCATTGAACTGCTCTTGAGTCATCCCTTTTAAGATGACTTCATCAGCATTTGAGAATCGACTAATCAAAGTAGATCTTTCTGCTGCTCTTTTAGATTGTATTTCTGATCTAATATCCATTATACTAATAATTTTAACATTTGTCCTGACAATTCCACTTCAGATTTATCTCCAAGTGAATTAATTATACCATCAATGAACAGCTTATCAGCTGACTTACTAATGTAAGAGCTAACACAGTTATTATATTCATTCATGTATTTTTTTATATCTGCAGATTTCTCAACCTGAACATCTCCCATTTTAGTTAGATCTGAAGATCCATAGTCTCCACCCATTGTAACTGGCTCATCATAAGATTTGATTTCTCTCTCTTTACCATACTTCTGCTCATAAGTGAACATATTGGGTAAATATGGAAATGCCTCTTTCCTCAATCCTTGTAGAGTGTATGAAGAAGGTGCCTTCATTGGAATGTCATTACATCCAAAAGACTTTATCATAGATAGAGCAATAGCCATCTTTGATTTCAACTCTTGACAATGAGATTCTAATGATATCCCTACCTTGGCCAGTAATACTTTGAGCTCCTTACCATTCTTCTTGATCTCAAATCCTTTACCATAAGTGAAGTCATCTATTATCCCCTTAGATAGATCTAAATCCTTAGAGGATCTTATAGCCTTCTCTAACTTTACTAAATTTATTTCTTTTGCTTCCATTTTTTATTGACTAAATATGTCTAATGATTACAATATAAGGAAAATTTATTTCTATATAAACAAAAAGGCCTTAAATTAATTAAGGCCTTTTCGCATTGCGTAAAAAGAGAATAGAGATTGTGATTAATATCACATAGAAGTAATATACGTCTATTATTCTATACTCCAACTACTAGACCTACTTTTTTTCTTTATTTTCTATAAAGTTTTTTCTGGAGGCCTCCCTTAGCTGCAAATGCTTCTTTGTAACTGGGATTTTATCTCCTACTTTTAGGTTCATTTTCTTCAACTGGCCAGTGATATCCATCTCAACATCAATCTCATCTATCACCATCTCTTGATCAGCTGGCTCCTCTGGCTGTGCTGGCTGTGCTAATGCATTTGATATAGATGATTGTAATACACCTACAGCTGCAAAGAAGTCAATCTCCTTCTGAGTCCTTGTAAGAATCAGAGTCTTAACCTGATTGTTCTTCAGTTTGTCAACTACAATCCTGTAATCAACCTCTTCTGGGATAGGGATCTCTGAGATACTTATATTATTTAGATCCACAATCTCCTGTTTTTCTTTTGCACCCTCTACAGCTTCTGTAGCTTTAATGGCATCTTTTTTCTCGTCTTTTACTACTTCCATTTTTACATTTTAGATTATTTATTATTTTTATGCTCCAAATATAGTGATTATATAGATACCAAAAAAATATTCATAGAACTATTAATCCTCTGGCATGATCTCATTCTCCTCATCCTTTGGTAAATTATAGTCTCCATTCTCACTAAAATCTGATTCATCATACCCTCCTCTATATTGATCACCCCTCCTATTATTATCTTTCCAGTCATCATTTCTGGTGCCTCCTTCTATAACATATAATAGCCTATCTACTTTCTTTCTTATCCAGTCAGCCATCAACTTAATAGAATATGATACTGCATCAAATTCTGTTAACTCCTGTCCTGTTCTTATTGAATATAGATTACCTAGTGTAGAGTACCCCTCATGCAGTGATAGGATCATTAGTCCCCAATTAAGCATCTTTACTGCATCATCTGTAAATAGTGAATATATTGTTGCTAATATAACTGGAAAGATCAGCATAACGAACTTAGAGGCTACCCTTCTAAGTCCTGTTTTGCTGTCTGGCCTTCTCATAGTTGGAACCACTATTGACTTTACAATACCTGTAATAATATCAAATGTCCACAGTAGTAGAAATACCCCTAGGAATTTAACATTTACCCCATAATCTGCTAACCAATATAACATAGATGCACCAAAGTAAGGTGCTGATTTTAATAGTCCAGTAAAACTCATGTCTATTTTTAGTATTCTATCAAGCATTATCAATTGATTTATGCGGTTTTTATTTATCCTATCTTTCTAATTATAAAGTCTAATTCACTCTCTCCACCTGTTGTATCCTCAAGTCCATTAAGATCTGCCAATACTTCCTGCCCTGCTGCTACTAGAGCATCTCTAATAGCTTTTCCTTGATATGGGCTATGTTCCTGATCAAATAAAATACAATCATCCACAACTAACTCCAATGAACTTGCTGACCATACCCTAGTAGGTACTGACTTCACTGCTATATTAGAGAGCATATCATAATAACTATCTCTTAATGTAGTAAATGTTGGATCTTCAAAATCACTCCATTCATCAAATCCATTACCATATGTTCTATCAACTCTTTGCTTTGCAGCTGGATCATCATCATATTGGCAGCTTACATCATAACCACTGGATACAAAGTCAGCAAATATGACTGACTCCCATTGAGGATACCAATATCCTGCCTGTGGGCCTTGTAGTGCTATTGCAACTACATCAGCATCTTCATCTTCAATGGCACTTCCACCACCTGCAGCAAAAGTATTATAGCCTATGTGTTGAGCTATACCTGTACCTGCAGAGCTACCTCTTATTACAAATTTGTTTTTATCAAGATTGAAGAATGTTGCCCAGAACTTTAGAAACTTCACTGCTCTTACTCCTGAGTCAAATGCTTTTCTAAATCCATTTAATTCAATATCTGTATTTACAAAAGGATAGTTTACTGTAGCTATTGCAATACCATTGGATAAGAAGTTCTCTACATCAGTTAGACTTATACCAGTCTTATCTAATGCAACAAAACCACCACCATGAAAATGTACTACTATACCTGTTGTGGGTACTGAAGTAGGTATCCATATATCTAACACCTCTTTATTCTCATACCCATATTGAATATTATTATAAAAAGTATGAGGTGTTACCAATGTATGGTATGAAGATGATGATATAAACCCCATATATTACCAAGTTGCAAATGTTAGTGAGGCTCTTGTCCAAACATTATCTGCATCACATTTATAAACAAAATCTCCTACCACTCTCCTTTCTCCTGCTTTACCAGAGGCAGTAGCACTTGCTGGAGCAACTGATCCTCCAAAGAACCCGTCTATCTCTTTTACCTGCCCACCAGCATCAACACCTAATGATCTAGTTGTTACTCCAATGGTAGTAGCATCTTGATCAGCATGTGCAAATCCTTGTACATAAGTTCCTGTACCATAATTGGATAATTCAAATCCTTTATCAAAAGAACTATAATAAGGAGTAAACCATGCTCTAGCAAGTCCTCCCCCGGGTGTTCCTGATACTCGAATCTCTACTGAGGGTTCTGTATCAAATCTAGAATTTGTAAGTGTCTTAGTTGCCTGTTGTACATAAGCATATCCATCCCCAGTACGACTATTGGCTATTCTAGTTACCCAATCTGTACTTACATCTAAATCATCAGGAAATACAGAGAAACTAGCTAATTGTGCTGGTACTAATGATTGTATTCCAACTCCTACAGACATTTTACCTGCCGCTCCACTGGCTGCACTTACATCTCCATTATAAAGGAATGACCTATATCCAGCTTGACCACCTACCCCAAACCAGTCAAATAAATTTGCCTCTATATTATCAGCAGGCACTCCTAATTCACTTAATACATTTTGTCCACCGAATTGAACTCTAGATATTGCTCCTGATGTCCAAGTGTAATCAAATTTTACACCTCCAGTTGCTCCAACTTGAGTTCCTACTATATCCAATTGCTCTTCTGGAGTAGCCTCACCTAGTCCTAATTTGGCTGTTCTGTAGGCATCTACTGTTATGTCTGTATTTGGTAATCCTGTACCTACATCAGCTAATGGAGAATCTGTTCCATCTTCTTTGATAAGTAGATTGAGTAGTTTATCTAAGATCTCTACTGCCTTATTTTGCACAGGCTCATTACCCGGATTGTTTGCTGCCTTAACTAGTAGTGCTAAAAATTGTTCTGTATTTGTTGCCATCTTATATACTATTAATTGTAATCATCAATTGTGAACATTAGTTTTAATGCCCTTCTGATCTACTTTTACCATTATGAACCGTTACGAACCCAATAACTTACAAATAACCTATCTCCTGCTGCTACTACATAGTTATTAGGAATTATCAAATCCCCATCTGAAGGATTATAACTTGGATTGGTCACACTAAATGTTCTCTCTAATGCTTGAGTAGAGTCAACTATTATTCTTGCATCTGATGCTCCCATATCTGGAGCTTGAAAAGATACTGTAGCAAAAAAAAGTTCTCCTAATGGTGAATTGAATCCTAGAGTCTCACCAGCCAATACTGCTTCTAATGATAACAACTCTGGTTGAAGATCAAATGATACATCTGAGAATCCTGATATATCTTTAACTAATACTGCTTCTTCATCTCCCACACCTGCATATACAAATGTTACATCTTCTGTTGATGCATCTGGAAATGTTACTCTAAATACTGCTGTAAATGAATCTAAGGTTACTGCATTATCATCATCAGCCTTCTTGAATGAGTACTTCATTGTATCATTTCCTATAGAAGATGTTGCTACCTCTGGAGTAAGTCTGATATCTAGTGCATTGAAAACGGATGTTTCATGGCTAACCTCTGTCACTACCCCTCCTTCAGGAACTCCTAAATCAGCATAGTTTTCATATGTTCCTGCTGTATCTACTATTATTCTACCATCAATAGATCCAGATGCTATTGCTAATTCCTCTATTAATTCTGCTAGTGGATTCGCCATCTCTTCTCTGATAGTATCCAAACCTGCAGAATTAGCAGTTATCTTTTCTATTATACTAATAAGATCCTTTGCTGATTTTTGTTTATTTATTGCCATGTCTTGTTTATTAATTATTAATTGTAATCATCAATTGAGAATAGTAACTGTAGTGTCCAGTCTCCATCTCCTAATGTTGCATCTCCTGTATTGGCTTTCAACATCACCCTATCATTAAATGACATAGGATCTCCAGTTGCTCCTGACTTATCTATTCTTCTTAAATAGTCTGCTGCATCATTTGGTGCTGCTAATACTACAATTGTCTGTCCTAGAGTCTCATAATAAACTTCCATATCAGCTGGGAAGTTAAAATTAACTCCATTATGAACTAATCTTTCAGATCCTGCAATGAATCTGTATGTTTTAAGTGATCCGGGTGCTGGAGCTATCTCCTGTGGAGTAGTATTCAATGCTTTTGCTTCTGCTGGAGTTAGTGGTAGTATAAACTTCTCAATAACTGTATTTGATGCTGCTGCAACTGCTGTCCATTTCGTACTAACATCAGTGGCAAATGTTCCTGATGTGTGAGCTGTATTACATAAATATATTGCTCCTGTTTGGGTTATACAATCACCTACTTGATAAGCTACTCCTGTTACCCATGCTGTAAGTTGAATTGCTGTTTTTGATATGACTCTTCCTTTGAACTCCATGTTATATAATTATTGCTCTTCCGTTAAATTCTAACCCAACACCTACTGTAATTGTTACATCCCCATTTGTTGGATCTACATTGACTGAATCCACACCTATTACATTATCTGTTGCATCATCAATCACTTGCACTATTGGATTAACTCCCTTCCCATGGACTGCTCCTGTTACAGTTACTGCTTCAGATGAAAAGTCTCCAATGACGAATTCAAATGTATATTTGAACCCTGATGCAATTCCTGCCAGAGATACTGAACTATTAAATCCTCCATTGGCTCCTGTGAAGTTAAGGCTACTACCTACTATTTCTACATTTGAAATTACTCCATCTGCTGCTGCTGATGTAGTTGTGACTGGAGTATATACTGTCTTATATGTTATTGCATCTGTATCTACTGTGAACCCTGCTACATTGGTAAGATTGTATGGCTGAAACATCTTTCCTCCATTTACTCCTCCATTGTGAACTACTATCAGATGATTCCCCAATACTGATGTTGAGAATCGATCTGGCCTTGTTAAGTTTCCTGCTCCATCTGCTTCATACAATCCATTCTGAGTAGCTACTGTCTGGCCATATAGCAATACTATAGATCCTGCTACCAACCCCACACCATCTACTGATGTTATTCCTGTGAGTGCTGAATTATCACTGTCAGCTGCATCTGCCTTGAATACTGACTCTTCTGATGATAGAGGAACCCATGCTGAGTTAATGAAGTCATACCTCATCAATGTTACTTCAGCTCCTAGTGCCACTGTTTCCTTTGCCCAGAGCACATATGTCTTTGGTGTTACTAGATCACTCTCTAGTGGTTGTGTAAAGGATTTGACTAATCCTACTATGTTTCCAAAATCTGCCATTAGTTATTATTAAATTGCATGTTCTTATATGGATCAAAATAGAACCTGTCTATCTGAGATCCTGATCCTGCTAAATTACCACTAGCATCTAGTACTGCAGTAAATTGTGCTGAAGGATCTGTAATGTCTAGATTGCCATAAGCATCTATAGTGAAGGTCACTAGTGTAGTAACTCCAGATGCTGTCAGAGCTTCTTCTGCACAGATCTCCTTCTTTATATCACAAAGGCTCCTGCAGTTCATCTTAGTGAGGTTTACCTGTTACTACGATTACTACCTTACCTACTGATCCCCAAGTTATAGCTGATAGATCCATCTTGAAGTATCTTGCTAAGTGTTGTGGTACAACTTGCATTGCTGTACTATTTGCAACCATTGCAAGACTAAAAGCAGTGCTATAAGCTATCCCTGCTGCTCCTTTAATCCCAGCTTCTGTTGCTGTAATTGTTCCAGAAGTTCCTGTTGCTCCAATATGCTGAACTGTAACTGCTATTGTTTTACAAGATAAGAAGTCAAACCATAAGTTCTGTCTGATTGATTCTCCTGCTCCTAAATCTATATCTATTTTATATTCCCTTGAAGTTGGGCCTTGATAATCCTTAAAATCTTTGATCTTAGCTGATGCCATAATATATATATTTGTCTCGACTCTTAAATTCCCTGTGAGTCATAAATTAAACTTAACTATCACTTAATATACTGATTTTTTCTTTAACAAGATCTATTTTTATAAAAAAGAAAAGCCAAAACATTTCTGCTCTGACCTCTCCCCATCATGAAAAAAATTATCTTTATATTAGTATTTAAAATAGTCATAGAACCATTGATAAGATGCAATTACACTTGCACTAAGGTTCCTTCCTAAAATTTCATCCCAGTCTGGTTTTAATGGTTGAACTTTCTTTCTGATTATATGATCTCCAAATGGGCCATATACTCTATCATCTTCATGAGTAATTTGTTCTACATTATCAAAGTCATGATCATAATAAGGAAGTCCTAAGTACTCATACACCCTTTCCATTTCAGCTTTAGGATTTTCTGTGAAATCTTCAAACTTAATGAACAGTATATGTTCATCATTCCCTACATCGATTATCTCTTTTAGTCTTTCTAATGCCAATCCTACTGGAGGTGAATTAGACCACCTAACTAATCTCTTTTCAATAGTAGTTCCTTCACCCTTTCCCCAATCTACTACACCATTATCTGCTTCAGCATTCTTTCTATGCTTCTTCTCCATTGAAGAAAATACTCCTCTGAGATCTCTTACCATGCAAATCATCTTAGGATCCTCTGAGTAACTTTTTACAAAGTCATAATAATATCCCCAGCCTCTACATTTATCGACTACTCTAGGCTTATCTGTGAGAGCTCCATACCACCCTTGTAAACTTCCTTGGCAAAATCCCTTCCATGCCTTCTTCATTTCTTCAGCATCTTGTGCTCTGAATTCTTCTGCTGTGGAATATTGCTTCCTTGCTCCAAATAATAGCTCTGCTACTCCTGATGTTGGAGATACATAAAACTCTGGGTTCTGTCCTATCACATTCTGCAATAAGGTGCTCCCACTTCTTGGTATTGATGACTGGTAGTAAATCTCTATTCTACTATTCTTAGGCATACTTTGATTATGTTACAATTGTTAAAACTCCTGCATTACTCCATACAGCTCCTGATGGCAACCCTGCAGCCGAAGTAGGTATTGATGTAATTGATAAGTTGTTACAGAAAAAAGAATTAGTTCTATTAGTTGTAATGTAGGCTCCTGCAATAAAAGTAGTGGCATGGTTTACAATATTATATCTTCCACCCATGATCCCTGAATCGCTCATACTTGGATTTATGCTATTGCTATACCCACCACCAATAAATCCATATGCACCATTTATGGTATGGCTATATCCACCAGCTATGACAGATTTATTTCCAGCTGCATCGATAGTACTATTCTTCCCACCTCCTATGGTAGAGTTTAGTCCTGCAGCTGAATTATTATTTCCTAATGATACTGATTCAATTCCTGTAGCATCATTATCTCCTCCTACTGCAAATGACCTAGCTCCAGTAGCTCCTGATGCTTCATCTGCAAAGGTTTGGGAAGTTAAATCTACTGCATTAAGTCCTACAGGGCCAAAATTAGCTGCTGTTCTTCCTAGAATTACTAATCCCTCTCCATTGCCTTCATCAAGTAATTCTGTTCCACCACCACCTGATATTGATGTGTTTTCATCTGCTACTGCTCCTATTGAGCTTTCTAGTGCTGATGATATATCTTCTCTTATAACATCAGTCCCTTGGACATTTGATCCAATTTTCTCAATAACTCTTATTAGAAGTTCTGTGTTTGAATTTATAGCCATTATTTCTTGTATTAATTAATTATACTATCTAATATAATCAATTTTTATTTATATATTCACATCCTCATGTCTTATCTTACCCCTGTGATCCTTGTACAAATGGCACATGCCAGCTGTAGATGAGAATCCCATACTTTCTGACCATAAGTTCCCTGTAAATAGTGGAGCAATTGTGATCTTCCTGTAGTCTAATGAGTCATGCTGCACCACTATGATATCTTCATAGACAGCAATCTTCTTCTTTAATGTTCTTTTAGTCTCTCTAGCATGATTGTGGCCTTGCATTACTATATGATACTCTGCCTCACTGAACCCATAATCCTGTACAATCTTCCCTGTATCCTTCTTAGATAGACCTAAATGGCCATGCATCCCTAGGTACCCTATACCATCTAGCATCCTTTTAGATACTGATTGGAATACTTCAGACTCTATGCTCTTGTAATCCTTCTGGAATAAGTACTGGAGAGCATAGGCTACCTCTCCACTCATATCTTCTTTATTACTACTAGTTACTCTGTCATGATTACCCGGAACGAAATCCACCAGCTCCAGATTGTTGATCTTAGAATATAGGTGTTTACATAGCAGCTCATGTGTCATGATCAATCCATTGATGCCATAAGCATTCTTATCTAATCCCTTCCAGCTATTGATATGATTCAGGCCTGTAAATGACTCTATAAAGTCTCCTAAGAGGCATAAATACACCTTCTTATATTGCTTATCATTCACTTCATTAGCAATCTCCTCTAAATATCCTGCTAGGATCCCCAGATTGAAGTCCTGTGATTTTTGTAGATCTGCTGTGAATGCTCCTGCATGGAAGTCCCCTAATGGAATCACTCCCCAGCCTAACTTTGCATTACCCTTTTTACGTACAGATCTCTTCTTATATTTTATATTCTTCCACAATAGCTCTGGGCATGCCCTAAGCAGCTTGAGAGTGATACCATAATTCTGGACAGTCACCACATCAAATCCCATGGCCTTACCCTCTCTCTTTACTTTCATGGAAGTTGACCATGACTTACACTCAAACTTATCTACAGTATACTTATCTGTATCTATTTCAAAGTGTTTTATAGCATCCTCCTTACTCTTTAAAGGCTTACCTCCCAAGTAGGTTAATATAACTCCATTACTGGATTCTGTTATACTCTCCTTCTCTTCTGGCTCTGGTATTTTTGATGATATATTCTCCTTTACTACTACACCTAGTAATTCAGCCTCTTGTTCTGTTAATGCATACCTAGGTATTCTATTCTCTTCAAATGCATCTCCTCTCATTTCTGCAAGTGCAGATACTTGTTCAGCATCTAAGTGAACCCTTATTGTTTTACTATTCATAAGTAAGTATTAAGTTATCAATTGTTACTTCAGTTCCTACCTAAAATAGGAAAATTCCCTATCACAGGAATATGTAAACAAATGTAGCAATGAGGTATGTGTGAAAAGATACATTCCCTACTATGTAGATCCATTTCTCTAAAATTGGAATCTTTGCGAATATTTGCCTTTCATTGTGGTACTTATAGATCAGATTATCTAGCACTCCCAATAGGAGTATTGCTAATGACAATATACCTGCCACCTGAGCTATAAGTTGTACAACTACAGCAAATGTAATTGATAATATTAAATCCATTCTTTCTCTCTTTACTGACTACTTGTTATATGTATTCTCAACTAGGAAATCTGACTTTTCAATACTTCCAGTAGAATATGCTAATGCAGTCATTGTTACTATAAGGAAGAGAGCTATTGCAACTCCCCACTGTCCACGCTTTTTCATATAATGTCCAATTAGTTATGCTTCATTTTTACTGGGTTTAGCTTACCCGACATCAGCCAATATACAAAATTATTGTCACTTTATTGACATTGTGACAATAAATTATCCTTTCTGCCATTTAGGAGGAAGAGCCTGCTTCTCTGGTTTGACTATATAAACCTCAACATCAGCTGGAAGATCTTCTGCTACTCCAAATATTGATGTTGGGTATAGGTAGATCTTACCCGGGCCGACTATTCTCTCAAATCTAACTACAGCTCCAGCCTGAAGGATCACCCTGAATCCATTCAAGTAAAGAGTATCCCCTATGAACACTCCTCCATCATCAGCTACAAATGTAGTTGGAGTCTCCAATATTAATGACTCTAGTTTAAAATTCTCCTGTGCTTGGACACTTGGACATAAAAACTGTCCAACTATGATCAATAGTACTACTAATAATTTCTTCATAACTTGATTTTAAATTTATCTTCAATTTCCTTCTTAGTCCCAAATTCCACCTTATGCGTATCTATCTGGTATGCATTATCAGATACAACCATATATTTATCTTTAAATCCTGTCTTAATAACATGCATCACTTCTGGCTCATCTTCTAGCTTGAATGACTTAACTAATGTTATAGCATTGAACTTTACCCACTTATTCCAAGCCATATCTTTATCTTTGGCCTATGTCTCTTAGATACTCTCTGGTGTCATCTCTACCCATCATTCTAGCATAAGTCCCAGAAGGGAGCTCTATGATGATCTTACCTGCAGCTGTAGCATACTTTAGTTCCATAGCTATTCCACCCGGGATTCTTCCATCTGGGAGAGCCTTGAATGCGAATACCTCACACTCTCTCACCTTAGTACCAAACACCTTATCAAACTTAGCCTCATAGGATCCTGTTTTCTCTGCAGCAAACTCTGCTGATACCTCTGGTGTATTTGGATTCAATACCTCCAGACCTAATGCCTCCAAAGTTTTGACATCCCTCTCCTCTTGAGGAGTATTGTAAATTCCCATAAAATGGGCATAATAAACCTTTAATTTCTTCATAGTTTTTTTATTAAATCGTATTTCTCAAACATTTCAAATTCTAACTCATCACTCCAGATATGGATCTCATGATCTGGTAGGCTTACTATTCCTTTAATGGATCCTGTATCTAGCTCAACTAAGGAACAGTTGTATACATTACTTTTACCATTCTTATATGTACCCTTCTCCCATCCATTACCTGAATCCCAGATGATCTTAGCTCCTATCTGAGGAACACTGGCTGCAACCTTCATAGCTGCCATGATCACATTGAAGAGACTTGGATATGTTTTCTTGAACTTATCAACATCCCAGTCCTTCATCAACTTTCTAGCCTCTCTATTGAGTATCTCTTCCATTAGGTATTGAAGTTTAGATTCTTCCACTTGATCATGTCTAGATGATCCTTAGATCTTCCATAGCTGGCCTTAGCATCGATAACTCCCTGCACTGACTGAACCTTACCTTTTACTCTGCCATCCTCACTCACATACTCTAATAATCCCTTTGGCAAACTAGCATGATCCTCCAGCAATATGTCCAGACAATACCCATTCTTCTTTAACTTCAGGGATCTCTTCCCTGCAGATCCAAGACAGTCTCCTTCTGATACTGATCTAAGGAGAGATAAGATATGTCTCTGCTCTTTAGTTGGCTTATAGATGATAATATCTAGATCATCTGGAGTTTTGTCCAGATTGAGTCCATGAAGGTGTAGTGCATGTGTCCCTCCTATTACTAAATTACTAAATCTATTCAGCTGTGATAAAATTGTGTAGAATTGAATGATTGTCTCATTCATCTTCTCTGTTACGCTTAATTTTTTCATCTCTTTCTCTTTTTACGTTTTCTCCTGTTCTTTGCTCTGGTGATCATACCCTTCTTTTTAGACTTCAGAGTTTTTCTATCCTCTGGAGTCATATAGACATAATCACTTACTCCTGAATACCACATTAGAAATGTTTCTCTTTTTTTAACCAATCTTGCGGTGTTATGTAGCCTTCTCTTTGGCAATGTTCCATATAGTACTGCATATTTTGAAACATATCTAACTTACCCTTCGGCTTCGCAACATCGTGTATAGCTAAATTTTTAACTTGGTCTAAGTAAAAATCAACCATCATATATTTTAATCCATGTAGTGTAATATTTATTCCTCTGCCATATTCTGAGTTAGAGATGTAATCATTTGCTTTTTTGTTTAATTCACTTCTATTCATTTTTTTTACTTGCTTCTGTTCACATTCATTCCAAACTTGTTTTAATGCTAACATTACACTTACGCTATCAGGGTAAGCTGTTTCCGCTTGTATTTCTTTAATTCTATCACTTGTCATATAATTAATTTTAGTGTTTCAAATTTTGCTAGGTCTATGCCCATTATTACTTCACTCATCTTAAAACCTCTTCCAGTTAGCTGGATCTGTATCCAGTATGTTGATCTCAAATCCTACCTGTACTGAGTGCTTAAATGAAGATTTAATGTTATATAGGATCTCAAAATCCTGCCTGTCTACAAATTGTAGTGTAGCTATCCCCTTGAACCCATTAAAGAATTCATATCCTAATACAGCTCCAGCTCCAAATCCTCTCTTTGCTAGACCTCTATCAAGTATTCCATAGTCTATGTATAATCCAGCCTCTAAGTGCTCTAAGAATAGCTGATTGAATGTGTAGCCTACCTCAACTGCATATCTCTTGTATGCTGGTAGTTCTGGATTAAGTGTAGCATATTCAAATGAAGGTGCTACATGCATGTATCCCCACTCCTGTTGATTACCTTGCCATCTTGATTTAACTAGAATATTGGTTAACCCTGAAGGGATCCCATGTGCATCATCTCCTATTACAGTAATCTTTGGATCTACCTGTACTGATAATGATACTGCTGTCTGTGCTGATCCTACCTGATATATACCCACTAGGAGTACAGCATACAGTAAGATCTGTAATAATGTTCTGGTAATACTAATTTGTTTTTTCATGATTTTCAATTTATGTTTATTGTTGTTTAAGTTGCGAATATATAACTAATATATTTAATATCCTAATAAAATTTTATATTGTGCCTTACACTGAAGGCTGTTGGATCATTAGTGATCTGAGGAGTCTCCAGCTCCTGTACAAAGGTTATTATCCTCAATCCATCCTCACTACCATCATCATAATAGTAAGTCTCACTGTGGCCTCCTATGATCTCTCTACGTATCTTTGGGAACCTCTTCTGGATCTCTTTACTTAGATCCATATTGATTCCTTTGGCATGTAAGGCTTTCACTAGATGATATTCCTTCTGCTCAGTTATATCCTTTGACATCTTATCAATGGCTGCCTGCATATGGATCTGGCCTTCATCAAAGTCTATTGAGAACTTATTTGCTGTTGCTATCCTTCTTGGCTCAAAATAAACCTCTTCCACTCTATACCCTTCACATAAACCCCAGATCATCTTGGTGTCCCTGCATTGAATATATCCTACAGCATGATCAAATAATGCACCACCATACATTGCCTGTATTGGTTTTATACTTGGCTTTTCTATACATAACCCAACTCTACCATTGGCTCCTTCTGCTCCTGCTCCTCCATTTAATACTTTATAGAGGTACCCTACTTCTAATTGTTTTGTCTCTCCCATAACTTGCTATTCTTCCCATCTGCTGGGAATAGATTAAAATTCTGTTTTACTGTTCTAAATTCTAGATCTGCTGCTACATGATCCATTGCTGGAATGAACTTCTGTGGTATTTTTATATTCTTCTCCCAGAGCCTTCTAAACTCATCCTTATCAATAGATAGCATTGGAGGTACTGTCCCTATTACTATCACCTTACCTGTTGATCCTGTACTCATACTATAACTTGTTATTTTACCAACTACTACCCTTATAATTAGGTCTTTTTCTTGGCCTCATTCCTAATACTGATGGATGAACTAACTCAGGATCTCCATTCTCATGTATGATCCATATTAGATCAAACCCTATCCAGTTTATCCTAACCTTCTCTCCAGTAGCTATAATTGTTGATCCTGTACTCATACTGCTGTCTTGTTTAAGTCAATATATCTTGGCTTATCTGAGATCTTATTGAAGGAAAGACCTTCCTCATACATATCCTCTTGGAAGTATACCAGTCCAGACTCTACATTCACCTTGATCAATGGAAAGAATCCACCTATTGCAGATGTCTTAGTCTCATATCTGAATAACTTCTCATTAGGCCTCATCTTGAAGTCTGCATATTGACCTACCTCAAACTCATCCAATGGATATAGGTAGAAGTCTTGACTCACATCTTTAAGTCCAAATGCTCCTACAGACTGTAGGCCATGGCTCTGTTGGCTCTCCCAGATCTTACACCCCTTGAATGTCTCTAGATCTGTAATTGTTAATCGATTATTCATGATGAAATGATTTATTGTTATTAGACTGCTAATATAATCATTATATTTTTAATACGCAAATTTATCTTTATTACATCACCCAATCCTCTACTATATCTGGCTCTACTCCTGCCTCCAGAGCTTCCTGTACTGACTTGATAGATTCTCCATTCTTGAATGTATGGCCTATCTGCTCCTCTACAGCTACATACTCAGCTAATAACTCTGGGTTCTCTTTACCTGCTATTAGGAGTGCATTGAATGGACTGAAGATACAGAAACAACATGACAGCCTTGGCATCCCCAGATCATATGCTTTATGATACTCCAGATTGTTACCCTTGATCACATCCCAGACCTTCTTAGAGCTCCAGTCATGTACAGGTAGATAATCTATCACTGTCCTCTTCTTAGTGGTTAACTGCTTATTTAATGACTCCACCTTTCTCTTAGATCTGGCTGGAGACTCCTCTGCTCTGAATCCAAATACATACAGGATCTTACAAACTCCCATCTCTTTAGTTAGCTTAGTTACTACTCTAGCACCCGGGCCACGCTTGAAATCACTGGTACACCATCTCTGTTGGCTACTTGGCCACTTACCTCTCCTCACTGCATACTCCAGAAGATCCTCCTCATAGCCATCCTTATCTCTTCTCTTGCTGTAATAGGTCTTTAGTCCCCAGTGATCAGATTGTCTCTTAACTAGCTCCTTTGTGCCTTTCCACTCAACCTTACCTAGATCCTGATGTGACACTACTAACTGATCCAGAGGATAGCACTGTTCCAATGCCATCTGAACCATTTGCCAGACAGACACTAGAGAGTCCTTCCCTCCAGATGAATTGATGATCACTAGATCATAGTCAGCTAAGATCATAAGTAGACCATTTTAAGGATCTCCTCTTCCCACTCCTTGTAAGAAGGATCTAACTCAAACTTAAAAGTCTGAGGATTGTACTGTGAAGGATGAATAGCTGAATAATTCACCTCTCTCTTCACCTGATCAGAGGCTTTAAGATAATCAAGTATCTGCTCAATTCCCATCATAAACAAAGATGCAGAGAAATACTTATCTACTGTCTCCATTTTAGATGTGTTCTTCTCCCCATTAAAGTAAGTCACTCTAATGATAGGCTTACCAGTATCAAGACACTTAAATGTGTCAACTGGGAAATCTAGACCTAGACTCTCTAGGCTCTTCTTAATTTCACTAATTGCTTTTTGTGATGTCATAATTGTTGTTTTTAATTCTGGTGTAAATATAGTTACTATATATTTACTGTGCAAATTTATTTTTAGTGAAATGCCAAAATACCTTGTTAGCACCTATAAACACTAAGAAACTTTTTTAATATTTTATTTTTACATGAATCTCATCAAATAGCATTATGCTTAATGTATCACCATCTGATGTTGACATATTATTGATGTTAATAGCATCTATCATAGTCTGGCTGTAGCTGCAGTCTTTCATCTCTTCTCTGGCATTCTCTATCATCCATTCATACCACAGCTTGTGAATAGCATTATAATTTCTACCCCTTGGAGATAACTTCTTTCTAGGTATTGGAGTTAACTTCCTTCCTGATTTACTTCTGGGATCATCTGCTAACATTATCATCATATCTCTAATATTTACTCATTACACAATGGCCATGGGACATCTTGTAGTCCACCAGCTCCTGCTCTGTCATATGCCCAAACTTCTCCAGAGCTGTTTTAAGGACTTCTGGGAGAGGATCTTTCTTACCCCACACACCAAGATTCTTTTCTTCCATGTGCTCATTAGCCTTCATCTTATTGGCCTCCAGCTTCACCCAGAGGTCATATGATGCTCTGTCATATCTATACAAGTACAATAACTCCTGCAGGCTCATGAATGGACATAAGATGCAATTGGAAGGATAAGGTACCTTCTCACCTACACTGGTGATGTAATCCTGACATGCTTGCCGATCCATACCCTCTTCAATCAATGGATACTGCTTATTGATGCAAGTATTAAACCATTTCATCCCACTGGAGCCATTCTCAGAGGCTCTCTTCTCTTCTCCCTTAGCAATGCCTATAAGTACATTGATCTTCCCGTACTTCTCAGCAAACTCATAGAATGCTGCTTTCCTACCATACTTCTCAGTGTTGTAGTTGTGATGTACATACAGCTCTAGGAACTTGTAGATAGGCCTGATCTTCAGGTTATCTGTACAAGTCTTAGGGAATGCCTTAGATCCAACTGTATTTTTGCTCTGGTAGAATTTGATCAATCCACCCTTCCAGCTATTGGATGCCCATAGATCAGGCTCCAGATGAAAGAATGGGATCTTATGCTCATCACATAGCTCTTCTACTCTCTCCAGATACTTATCAGTATGATCATGCTCATTTCTGGTATTAGCCATAACCACAATAAGATCACCCTTCACATATTTGGCCTTGAATACTGGATCATGTAAACACTTAAAGAGGATGGCAGTTGAATCCTGCCCTCCTCCATAAGATAACATTGTAAGCTCTTTCTTCTCCATTACACTAAGCTATGTGCTGTTGCTTGAGAGATCACTGGAAGATCCTGTGCCTTCTTAACGATCAATTCTAGATCTGCTTCTGCTCTGTATAAAGATACTAGGTTCCCATCTTCTTTGGCCTCATCTGCATTCTCCTTGATAAAAGTATCACATAGCTCCATTAAATCATTGTATAAGAATCCATCCTGCAATCCATGAAGGCTATTGATGAAGTTATTAAACCCATGCCCATACTGTGAAAAAGTTCTGATTGTGTTACTTAGGAATGATAATTCGATTCTGTTGAAGTTCTCTTGTCTGTTGAAATTTGTGTAATTTGCCATGATTTGATGTTTTTGTTGTTATTAATGATGTAAATATAGTTACTATATCTCATTCCTGCAAGACTTTTTTTACTTAAAACATCAAATAATTTATAACTCACTGATTACCAGTGAGAAAAATATGCATATTTTTTATGCATATCACCCATATATGTATAAAAAAGTGCATAAATGTATACATATATGCTAACAATGCATGATCTTTCATACCAATAAAAAAGGGAGGATTTACGATCCATTACTGGATTCCTCCCATACGTCTTATGCAGCCATTCTAAATGGTGCAGTAGATTGTTGTATAACTTCTGGAGTTATAATTAAAATAGCCTCCTTTATCGCTTCTTTACGCTGTCAAAACCAGTCTACCCCATGTTCCCAGATATAGTGCTGGGATCACTTCCACTTTTTAAACAACCTCCTTCTGGAGATAGTGGAGTAGATGGGAGTCGAACCCATGTCCAAACATAATCCACAATAATATCAACGAACTACTTTGCTGTAAAGATAGTAAATCTATCGCTTTGTATATGATTTCGTTTTAATGAATTATATACTTTGTTGTGTGTAGTTTTATACCCGATAAGGTATAATATATGATACATTAACCTATATTATACCCGATAAGGTATAATAACTCACTCATAAATTACACACAACTCTTTATATGATTATCTAGAAGATAAAAACATACATCTGGCTTTCTGGCCTCATCATCATTATAGTCTATAGGCATCCCTACAGCCTCTTCTACAGTCTTAACCACTATTGTATGCTTCAATCCATATTCCTCTATTAAATGATCATCCCTACCTCCATAACTAGCTGTTAGGACTAAATTGGAAGGGATCTCATCTATTCTGGCTACCCAATATCTCAGAGACTTTGTATATGCCCAGAATTCAACCTCTGGATGATCTCTACATAACTGCAGCCACATGTCAAAGTATTTCTGGGAGAAGAAGTCTCCAGATGAATGGATCCTTACTGACTCACATTTATTGGGAATCACTGGGATCCCTCCAGCTCTTGCAAAATCAAAGTTATCCCATCTATGATCTCTCACTGCTGGGAATCTCTCTGCACTGGCTGCATAACATCTATATGCATCACTGCTGTTCTCAAACTTACCTGTCTCCCTGTCTACCTTCACTAAGCATTCCTCAGCAAATGGACAGGTATGGCCTGTTGGCATGTTCCATTCAAATACTACACCAGTGTAATATTTAGTCTTTCTTGTAAACTTCATAGTTCATTATTTATTAGTGTTCATGTTACATGAACAGTCCTCTAGACTGAACATTATGCTGGAATATACTCTCCAGACTCTTCTCTATCATTCCTGAAGAAGATCCCTCCAGCATAGTGCTCATAAGACCTCTTCACTTTAATGTCTTGCCATCCCTTATAATCTGGGATCAATCTATACACTAGCTCTGCATAGCACTTCACATCTATACCATTGGGTACATAGATAGTCATCAACTTAGTTGACTGCTCTGGATCCTTCTTATCGATCAGCTTTTGAGTCCCCACCTTGAATGGAGCTTTAGTGTAATATAGGAATCCCTTCAATGCATCATACAGAAACATAGCATCCTGAACTGTCTTACCTTGGATAGAAAGTTTCCATCCATCAGATGTTTCTGAGTCTGTATTGACCATTAGGAAGTATCTGTTACTGTCCTTCAATTCGTTATATAGTGCTGGTGTTGCCATAGTCTATCTCTCTTCTATTGTTACTGCAGTGTCATATACTGCCACTGGATACTTCTTCAGCCTACCACTGATATCTCTCTTCTCTTCAGATCCTGCAGATGTTACTGTCTGCTTCTGAGTCTGCTTCAGAAATGTCATTGCCTTCCCATGAGTTGGAAAATGAACCTCAGACCTCATTAATGTGAGGCCTGTGATCCTGTCTTTATGTGTTACTGTGATGTGTATCATAGCTTAGTTGCTTAAAGTTTGTATTGCATCCTCATAAGATAGATCTTCTCCTCTTTCCTCTGCCTGCATCATGGCTAATCTAGCCAAGTGATGTAGATCTAATCCTATTAAAAACTCTCTTTTTTCTGTTGTCATGATATGCTATTTTGCTGTTATTCTGGTGTAAATATATACTAACTATATTTAATACACAACAAAAAAGTGAAAAACTTTATGAACTTTGTCTATTCTTCTTATAGGAATGAGAGTCTATCTGGTGCTTATAGATCACCCTCAGCAGGCCTGTATATCCATATGGCTTATTCTCTGGACATAGGATCTTCTGTGCTTTCTTCACACTCCCTTTAGTCTTTTTGAGTGCTGCAATGATCATCCTCTTCTCTCCTGCAAAGAGGTTAAATTCCCCTTTGTACATATTTGGTGTATATAATTTATCAGCCATTATCCTAGTATTTTTAATCTCTCAATATCCTTCTTTGTTGCCATATAAAACATCTCTCTGAGTTGCTTGAATGTTAGATCTCTCAATCTCTTAGTTCCATAATAACTCTGAAAATCTTCCATGTGCTTATCCTTATACTCCAGCAGGTAGTATTTAATTCTACTAGGTATTTGATCTAATGGATCTGTTTTTTTTGGAGTATTCTCCCCTTCCCATGTTCCACTCATAACTTCTCTTTTAGTTCTCTCATGATTTCTGTTTATTTACCCATTTAATTGCATTCTTATGATCTTTAATCTCTTCTATGAGTCCTTTGTACTCTGGATCCAGTTCCTCTTCAGGGAGTATTCCATGTCCCATTCCTACCAGTTCTCTTTCATAGTGTTCCATAGTAGTCTTTAGTAACCTTAATGCTAATGCTTTACTCATGATTACTTATAATTACGATTAACTAAGTAGCTACTTAGCGTTAATGGCTTAGGGCATTCCTCTAATGGCTTTCTACTGTGTATATGCCCATTGAAACTTTGCTTAGTTACTTCAGTACTAAACCCCAAACTACACCCAAAAGATGTTAAGGCTCTACAGTTGTTACAATTTCTTTTCATTCCCATCTCTATCCTTCTTTTATTTTAAATACACTCCAGCCTTTAGGATTGCCATCTGGATCCACTGTTCTTAGTGTCCCTGCTGCACCCATTAGAAGATACTCAAATGTACCTCCCATCATGTCTATGAAGATCTGAGTAACTCTACTCCCACCTCTCATGTATGATATCCCTCTGGTATAATCAGAAGGCTCCAGAAAGACATTTGGATGTCTCACTGGAGTCTCTTGGTTTAAGTATTGATCTAATGTCATTACTTGATCTTTCTAGTGGTTACAATGAACCTGTGATGAGGAGCTACTAAATGACCATCTACCCAGATGAATCTGCAATGGAACTCTTGAGTCTCCTGTTGGATAAGGATCTCTAATTCGCTCCCTCTAGCTCTTGCTGTTGATAATGTCATCTTCTCAGTTGACTTGGCCTCAGATAATACTCTTAATACCAGCTTATCAAATCTCTGGATCCAACCTTTGTTGGCCTCAGTCATAAATTTGAACTTAGTCAATGACTCTCTTCCAATCATTATTCTAGTTGCATTCAGCTTATCCCACTCTCCCATTATAGTCCACTTGGATACTGGAGTATTTAACCACTCTTCTCTCTGTCTATCACTAAACTTCTGGTAAGAATTTCCATATCTACCATTGTCATAAGGAGCACTCTGACCTAGATCTCCTCTTGTGATAACATCTGTATACTTCTCAGCTGCTGCCTCTCTTGATTCAGCATCAACTATCATTAACTCCTCTTCAAGATCTTCTAACTGATCCCAATGGTAGTTAGTATACGCTGTCATAAATTTGTTCTCAAAGTCTCTTAGCATCTTGGCTAATTTCATCTCTAGATTAGACTTCTGAATTCTTCTTCTTTTTACTTCTGCTTGTGATAATTCCTTAATTAGTGTCATAATATGATATTTATTTGTTGTTAATATGGTGCTAAAATATAGTTAATATATTTACTGTGCAAGAAAAAGATGATTTATTTTCACTTTAAATGAATAACACCTCCTTAGAATACCATTATTCAACCTCATCACATAAGAATAGTGACATTTGTCATAGCCTTCATAGTGATCCTTAACATAGGCAATAGCATCAAAATAGTGATCTGCCATTACTGTCACATAAGTACTTCCAGAGGATCCATAGATCCCCTTATTGAATACTTCCTCGGTTCCTTGATATGGATATGTCCCAGCAAAATACATTATCTACCTATTGATTTTAATACTGTGTTAACCTCTCCTAGGTCTTGAGCTTCTTCTTTAGTTGAAGAATATCCAGTATTGTAGTCTCTATCACTACTGTCTATTAGATGAAACTTCTCTGATCTGGTTCCATAAATGATCTTCTCTTCTGGCTTACAATTTGCTAATGCTTTGATAAATGTATACATAATTTGTTGTTTTAGGCTACTAAAATATAACAAGTATATTTAATACGCAAATAAAACATCATTTATTTTTATCTACCAGTACCATCCCATAGTCATTTACTCCCTCTGGGATCTGTAGGCCCTGCTTCTTGATCATCTCATTATTCTTGAATCCACTATAATTCACCTGATGATGCCATCTCTCATACCTCCAGACTACCTTCACAACATCAGGATGCTGCCTCTGGAGACTCTCAGCAAACTCTTTCCTGTTATTGGTGTCTTTATATACCTCATCAGTATTGCCTCCCTTCATCTTCATTGTTGTGGCCTTCTGCTGTATGAATGCATTGAATAGGACTGTTGGATGCCCATCCTTCAGGATCCTAAGACATAGATCTGTATCCTCATTGTACTTACCTCTCCACCTGTACTCCAGATCATTCTTGATCAATGTGCAGCTGTAGATCCTGTTATTCCTTGAGAATGCTGGCATGACTGTCTTGGCCTTGGCAAAGTGATCATACTGGAATCCTGCTAGTGCTATGTTCTCATATCGATCTACAAAGATCTCTGCACACCTGAAGATAGTGCCATCTGTCACCTTCACCTGCAGGTTCCTGTTGAGTCTATTGAACTGCTCTATATTGTCATCTAATAACCAGTGCCTCTCATGGCCTTCTGCAATAGAATGCTCCCAGACATAGTTTCTAGCTGGAATGGATCCCTGCCCTAAATTACTGAATGGGAGCTTTAATATCTTCTCTGGATCAATTACCTCAGCATAGCTATCATACTCCTGTGGCTCCACAACTATACGATAAGGGACTTTCATCCTCTCCAGAGTCTTAGATGTCATCCTTGACTTCCATCTGCCTTTAGAAATGATATAAACTGGATATTTAGGATTCATCTCCTCTATACTCTAGATGTGCATATCTCCTAGGTGCCATATATGGATACCATAGTGACTTCTGCTTTGGAGTGATCTTCTGCTTCATGAGCTCTTCAAACTCCTTCACATCTTCATCATTCCTGAAGTGAACTACTATCTTTCTCTTGGAAGTGAGATCCTCTTGATGGAATTCTGGCATATCTTTCCAGTCCTCCTTCCATGACTCATCCTTCTTGGCCATCCTATTGAGTCTTTCCTAGCTCCTCTACTACAGCCTTATTGGACTGCTTCTGGATCTCAGCCATACCCAATAGACCTCTTACATTGGTGAAGTCTGCATATATTGTGAACTTACCATTAGTTACCATTGGCTTGAGTACTCCTAACATTATATTATATACATCAGCTGGAACACCATGCACTGGCATGACCAATCTCCATGGCTCTACATTCTTCTTCTCCTTCTTACAGTCATCAATATATCCCTTATTGATACTCATTAACTTCTCCTCCCAGTCTCTTACATTAGACTTTAGGTAGGCATCCAGCATCTTATTAGCTCTATCTACTCTTCTGAGTGTACCCCTACTGTTCTGTTGTACAAATAATTTTAATTTTTTTGCCATTGTCTCTATTTTATTATTTATGCTCCCATTTCTCTTTACCACAGTGAACACAATGAGTTAATGAAGTCCCTCCATAGTCTGGCCAGAAATTACATTTAGCAGTGTTCTCTACTGTTATATTTACGTTTATACTCTCTACTGGTGCATTTGGATAGAACTTAACTGTATACCCATCATCTCCCAGATCTCCTGTAGCTTTACCTATCTCCTCTCCTTCATAATAGGCTATTCCATCTACTACCATATAGTTCTCTGCATTCTCTAGATCATCAAAGATTAATGCTATGAAGATACCACTAACTTGCATGCTTGAAGTATATAGCGATTATTCCTCCAATGGCTGCCAGTGAGATCAATACCCAGAGAATACTCCATGTATGATACTCCTTCCAGCTGTTGAATCTCTTTATCCAGCTCATGATCTCTGCTTTGTCTGTTCTAGAATGATCTCTGAATTGATAATATCCCTCTTTGATTTATTGTAGGCTCTCATTGCCTGATCACCTATCCTGATACCAAATGCTGCTATCTCTCCAGTGATTACTTTGCCTGCATGCTCATTACCATCCAATAGTAATGCTGTTGCTGTTAAAATAACTGATGCCCAGACTGCTGCCCAGAAATTTGAAATGATTTTATCGTTCATGCTATTATTATTATGATTATTATTACTGCAACCATTACAATGAATGGCCAGCTGCAGCCTATTTTCTTGATCTGTCCATTGGGATATCTCTCTATCTTCATGACTTCCCTAGTTTCTTCTCAACCCTATCCACAATAGTCTGTAGGTTCTGGATTGCTTTTGATTCCTCCATCTGATCCTCATAGACATCCATTGCCTTTGAGAGATCTTCATATGTCTCACACTCTTGTAGCTTTCCAACTAACTTAGAATGTGCAACCACTGCCTGCTGGATCTGATTCTTCTCTGTCTTACTTAAATTAGTCATGATCTTATCTGTTCTGAATTGTTTAGTAACATCTTAAATTGATTGGATCTCTGTAGCTTACCATCTTCAACACCTTGACTCACTCCAGTTGCAAATATATTCTCCACTACATCCTTTAAAGTCATATCTCTATGTATGATCATGTGCTCCTGAGTTATATTACACCAATATCTATGCTTGTGAACTGCAGTTTTATCTGGATATATGTCTATTTTAGCTAACTGATTATCTGTCATATTACTTCCATTGATGTTATGTCATCTATACTTGATAGAGTATTTTCTTCTATCCATCCTAGAGCTCCTATTAGTGTTTCAGCCTCTACTGAAGAGACTGTATTGCAATTATTGAATGTGAAATGATACTTCTTCATTAGAATGTTATTTCTAGTACAGCCTCATAAATGACAGATACTATTGATGTCAATGCTATTGCTGGGATCCACCAGACTGCATATGTAAATAGTAAATACCAGTTACCAGTAATGAATGCTACTATCACTGGCACTAACCAGATAGCAAATACTGACACTACTGCTATTAATGTGAATAGGCCTAATAACCCAATTTGGAATGATTCTTTCATGATTCTCTATTTTAAGTTGCTAAAGTATAACAAATATATTTAACCTGCAAATTTATTATGATCATTATCATCATAGTTACCTAATATGATCACCACCATCATAAGTACCAGTATGAACCCTGTTATTCCCTTTGCTGCTCCCTCTATTAGCATATTCATTGACTCTGTTTCCATGTGCTTTAATTTGTAAGTTATTGACTGCCAATACTCCTCCTACAGTCTTACTTAAAGTGATTGTTTAACTCTTTTTACTTCTCAATGTCTTTCTTTCCACTCCTGTTGATGGAGTTGATCTCTCTCTCAATAGACCTCAGCCTCTCTTGGCCTCCCTCTTTACCTCTGGTATGTTTGTTAGCTCTCTCCCTGAAATGCTTTAAGGCCTTATCTCTAGTACCCCTGCTCATATCAGTGGGAGCACTGCTTTTAGTGGCTATAATAGTCCAGTCCCCATCCTCTTGATCATCAAAAGGTATACTAACTAGATTTTTGCCTGTTTTAGGATCCACTATGATGTTCCCCAGTGCATCTGTATTGATAAACTCTTTCCCATTTTGAGAGTATCTACCTGAATGTGATGTCACATGGAAGATCTCTCCTGTATCTGGATTCTTAAAGTTGCCCCTCATCTGTTTATATAATTATAAATGTGTAATGCCATGACTATGATTCCAACCCATGATATTAGTCCCATTACCCTGAACCCTGTATCCTTTGATTGAAATAACATGCATTGTACAAAATATGTCTTTCTCATCTTAACAGTCCTGCCCTCCTTCAGCTCCTTTTACCACCTTATCAGCATCTCTCTTCTCTTGGTTATTGATCCTAGCTATTTGCTCTTGCATCCCTAAGAATTTTCTCTCAGATAGGGCAGAAATCATCAGTACCCCTTTCTCGTCTTTGGCCTCTAGGTCAGTTATGAACCTTCCAATTTGAGATATTAGGTGTTCATCTGTATCATAGAAGAACTTTTCTTTATGCACATGGACTGAACCATTACCGATCTCCAGAATGGGATAGGATACTATGTACATGATTACTTCCTTTAACTTCTTTGGTACTCCTACCAACTCTGGCATTGGTAATCCATCAAATTCTGGTACTTGTATGTATTCAAGTTTTTTGCTCATTGCTTAATATTTTATGATTCTTACTTCTTTACTGTATTCCTTCATTGTCTCTATCATATTCTTAGTGCCATTAGATCCATTCCAGAATGCCACCAGATAATCTGCATATTCTGCCATATCTCTATTCCTTGCATGTCCTGCTCCTTTGAAGTATTTGGATCCATCTGGCCTCTCTCCTATCATAAATGGCATCTTACCCTCTATGTTATCCCAGTCTGCAGGCATTCTGGTGAGCTTGTATGCTCTTCTCTTGGCATATTGCTCCCCTAACCTATCTGCACCTGCTGCAGTCCCTGAAACGATCTCTAATGTCTCCTTATTGAGTTTTGAGAATAATATATCACATACCTGTTCTAACTTTCTCTGATCTTTGAAGTCTCTACCTCCTGCAATTATTACTTTCATCCCTTATTTCTCATCCATCTAAAGGGAATTATACCATCCCATATATCTAATTTCAAATCCTCCTCATCCATCCATCTTCCCTCAGTAATCCACCATGCATGCATCATAATTAGATCCACTAGATATAATATTGCTACAAATATCACTATTACTAATATTATTAACTCTTTCATGATTTTAATCTTTAAAAAAAGAGGCTAGGCAACCCCAGCCTCTTTCATCTTCTTAGTGGCCATTGGCCTTTTTATTTATGTAGTATATTCAAGTCTAATGTCAGGCAATGGATCTGGAGTTCTCAGTGATTTACCATTGAATACATTTTCGCTTAAAGTATTAGTAGTTATTAGCTTATGATCTCCTATATCTGGAGGTGCATTCACATGCGAATAACTGGTTTCTAGAATAACCATGCTTGGTGACTCCACTGTGCTAAGAGTGTAGCTGTCTACTGATACTTGATCAATGGACATGGTTAGTTCATCTTGTACTGGATCATTGGCCAGCTCCTCTGACTGGAATCCAATGAGTGTGACTGCAAATAGTGCTAGACACATAAATAGTCTGAATACATTCTTCATACTGTTCTATTTTAATGGTGCTTCATTTCTCAGGTTTCAGCTTGCCTGTTTTGTCTTTGTGAAGATCTCTCCCTTGTGTAAAGATAGGCCTAATAATTTAATATTGGCTATCATATCCTGCTTATTCCAGTATCCTTGACTGGATGCTCCAATGATTTTACCATTGGATGCTGTTACTCTCCATCTCCACTTCCATAGCTTTCTATAGATCTCTACTGGATAAGGATGTTGTACTGGCACTTCTGTTTTCATTGTTCTATTGTTATTTGTGTTACTATTATACTCAAACCATCTTGATTTGAACAGGAATCTCTTTCTATCTGTTCCTATCATCAGGTTAAAATAGTTTCTCTTTTTATTGAATATTCTCAATACTCTTCTTAACCAAACTCTATCAAGGGGAAGTGTAAATGAATATCTAAAGTGCTTTGTTCCTCTTAATCGAAATGTAATCTTTTGTATCCCGAATATGGTTTTATTTCTCCAGATAAGAGGGTGACCAATTCCTTCTACTTTAAGAACATTGAGATGTTCATTTATCTCTGCACTTGTGTAGTTAGGAGTGATTAATCTTCCTAATGCTACTTTTGTATTCCATGTCCAGTTACGAAATGCTCCCCATGCATATGAAAGGAAGAATCTCTTGATAGCTCCATAATCCTCTTCAAATATCTGGTACTTGTCTCGGATGATATTTCCATACGGATCTACCTCATCATCTATCATCTCGTATACCCCATACCAATTATCAATATGAGCTCTCTCTGGGTCTCCTCCTCCTTGTTCATCTGAATTAGAAACCCACCATAACAATAGCCACTTCCAAAGTGTTGGGTTCTTGTCAATGGATCTCCTGAAGATGTATGCTAGCCAATATAATACAAATCCTACTGGCCATAAGATTAATACTTCAACAATAAACTTGAAGAAGAAGAATTTGAAGTACATCCATATGTTTTCTAAATGTCTCATATTACCAATGCTTTTTTAGGTTATACTTGAAGTCTAATACCTCCTGTGATACAGATCCTAACACATTGATGTAGATCACATATCTCTCCTCTGGTGTTATCTTAACACATGCAGTTACATACAGTCCTCCTGTAGATATTGGAAGGATGTCCTTATCATCTACCATCAACTTGATCTTAGATACTAAATCATCTACAGCTCTCTCTATGATAGGCTCATCATTCTGTGAGTTATCACTTCCATTGACATACTCTACTATCTCCAGATTATATGGATAGTCTTTCTTTTCAATTGTGCATCCTCTTAATGGGACATCAACTGATACCCAATTCAGTGCCTTACCTATAGGATGATCTTCTAAAAGTATTGTTTTATGTTTCATCTTCCAGCTTTTACATTGTTATAAGCTAACCTCATCACTATAGCATTGAATAACATCACTACTACTAACAATGGACTATCTATAAAGATACCTACTGCTATCCCTATGCCATTTAATATCCCTGCTGCTATCAGAGATCTCAGCATCCACTTGATCATTTTCTTTGTTGGTTTCATTCTATTGATTTAAGATTAAATGATATTTCAAATCCTGTCTTAGCAATAGATTTAGTTTTTCCAAAAAAATCACCTTCGACAGTATCATCTTTTTTTACTTCAATTAATTCAGGGATTTTCATAATCCTCATCATTTCAACCATTATAGCAAGAGATGTTACTTCCTGTCCTTTTTTAACGACTAATGTTTTCATAATTCTCTATTGATTTATTGATCTCCTTCATCATCTGATCATAATTCCCTTTGAACTGCATAGCCTCCATTCTGATCTTCATAGCTATCTTTCTAGCATATCCCTCTGGGATCTCATGTCCCTGTCTTATACTCACTCCATTTACAATTGAATACTTCCCCATTATTGAAGAGATTCTGTTGTGAAGTAAGTAGTGCATATCATATGTATCATCTCCTAGTATATTACTATGAGCCTGCTTCAGGCTTTTTGGAAGGATGAACATAATTGAATAGAAGTGAGATCCTTTCCTTGGAGGAGTTGCTATTGTGGATACATCGATCCCAAAACACTTCTCCTTATCTCTCTTCAATTGATAGTGAGGAAATGGTGTTACCACCTTATCAAATCTTCCAGAGCTCTCTAGCTCCTTCTCTATTGCAAATCCCACCATTCTAGTTTTTTGTGTATCAACTGGCCTTTCTAGCATCTTTTCTTTTTTTACTTCTTATTAATCCTATGTAGCATCCTAATAGGGATCCTATTAATGAGAATATTATCACTGGGATATATCTCATGTCATGTTCTACCATCACCATCAGTACTCCTTTGGCTCCTATAGCTATTGCAATCAACCATAGAACATGAATGAGTCCTCCAGATATAAGAGTCCTCTTGATGTCACCTTCAGCTATAAAATGAATATTCACAGTCCTAGCATATAAAAATGCCAATTGACTGAGGAATACCACTGCTGATTCAAATATTATATCACTCATAAATTTCTTATTGGATGTCTCCTGCTGCTTTTAATAAAGGGAAGGCCATCACACCTTCCCTTCTACTAAATAAACAACAAATATAGGCCATCACACCTAATTTGTGATGGGAGGAGACTTGATTCTCCTTAGTAGCTCCCAAATTACTAACCTTTAAAAACTAACTATGAAACTTAGCTACTAATATTGCCCTTGGCAAATCCCACCTATCAGAACCCCTTCTGATATACTTTCAATGAACTCTATTATCCCTGCATAGGGATCAATCTTTTTACTACTTCTCTTGTTAAGTGATCCACTTGAACTATGAATATCCTTCCTGCTCTGATATCCTCTGCCTCTCTTATCACTCTATGGATCCTGCAGTACATATGTCTAAACTCTGTATCTGTTTCTCCCTTTAATCTTAACCTATCCAGTAATGTAACCTGAAATAATCCTCTCCCTGTTACTCCTCTGACAGTGTGCTTCTCACCTATCATCTCACTATAAGGCTTTGTTCTATCCATTCCTACAACTGTCTCTCTCTGGTTAATAGTCCGTATGGCTGTGCTATCTTCATCACTTCTACTGCAAAGTTACTACCTAGCTCCTGTACTGATCCACTCCATAAAATCCATCCCCAGTAATAGTCTTTCTTAGCTCCTGCTTTCTTAGCCTCTCTCCATTTCTTTGTAGGAAACTTAACACATACCCAGTTAGCATCTAATCGATTCTGACCATCCCAATTCTTCTTCAGGTCATCTAACTTAGCTATTAACTCTTGATAGTCTGTAGATGGCTCTGGAGTAGGTTCTGGAGCTGCCTCTATAAGTGCTAGATGTGACTCTCCTATGATTGTATTCATTTTCTCATTTCTGACTACATATCCATAATGTGAGAAGTTTATTACTTCTTCTTTCCCTCCATAGTCACCATCATTAGCTTGCCATGCATGGATAGTCAATACAGCATCTCCACCTTCTACATCTTCAATATCCCATTTGATCTCTTCTCTCATTGAAGGAAGATCACTCTCTCTATAGGCAAGATTGCCATCATGGTTATAGAATACTCTCTCTGCTCCCTTTTCTGAAACTACTGATTCAGTCATTCCATAAAGATCTGCTGGATGTGTCACTTTGTCTCCTGATTTGAATTTTGGTAATGTGTTCATGATGTACGATTTTTGTTGTTATCTGGGTGTAAATATATAACCAATATATTTATTGTGCAACTTTTACTTAAAAAACTTTCTTATTTTCTTTGTAATCTTCACCTCAAACTCATGAGGCCCTACATTATTAGTGGTGTTACAGTCATTACACATATACAAATAGAAATTTAATCCTAGGTGATTTCTTCTAGAACATGGATCCTCTACATCTATAAATGGATGCTGGCCTGCCTCTGGAGTTCTCTCTGGAATCCTATGGCTTACTCTATAATTCTGGTAATATACTGGTAGTTCCTCTCTGGATACATTAAGTACCCACATGAGCTCTCTGTAGTGAGTAATGATCAACTTCTTAACTGATGTTGCTGTATTGGATCCACAGCACATGCATTCCTGATCCCTCTCTATTGTCTTTCCTATACCTACTCCAGCAGTTTGACTTCTAGCCTTACTGATTGTTACCACTCCTCCAAATGGATAGTATTGGCCACTTACTGCTGGAGCTAAGTCCCCTAATACTTTGTAAGAATCAACATTATCCATGAATGAGATATTCTTTCCTTCCATTAACCTTGGCATGATCTCATCATATCGACTATTAAACATCTGGTTTAACTTATATGTATCAACTTCATACCTATTACCTAGTTCATTAATCTTAGGTAAGATGGATCTAACTACCATATCACCCAATAACCTCTCTGAGAGGAGCTCATATTCATCCTGAGAGGCTATTTTGTCTGCCTCATACTCCCTAGACTTGGTTACTAAGCTATATGGATTCAATGTAAATACTCCAGTAAACCCATAAACTGACTCTATAGATCCTATGATCCCATTGAATATATCCTTCCTGACCTCATCCCATCCATTGAGATGGTTAGTACTCATCAAATTGATAGTTTCCTTCTTGACCATCTTATCATGTATGAAGTCTACTCCTGAGACTATCTCCTTCACATCATTCTTCTTAGATTGGATCAATCTCATCAGACTATCTGCCATCAATATCATCAATAATCTAGCCTGACCTGATGTATTTCTTGCCAGATCTAAACTCAAAATATTATTGTGATTCTCAGATACTGATAATGTCTTAAACTCTGCATCCCATCTGGCCACTATATAACCATCCTTCTTGAACTCTACAGCTATTAGAGATGGATTAGCTCCTCCAGATGTAACATAGTAACATATGTCAAAATCAACATCCATATCAGTTACATCCTTCCTAACCAAATCAGTTACATGATTAAAAAACCTCTTAGAGCTTTCAGATGTCCAGCTAGATGAATGACTACTAGAATTAGCCTTATTAGCATAATCCATTCCTGTTATAGCATCTATTCTATCTACCATATTATCAAGTAACTGATATGGGAACTCAACTATCCCATCTAATGCAGATAGGTGATCTATGAATTCAAACCTCTTGATACTTGTACCATTAAATGACCTCTGATCAGTTACTATCCAAACACTATCTAATTTGTGTAATGCTATGATAAAATTGGAGTTAGAGATGTCTACTGGATCTAGATTCAAGAATAGTGATACCCAAACCTGTCCATCTATTGCTGGTAATGTCTTATATACCTCAGCTATCCAACTATTAAGACTCCTACCTAACCCCATCACTGGATGTACTGTCCATCTATCTGCACTCTGGATGTTGGCCACTCCTGACTTGTATTTATATACCTCAAAAGTATTATCCTCCACAACCAATTTATTGACCATATCTATGATCTCTGGAGTAACTTCAGGATTTGAATGTGCCATTATTGGATTGTCATAGATAGATTCTATTATTGGCTGATATGTTGCCTTCTTCCATTGCTCATATATGATTATTAATCTGGATAGAATGTCTATATATTCCTTCAAGAACTTAGTCCTCTTTGGGTTTAGATCCTTATGACCATATACCTGTACGAAGTTACAGAATCCCCTCTCATAGATCCCTGAAGTAAATGGAATAGCATCATACAATTGATTAATTGCTAATGCATAGTTTGTATTTAGTAAGTTTTTTGATTGAAATACTTTGATTTTTAGGTGATGCTCTTGATGATCTTGTGCTACCTCATCAGGCTTCCAGCCAAAGTATGCAATTAGATCATCACATACTGCATTCAGTTCTTTTATAAAAGACATATATTTTGCGAAATTAATTCAACTCTATTCAAATCCTACCTGCAAAAGTAGTGTAGATATATGGTAAATACAAATTATTTAGTCTTTTTATCTACTTTATCCTTCACTTTATCTATAACTACCTTTCTTTCAGCTGCTTTCCTTTTCAATTCTTCTCTTATCTTATTGATATTTGGGATCTCTTTCTCTGGAATATCTTCAAATTCTGCATATTCACCCTCACCTTCCTTATCCTGATGCTTCTTAGCTATAGCTCTCCAGTCATACACCATTGTAGAAGGATATTTAACCTCTTCTGACATGAAATCTTGACTAGATGAATTGAACCCTGAAAACTTGGAATAGATAGAATTGTGCAGCCTATTGATCAATAGTGCAGGATTCACTCCCATTCTAAATGCTGCTCTGGCTATGATGATATCATTAATGGCCAAGGATCCCATGATCTCCCTCTCAATATGCTCTGCTACAGTATGCTGGATCTTATGAGTAACCTCACCTTTTATATTGAGTGTATTGATGTGCATCTCATCCTTAACCTGCTTCAGGATCTTCAACATCATATCAGCCTCAGCTCTGGATCTTGATACCTCATACTTCTCCCTTCTATCTCCATATAGAAATGAGAGCTCTTCCAACCTCCCTCTCTTATGAGATAGCCTCACATTATTTGTGTCCTTCCTGAATGTCTCCTGTAGAGCTGTGATCTTCTCCTTATGATCATCATGGAAGATCTTCAGCTGCCTCTTACTGACATCAACACCCCACTCTACATAGAGTATCTTTAAAACATCATCTATGGATAGGTATCTACCAAAGTACTCCAATACCTCTGAAGATCTCTCATCTAAAAACATCATCCCAGACTCACCATCTGTTACAGATAGTGCAGGAGATGCCTGCTTACCAAATGCCTCACTCTTATACTTGAATTTCTTCTTATTAAGGATCTTAACAACATTTACCCTCTCCAGTATAGCAATTTGCTCATCAGCTGGTAGGTGTTTTATGTAGCTCTTTATGATATCAAGTAGGAATAGAGGATCTATCACCAGTGAGATATCTGAAGTATATATCATCCTAGTGTCTTGCTTGAGTGCTTTTGAATCCCTTATCTTCAGGTATTTCAAATAAGCCTCTTCATTTATCACATCATCTGGTATGTTAATTTCCTTAGCCATTTAACTTGTACTTTTCTATACTCTTATCCTCTAAATATAGAGTTAATACCCTAGACTTAATCTCTTTTTGAATACTATGTTTACATAACTGAATGAGAGTGAGTACATCTGTGGATACTTCTTCTGTAACGAGCTTTCCACTTTGATAATAGATACTCCCTTTCAGTCTATATCTGAAATGTAATTCCATTTAATTTATACATCATCTTCCCTGTTATCTCCTGATCCTTTCAGTGTTCCATTACTTTTACGCTTTACCAACTTCTTGAAATTCATCTCCATGATCTCATTTAAAGATAGTCCCAACTCATTTGCTAATGCTGTAATATACCAAAGTACATCTCCTAGCTCCTTAGCGATCTCCTGCTTATCTTCCTCATGAACTATGCCAGTGATATGAAGATCTTTGTCCCTGAATAGCTTCTTGATCTTACCAGCCACTTCTCCAGCCTCATCTGTAAGTCCCAATGTACAATAAGCTATACCCATCTCCTTTGGATAGATTGCTGTATGATTAATTATTAATTGATAGTAATCTGTAGTCATCTTTATTCTGTTTTTATTGGAGGATTCCACTCCTCATTAAAGTATATAAATGTTATATTTCGCATGATCCACCTGCACATGCCAATGCTCCAAGAGTATTAGCATCTATGTAATTTGGTTTTGTCAATATCTCTGTAAAATCAACTGGCTTGAAATTCTTCTGAATCACATTCCATTTATGCCAGAGATGAACATCCTTCATACAATATACAGTATTTTTTATGTTATTCTTGAAATAATTCCTAGAAAATTTCTTAGCTCTCCTAATCCAATCCTTCCTTAGAAGTACCTGATCTCTGGTACCATCTATAGGTATATTTCTATCCAAGACATGATCTAGTGCCTTCCAGAGATCTCCACCAAAGTAGTGAAGTCCATCAACTATGAGTCCTGATGCAAATATAGCAGCATCTCCATATGTATCCACCAACTCCTGAGTTGTTAGTACTGATGTGAATGGTGCCTGATTATAATCCTTATCCCCATATTCCCCTAAAAAGGATACAGCAGTGAAATTATCCTGATGCTCAAAGATGTAATCTATGATCTCCTCTTTATTGTCTACAATAACTGTATTGGATACATTATGCTCAGTATCATACTTGTACCCTAGATCTCTATTGGTGCCTTCCCTAACCCAATAATTCTGAACTAATTCAATCAATTTTAGATGCTTGATACCCTTCATATCATCTTTATAGATGGTACCTTCTGGATTCTCACATGGAGAGAATACTACATAGTCTGTATTGGATGCAGAATATACTGACTCCTCCAAGATCTCTGGCCTGTTCTTTAATAACCACTGTGCTGTCTCACTCTCCTTATTGAGCTGCATTACTCTGAAATACTTCTCAGAATGCTCTGGGTGTATCCCTGATGATGTCTGTAGAATAACAGATGCATTACCTGATGGCTTCACTGTGGTAGTTCTGGCTGCCTGATTGATCCCAAGAATTGCAGCTACTTCCTTGTTAGTTTCTTTTACTATTCTAGCTCCCTCCTTCAGGATCTCTGGATTGAATAGCTCTGGCCTTGACATCCAGCCTGTAATCGATATGCCTAATAAGGCCTCTCCTGCCACTATCTCTTCAGTCTGCTTCCCAAGATAAGGGAATGAAGTATATCCAGCCTGTAGTGTACCTAATATGGATGCTCTCTTGCATAACTGATAGAACTTCTTCTCTGAGAAATTCCCTTTAGAGTCTACACATGCTGATGCTGAGATCTCATTTAGATTACAGAATTGAAATACTGACTCCTCTCTATTCTTGATCTGCTCCCAGAAGTTGAACCCAATCTCAAAACATGGATTGAACATATCAGCAAAATGTGACATGAATACAAATCCTAGATCATTATCTCCCTCATTCTTACTCACCAGCTCATTGAATTGCTTCTTAGTGAATCCATCTCTTATCAGTCCTACTGAGTTATTTGATCTAGCTCTCCATGGATGTGTCTGTCTCCAGTTTCCTGTCTTGGCATTGATCAGATCATAATCATCCTCATCCATGATGATATTCATAGCTGATCTTCTTACTCCTCCAGATAATACTGCATCTGATAGATGCATGAATATGTCATATGCTATGATCCCTGTTATTGGAGCTGATCTCTTACCCTCTCCCATTGAGTTTATGTGATCATTGAGTAGCTTTTCTATTCTCTCCATGGCCAGCTTCAGACCATCTGGCCCGGGTGCTTTGAACCCTCCAGTAATAAATGCTCCCTTCTCTCTGACTAATGAATAGTCAAACTTGATCTCATATCCATAATACTCTTCCAATAGTGAAGAGTGCTTTATGTAAGAGCTCATAAGAACCTTACCAGCATCTGCCCAGCCATCAATGGAATCCTGTACTACAAATATCTTTGCTCCCTTTGTTCTCCTGTGAACAGCTGGAAGGAATTTTGTGAACTCCCTCTTTAATGATACTCCTAATCCTGTACCTGATAGAAGTACATGAAATCCTCTATGGAATACATCTGGAGAATATGCATAAGTAGTACAACAATTGTACAGCTTTGCATTGTTTTTAAGGATACGATCTCCCCTGAATTGTAAGTTTCTTTGTGATGCTAGTAATTCTAGGTTCAGGTATGATGGCCTTACCTCATTAATGAGAGGCCTAGCTACCTCTCCATACCTCATAATATGTGTATCTAATACCTCATCCACAGCCTCTTCCCACTTCTCAAATCTTCCCAGATCATCTTTGAATTTTAAGTAATCTGTATATAATTTTAGATCTGAAATGAATTGCTTGCCTTTGCCCATTGTTTATTGAATGTTTTTATTATTGATATAGAAATGAACTACTAAATTTAGCATTTTTATACCAAATTATTATCATCTACTATTGTTAATTTTTTACTATTACTTAGTGTTAGCTACAATTATTTTAAAACCCATTCTAAAGTCTTAATGTCATCTTTTATATCTCGCACAGTTTGTAGCATAACATCTTTATTTTTATCAGTAAACTGATTAGTATTTAATAAGTGTTGAGTTTTCTTAACACCTTCTTCCAACTGTGCTATTTTATCTAATATTTCTTTTTGTGTTTTCATATTGTTTTAAATTAATGGATCACCATCTGGTATCATATCCACTCTCTTCTTCCTAGCATTATTGGCTAATAAGTCAGCTCTCTCATTATCAGGATGTCCATCATGACCTTTGATCCAATTTAGCTTCAATTCAATGCCATTTTCATGCATCTCCCTGAAGTGAATTAGGAACCTCTTCCAGAGATCATGATTCTCTCTCATCTTACCCTTCTTCTTCCACTCAGTTCTCTCCCAATTGAATACCCATCCTTCACTGAATGCACTGGTGACATATTTGTTATCAGAGAATATTGTTATTGGGATACCTTTGCCTTTATAGATACCCAGAACAGCTATAACTGCCCTGAGCTCCATTCTAGCAGATGAAGTATTGTAGTATGTACCTATAGATAGCTCTCTCTTGGAGTTATCTGGTAGATTTATAACTGCTCCCCAGCCTCCTTCTCTTGCTCCTACTCTGGTTTTATTCAGTGAGTTATCACAAGATCCATCAGTATAAATTTTGATCATTTAATCTTCTTTACAAATTGAGCACATGCCTCAGCTAATTCTAATAGGGATCCATTGTTATCTATTTCATGAGCAGAATTCATCTCATAACTTTCAGACTCATGCATCATATCTCTACCAGTATTACCCCCTGTCCAAATTGGATCTTCATCAGGTGCATTTCTAAACACCTCAACTAGATGTACCTCCCAATCTCCAATGAGATAATCTGAGAGTTTTTCTTCATTTGGGAATCTCCAGTCAGATATGATCACAGTAATATCCTCATATCCTTCTGCATACTCATCAACTAGATTATTGATCCTGATGGCCTCTGCTTTCACATGGATATCCTTATCAAAGTTATTCCTCATACCTTCAGTAGCTAATAGCTGTAGCATTCTACCAAGAGTCATACCCCAAAGTGTTAGGTATGTTTCTTTTTGCACTTGACTAAAATCTGGTGTAGGGTTCCTGAATGGATGTCTTAGGTAGTGTTCTTTCTCTGGAGTATTCAGATCTATCATCTTCATTCCAGTTAGGCTCTCAGCTAACTTCTTAACAGTGTAGGCAAACATTCCCTTCAGGATCAATCTAGGCCTTCCTATATGTAGCTTATTTGCAATAAAAGCAGCAGCTGTGTCCTTACCAGACTTGTAGCCACTGCCTTTAATTAAAACTATTCTCCTTTTCATCTCTCTTTAACAGATAAAATCATCAAATTCATAATTGAGTCCAATGGCCAGATCTCTAGCCAATTCCCATCTGGATGAGAATAGAACTCCTAGCTTGGTAGCTCTGATTCCCTTGCCAGTAGCTGCTCTGTAGTGAGCTGCCATGTCCCATCTGGAGAGCTCTGTTAGATCAAGTACGTTCAATGGATCTGCTGCATGTAGAGCTGGCTCTAGGAGCTCCTCTATATGCTCATCATACTGCTCTGGAGTTAATCCTAGAGCCTTAGCCTCATGATCTGCTACAGTAACTGGATCACAGCATACATTATCAGGTAAATCTCTATGACCTATATATTGAGGCATTTTTGGCTCCTCATCAGTTTTACCACAACAAACTGCTTGATGTTCATCATAACTAACTAATGCCTGTAGTGCCTTTGTAGCAATACGTTTTCTAGATTTCAGATCAGTAAATTCTAAATCTTCACCAGTTTCTTTTTTGACATATGCAGCTATCTCTCTAGCTGTCATAGATCCACCCTTTCTTTTTGTCCCTCCAGTATTAAATACCTTCAGATGTTTACTCTGTGTGCTCATTTTCTCTCTTTTTTATTAATGAAAAGTTTAATAGTTCTTCAGGAAGAAATTCCTCTAAATACTCAATGATGTCCTCCTGTTTCATCTTTGAGTCTGTATAATCTTTTGTCAGTTTGGCCTTGTGCAGCTCATCATCATTAACTAATACAATCATGATCCCATACCTGTAGATTACATGCACATCAAACTCCTCATCTGTTGAGAGGAGGAGTTGTGTTGGCTTTTCAGCTGATACTAATTTTATTGCGTTTACTGTATACATCTTAATACATTACGAATCCCCAAGGATTATTCTTCCCTTCCTTAGAGATGTTATGACCTCTAACCTTTCTCTCTGCCTTGACATAGAGAGCATCTGTTACCTCTTCTGGGATGTCATCATCCTGATCCTCTTGGAATGGATTTAGATACCTTAGATGAGCCTCTCCTGCCTCATTGACTGTTAATACTCCTACAAATCCTTCTTTCTGTACTGTTAAAACTGTGTTTTTCATGATGTTCAATTTATTGTTTATATTAATTATGCTTTCTCGAATTTAGTAATTGTATAATGATCATCTCCATAATAATCTTTTACCTTTTCAATAGTTACTACAGCATCACCCTTCATAGATCTCATTCCTGCTAATACTCTGTAATTATAACCATTGTAATATCTCTCAGAAGTTGCCATATAGATATCTTTTGATACCATTACTTCAAATCCCCAAGGATAATTACCTAATGCATCTAGTGCCTCTGTAATTATCTTAATCCCTCCATTGTCATTTACATTACTCATAACCTTCACTTGGATTCCTTCTCCTATCAATGCCTCTTTTGCATTTTTTATCAACTGTATTGAATCATAATCCTCTTGTGTCATTAAGAACCCATCCATATCAACATACCCATTAGCTAATAGTTGAGCAGTTGCTGGAGGACAATGGTAATTATTAGAATACCACTCTAGATATTTAAAATCTGTACACTCAGAGATCAATTCTCCTTTATACTTCCCACACTGGAATTCTGGTAATGAATGATCTCTAGGCTCAAATTTTTGTCCAGAGCTCATAACCCATGAATCTCCTTTTAACCCACTAAAATGAGCTTTTGGATATAGCTTTTTAGCCTCTTCAAGATCCCTACTGATGTTCTTCCAAAATGATGCTTGCTGCTCTCCCTCTCCATCTGGTGATCCTACTGACCATAATGTATAAAATTCTCCTCCGAATCCTATGTGTAATCCTACTTTTGCGTTCTGTACTTTCATGATGTGATGTATTTTAGTTGTTATTATGCAGCTAAAGTATAATAAATATATTTACCCTGCAAATATAATACAACCTTTTTTCATCAATTCTTGTTAAGTTCCTGAATACCAGTGAATCTAGTCACAAAAAAGTCTACCCTTCCTAGCCTACCTGTTGCAGGAACTATCTTAACCATCTTCATAAGCTCTGGCTTAATATGATCAATGAACTTTTCTGCATATCTCTCCTGTAGCTTATTAACTGTGAGGCTATTCATGTCTACTATTGAATTGTAATATACAGATGTTTCTGGAGCTAATACTGTTAGTCCCATGGGAAGATCTGAATGTAGATTTAATAGGAATGCTGACTCTGAATCTTTCAGAGGATACCTCATAGCAAATCTGCCTACTTTATATTCTCCAGATTTTAGGTGCTGAGAAAGATCTTGATCTACTTTTAGGATCTTCACACTCCAGTTGTACATTCTCTTGGCAATACTTGCTCTTAGGCTTTTTAATAATTTTTTCATGATATCTCTCTCTTTTTGTTTTTAAATATTTACTCCAATACACTATTGTTGATCTCTTCTTGTATCCTTTTGGCCCACCATTCCAGATCCTTGCATATATCTCCTCTGTAGGATATTGGCCTGTATTCTTCTGGTACTGCTTACCCCAGAAACTGAGATACTTTATGAACATCTCCTCTGACTTCTGGACTGAGTTACGATCTTGATAAGTGTAGGATGTTTTGTAGATCCTATTCACATCATCTACTGTGATCTTCCAGATCTGGAGATGGCCTATTGCCTTCCCTCCATCACCATTGGTTAATAAACCACTCAAACTCTCAACCTCAGCTATGCCATCTAGCATATTTTGAATGATCTTCTCATCTGCATGCACTAACATGGAAATGAATAATAACGCTGTTAAAAGTACTTTCTGCATGATTTCTATCTATTTCTGACTCCAGTATACTCAGTGGCTTTCACCTTCTCTACTGCAAACGCAAATCTCCAAACACTCTTGAGATCTAATGAGTCAATTAATTCTACTTTTCTCCAGTGACATAATCCCCAGAGAGCTATCCTTTCTATGATAGTCTCCATGGAAGGATTCTGCTCACCATAATAACTTGTTAAATGAACCTTAGTGATCCCATTGAGGATGTTGACATATGGCTTAGGCATAGTCACAAACATGAATCCCTTCTCAATAAGTAGGAATACATCTGGGAAGAATCTATTAGGGAACCCATATGGATCCAGATCAATCACATCAAATGTCTGTTTTTCAGCTATCCTCTTGTGAAAGTCTAGGAATGAATTAGTTCTATTGATGAAGATATTTGGATATTCTCTGATCTGCTCCCTCAATTCAGTAAAGACCTTCCCTTTGAATTCATTAGCCTGAACAAATCCATAATCTGTATAGATCTTAGAGCAATTACCTCTCCCAGCAAATAGATCTAAGGTACTCAGATCACTCTGGCCTTCCAGAACTTGCTTGATCTGGTTAATCTTCTCATCTGGATGATGCAATGTATCACAATAACCTCTCTGTTTCTTCCTTACAATCTCATGATCAATCACTCTCAATTTTGGCTTATCTCCCATTACTTTTTGTTTTTCGTTCTCTCTTTATAGTATTCCAGTACTCCATCAATATGATCTACAATCCCAGATATAATTGGATCTGGTTCTAGTTCCTGATTTATTAATGCATTTGAATAAGATGATAATCTAACTGATATCGATCTTATCTCTGCAGCTGATGTGTTATTAAACATACCAGAATCCATACGATTCCTCAGCTCTGCAGTTATCTCTTGCTGGATAGTCTCCAGATTATCTCCAGAATACCATTCTGTAAGTTCCCTCCCAATCAATACTAGATCTCCATTTGTAAGCCTAGGAAGAGTCTCATTAAGATCTCCCTTAGTCAACCTATCTATTCCAAGATCCTTGTAGATCACAAATTGAATTGCTACAGTAAGATCTGATTTGAATAACTTTGGATACATCAGAGATAGGTAAGTAATCACCTCACCAGATGCAATATTGTATGATCTAGATATGCTCATGATAGCCTCACCAACATCATTCAGAGATTTTCTTACCTCTGGTAGATTACTCAGTGCATCCTTCATAGCATCCCTATAAGGAGTATCTACTTGAAGAGTCACTGGCATTTGTCTCTGGATAAGAAGAGAGATTGTATACATCAATCCTTCCCAGTTGGTAAAGAACTGTCTTACACTAGAGTCAAAGCCATTCCCATACACAATTTCATAGGTATCTCTTAACTCCACCTGCATTGGACTTAAAACAATTCCTGTTGGAGGAGCTGGCTCTGGTTCTTGATTATTACTATCCAGAACACTTTGTCTGAACTGCTCTTCTAGGATTGCTGATTCTTCATCCTTCTTAGCAAAGTACCTGATCTCTAGGATCCTCTTTACTGATTCAAAGACACAATAGATAATAACTGCTGAAATAATTGTTGCTTGTATAGTCATATCTAAATTTACGAATTATTTGTGGGATATTCCCATGATATTTGCTGTTTATGTTGTTAGTGCTATAATTTGACCATTCACCCACTGGCTGAATGTCTTAGGATTCTCCTTCCCTTTGATGAATTTGCAGTATGCAACCTTAGTAAGATCACACCACTCTCCAAATGTTCTATTGCCATAGGCATTTCTGGTATGTACAAATAGTGCTTTTAAGTCTCCTAGATCAATTTCTAGACCTACCACATAACACTCTGTAGGACTTGGAACCTTCATTCTGAACTTATCATTGAATAGGAATACAAGTGTATGATCTCCATCCTGCTTAGTGATCTTTACTGGATTGTATACTGTCTTTCCTGAAGTAGTTAATCCCTCCAGTAATACGATTTCATTTACTTTGTGATTTGATAATTTTGATGCTTCCATGATGTTATTTATTGTCTAATTTAGTTGATAAATCTGGTATGTTTAAGAACATATACCATGCTCCCTTTGGACTCTTCCATAATGCCCATCCCATTTCCTTCAAAGTATCCTTATCCTCTCTCCATACTTCCCAGAAGGTAGGTGTAGCCTTTGCACTCCATACATCCACTGTGCATTCTAGTCTCCTATCCCATTTTCTCTTATGCTTCATCTTGGCACCAAATGCTGTAGTAGATGGCTTAGAGTAATTCTTCAAGTTAAATGAAAAGTCCTCCTCAGTTACATCAGCTCCTAATTCCAATGCTTTCTCTAATGCTTCTTTAGGATCCTTAGATAGATTCTGGATGAATTTCTGATGTGTATGAAGATACAAATGACCTCCAATTGAGTTAATTACCTCACTTCTCTCCATCTTCTTGATAGATCCATCTGCATTTCTAGGTCTTAGATCTACATCTATAGTTCTCCATAGTGTATAAAATTCTGACTTATCCCCTGTTGAGATGTCCCATTCTACTTTTGTTGTTTTGTGTTCCATGATGTGATGTTTTATTTTATTGTTATTGAAATTTCTCTCTGACTATTGATTGCAGATCCAAATAATGTATCCCATTTGAAGTTATGGTTTTGCTCATTCATGTAAATGTTGATTTCATTTTTGAATTGCTTTAGCTCTGCTATAGGTACATACATACGAAATGTTTTCTTTGCACCCCATGCCACCAAAGTTGGTAGGCCTTTCTCTATTGATTTTTTAAACTCTATTGCACTTGAATTTACCATTGTGATGTTTTAATTAGATGTTTATAGGAGCAAATATAGTTACTATATATTTACTGTGCAACTTTTTTAGAACTTTTCTTCTCTTTTTCTTGTTTTTCTCTGTTTAAGCTACTGTAAGTAGCTATTATTAATAGTTAGCCTGTGAGAAAGAGTATGTTCTTTTATTAAGAGTTAAATAATCCCATAGGCATAGTCATATACTTCTTCATTCTTAGTATTAAATCTTCTTAGATCCAGAAACTCTGGAGACACATCCAGCTTATTAGGTAACTTCCTAAATGCATACCCCTGAATGAAATCATACTTCTCAAAACCAAATTTAATAAGGAACTCATGGTATTCAATTTTGTCCCCTACTCTAACCCTCTTATTTCTCCCCACAAGCAAAAATCCTGCTGCTTCCAGCCTCTTTACTAGCTCATGGGTACCAGAAGTCGATCTGATACCTAAAAGTCTCTGTAAGCCTCTATTTGAGAGTGTAATATTTGGGTTGCAAATCTTGGAAGGTTTCTCACCATCCTCAGCATTTCTAATCAATTCTATATTCTCCAGACTCCTTTCCACCATATACGCTGTATGAGTAGATGCAAGAGAGTCTAAAAACTCTCTCTTTGTTGCACCTCTGCGATTCCTGTAGTTACGTTGGTAGACTCTATCCTTCAAAACAGTCTGACTAGCTGCCTTTCCTTGCTTAATTAAATTCCTTCTTACTTCATGAAATGCTGAGAGATCTGTAGCTCTCATATTCTCATCCAGCTTACCTTGATCCCAATGCTTATATCTTAGCTTGAGTTTAGCAAATAAACGATCATATGAGCATAACCTATATCCATTCCCTACCTTCTTGATCCATTCTAGGTCAATTAGGGCAGAGATCTTTCTATAGATGGATGCTTCAGATAGGCCTATCCATTTAGTCTGCTCCAGAAGAGCATTCTTATGAATAAACCCAGTAGAATTGATAGACTTCAATTGATAGTAAAAGTCAACACTATGCCTTATCTTAGGACATTGTATTGACTGATATAAACCAATTGGAATTTTTATTTTCTCTCTCAACTCTCTTCTCTCTGTTTAGTGCTTCATGAACTGTACAAAATTAGTATATTTGTTATATCTATAAATTCTCCTAATAGCTGCATCTAAAAATGTCTGAAATTGCTCCTGCATCTTCCCAGTTACTAAGTAGTTTTTATGATCAATTATGAATGTTGTTACATCCTTAGCTCCTATATCATGTTGATCAGTAGAATCCATTGCATTAGCGAATGAATACTCTCCATCTATTACCAATATTCTTCCACCTATTACGATCACACTATGACTCCAATCTACTATAGCATAAATTGATTCTAGTATATCCTGTGGAATACTGTCTGCTGTTAACTTTATCTCCATATCTTAAAATTTTCTTCTTCCATACTCTGCTAATAATAATGCATCCACTGCACCATCATGTATCTTCATAGCCTTCTCTGTTTTCCTATTTGGATCCCTTAGATCTACATCAGGAAATAACCTCTTAGCAGCTATTAAACTCATTGCTTTAGTATCAGTCTTTTTTCTACCAGATGCTGTCTTAGTTGGCTTATATTGCATAGGTACTCCCTGCCACATCTCCTTCTGCCATGTCTTGGAATGCACCAGTGTATATGGTATGTCAAAACATGATGCCATCACCTCCAGAATTGTTTTACCTCTGGAGAGACTCCAATTCCCAGCCTTCATTGCTCCCTGTAGAGCTTTAACATCCTCAATAATTATATGATGATTAAACCTCATTCTCATGAAGATCTTTTTAAACTCCTGCAGATCATATTCCTTCCCTATTATAGGGAATCCTAATATCTTTATATTACCATCAGGATACATTATTGTCATGGCTCCTAACTTACCCGGATCCATTCCTACATATACTTTATTCATACTTTCCTTTTAAACTCCCAATTCTAGATCATCTTCATCTAGATCTAAAAGATCTATATCTTTTTTCTCCTCCTTCACCTCATAGAATTTCTTGTGAGTATTCTTAAATCGATCTATAGACTCTGAAATACCTACCCAGTTCCATAATGACTTCAGAGAATTCATCTCTACAATCTCTCCTGCAGCTCTTCCACCTAATGTAGACACATCTGTTATGTGTATGCATTCTGATTCAGGATTCTCCTTCTGGTATTGAAGGAAGTCCATATAATCACTGGCTATGTATACTACAGGCTTTCCCATACTGATACTCCTTTATCTTCTTTTGTTACTCTTACAACCTTATCATGGTTCCCATTGTATACTGAATGGGTAATGATATAAATACACTTCCCTAGGTCATCTAATGACTTGAGAATGTTTGTTATTCCTTCCTCATCAATACTCTCTACAATCTCATCTAAGAATAGGAGATTTAACCCTCCAGCTGTAGACTTTGAATTGATCTGAGACTGTAGTGCTAAGATCCCTGCAATATCTATCCTCCCTCTTTCTCCTTGAGAGAATGGCCCTATTGATCCAATCTCTACACCATTACGATTAACTATAGTTGAGATCTTCTCACTGATGCTACCACTTTTAGTTTCCTTATATCCTGAAATAGTTACAGATATTGAAGATTTCATGGCATCTAGGTACTTATTTGTGTAGAATTCTATCACACCTACAGTCTTATTGACTAATTGTGTCTTAAATCTATTAAAATGAGTTAGCATGTCATCATTTTTAGTGATATCCTTCTCAATTGCCTCTATATGTTTATCTATCTCAATGATATTAGCCTCATGCCGCTTGATGACCTTCTGGATCTCTGCTGTTTTGTTGGTTATCTTAGTTTCTTCAAGATCCTTTATGGATTGAATAGATATCTTTATAGTCTCCTTACTTGTTTTTATGGACTGATCTGCTGCAGGAATTGTTCTCTGGAATCTACTCAATTCACTCTCCAGAGTATTTAGATCCTGATTCAAAGTCCTCTTTAGATTAGTTAGAGTAGTCTCCTTCTCATTCAATACTTTAATGTCCTCCTGATCTTCAGCTAAATATATATTCTGCTCTTCCAGTGCCTCCTTCAGCATTGGTATTGCATTCTTTACCTTTGTTAGATCCTTAGATGGATCTGATGCATTGAATTCATGCTTACATTCTGGACATTCAACCTTACCAATTAGAAGTCTATCTGCCTGAGCTGTCTTATCCTTGATCTGCTTGATCATCTCATTTACCTCATTGATACTCTCTGTGATCTCCAGCTTAGAGCTACCTACTTGATCAATCAATCCCTGACCTGTGGCAATTCTACTCTTTAGAGTTGTGATCTTCCACCCATACTCCTTAATCTGACCTTCTGCCTGAACTTTACTGGCTGTCTGAGTAGTGATATTGAGCTCATGTTCAGCTATTGTAGCCTTTACTCTAGCAATAGCACTTTGTCTCTCTGCATTCTGATCCCTATTTTTCTCCTGCTCTAATGTATTAGTGTAGGCATTAATAGATCCTTCCTCTCTAGCTCTACTCTGATCCTCTATAGCTATCAATTTACTGAGCTCTGTACTCTTATCCTTCACCTGCTGGACTGCTGGATCTAATAGCTCTATATTTGAGAATCTCCCTATCACTTTCTTTTTGGCTGCATCACCTCCAGAAAAGAATGACTGGAACCTCATTTTGTCAATAAGGTAGTAGTTCATCAGATCTTCTTTTGGGATGTCTAGGAAGTCTAAGATGACCTGATTTGCATGATTAGCATCAGTTACATCTACAGGCTTTGTTCCTTCTGTAATAGTTACCTCTTGAGATTTACTTGATTTTAAGTGGAATACTCTATGAATTATCAATTGGGTATTAAGCATTGTATTTGAGAGATGTAAAGTTACCTCCATAACCTCTTCTTCCCTTCTGATAAGATCTCTTGGTGTAGTGTCTGGCCTCATTGGTCTACCAGTGAATGAAAGTACTAATGCTTCCATGATCACTGACTTTCCTGAACCATTCCCATTCTGACCTTCATCAAATTGATTTACTCCATATATTAGAGTAGCTCCTGTTTGCAAGTCCACCTCAAGATCTTGATAGCTCATGAGGTTTTTAATTTTCAATTTTGTTGGTGTATACATTCGATTCTCTTTTTCGGCCTATAAATTTACTACTTTATTTTTAATTTCTTCTAACAATTCTGGATTATCTCTTAACAATGTCAAAACTGCATCCTGTCCCTGACCTAATTTAGTCTCATCATAACTGAACCAAGATCCTGCTCTCTTAATAATACCAGCCTCTACCCCTAATTGAAGTACCTCCCAGACAGTATCTATACCTAGTCCATAAGTGATCACAGTCTCAGACTCTAAGAATGGAGCTGACACTTTGTTCTTAACACATTTTAGAGCTACTATATTGGATAGCTTCTCACCATCTTTATCCTTCTTAGGATTCTTCTTTCTTACTTCCAGTCTCTGAGATGCAAAGAATTTCAATGCATTTCCTCCTGTAGTAGTTTCTGGATTCCCAAACATCACTCCTATCTTCATTCTCATTTGATTGATAAAGATGACAGTTGTACCTGTTTTCTGTGCAGAATTTGGGATCTTTCTCATAGCTTGACTCATTAATCTAGCATGCTTACCTACATTTGCATCACCCATCTCTCCCTCTAACTCACTCTTTGGTACTAATGCAGCAACTGAGTCTATTACAATAATATCCACCTCTCCAGATAATGCCATTTGATTAACTGTCTCTAGAGCCTGCTCACCATTATCTGGCTGCATAAACACTAGATTGTCAACATCTACTCCAATAGTGCCTGCCCACTCTGGATCCAATGAATGCTCCATGTCTATGAATGCTGCTACTCCTCCTGTTTTCTGAACCTCAGCAATGGTATGAAGAGTTAGTGTAGTTTTACCACTGGACTCCCATCCAAAAATCTCCACTACTCTTCCTTTTGCCCATCCACCACCTAGAACATAATCTGCCTCTAGGGATCCTGTAGGGATTCTCTCTACATTCCTATCAGCATCTCCTAGCTTTACAATAGCCTTCTCACCAATGGATTTATTCAAGTTATCCATTAATGTATTTAATCCCTTCTCTGATTTGCTCATAATGTTTCCTCTAGTATTTTTTTACCTTCTTTATGAAATCCCTTTCTCTCCTCATCCTTCTCACAGTATCCATCCCACTCTTCCAGAATGGATGTCTTGGTGAATGCAGCAAAGCTATCTGCTACCTCAGCATCTACAGCTACAGTCTCAACCTTCTCTTCTTTGAAAGTAACCTTGATCCCCTTTGATTCTATTAGAGACTTAGGTACATTCTTGAATTTATCCTTAGATCCTTCAAATCTAAACCTGATCTTATCCTTCACATCTGCATAGTCCTTAACCAGTTTATTGATCTTGGCCTTGGTAGTATCATTTAGATCTACATCTACAGTCAAAAATAGGCTCTCTCCCAGACTTTCCTGCTCCATTGACTCATCAGTATAGAAGTAAGTAATACCCTTATTAGTATCCTCTCCAAAGTTGTTCTGGAGTAGAGATCCTATATAGGTAATATTACCAAATTCCTGCTTATCATGGTAATGACCAACTAAAACTTTACCAAATTTCTTGAAGGTATCTCTAGGTAGTGTCTCACTTACCTCAGATCCATCATTATTTCTAACCCCATCAATAGATAAGTGAGTTAATAATACACTCTTCCTTGGAATTCCTATTTTATTTAATTCCTCCAAATATGGAAGGAGTGCATCCTTCTCCCTGAAGTATGGTAGTTGGAATACTGTCCATCCTGTATCCAATGTAATCTGACCTATACCTGTCTCTAGATCCATAGCTGGATGCCATCTGTATATATCTAGGTATGAATTCTTGGATGTGTAATCGATCTTATCATGATTACCCGGGATGCACATCAGAGTAACACTCTTATTATGTGCATAGTCCAAGATCCTAGTAAAGGCCTGCATTGTATTGAATGACTGAGTTTTCCTATCTGTAAAGATATCACCTATAACAAATAGTAGAGTAGATCCCTTCTCAACTGTCTTATCGATACTCAGCCTCATAGCAGCCTCTACCTCAGAGATATTTTTATCTGAGAGGTGAGGATCTGCTACTACTGAGAATGCTAGTTTCTTCTCCATTAGAATGCATCTGATATTTTATTCTGTACTCCTCTTCTGGATCTTCTGCTTACTGCAGGAGTCTCATCTACTGGCTGCTCTGCTGCAGGAGTTTCCTGATCAGGCACTTCCTCAAATGGAGTGTAATCCTCTCCTTTAGCCTCTGCCTTTAATAGATCCTCCTCATTTCTGATGAAGGCTCTGATCATATCATCTGTATGATCTGCTGTCACCAATATATTCAAAGAATTAGCCTGAGAATAGGCAAGTAGCTCACTTCTATCCATGAGACTCAGCTTGTCATTATCATCATCAAAGATAGCTGGATCTACCATAGGTCTTGTTACTTTCTTCTCTTCCACAATTGGAGCTGTAGTAGTTGCAGCAGCTCTTCTTCTTCTATTTGCTGCTGGATCTTCTTCTTTAGTCTCTACACCTGCAAATGGATCTGCTGCCTCTACTTTGGCCTTCTCTGCCTTAGATCCTGCTCTTACGATCATTGGCTCATTTACATCTGCTGGATAGTATCCAGAAATCTCCTTAACAATTGTCTGGAAGGTAGGATCTGCCATGATACCAAAATTATGCTTTGCATCAAATCTGGTTAATCCTTCAATGGCCATATTGAAGTCTAATCTTCTGTAGGATCCAACATATCTCTCAGCCAATGGACTCTGATCTTCTAACCATTGAAGATCTTCCTCTGACCATGGGATACTAACCTCATTATCCAATGATACTGCATACTTATCATTTGGATCCTTCTTACTATCATACTCCAGAACTAATACAGCTCCTGTATCAATATCTGTAAAAGGATTAGTAACTGTCACCTTACTTCTACGATCCTGAGCTGCTGCCAGTGAATCCATTTTCTTCCCTACTGAATAAGGGAACTCAAATACTCCCTTCTCAATACTAGCAGGTGCATCTCCTGCATCATTCCATGTAATAATACCTCCATACCCAGTCCATTTGAACTCTCCAGAGATACCAGTCTTAAAATATCTGATAGGCTTCATTACTTCCTTCACCTTCTTACCAAAATCCTGCTTAGAGATATCCATCTTCTTGATCTTATCTATCTCTCTTCTCTCATAGAATGCTATATACTCATCAATTACATCCTTTGGAGTTCCTCCATGAGTTCTTGAGTTGAAAATAGGCTTTCTTTCCTTGATGACCAAATTGCCATCTCTATCCTCTTCCTCAATTGGTAGCCTGTGGGTGTGTTTCAATTGGATGAAATTTGATTCTTCATCAATTGAAGGGAATAATCTGAAGTCATTGAATCCCTCTTGGATCTTTAACCAGTTAATTCCTCCATTTCCATGGCTCATTTTTTCTTCTGCATCTTTTATCTGGCTAGATAGAGGAGATGCTTCCACTCTTTGCGAATACTTGTCTCTTAGACTCATTTTTCTCTCTTTTTAATTGTTACTTAATATACTTTTACGATTCTCAAACTTTATATAATATCCATTTACTTTACCTTCCATTATATTACTTTCAAAGTCTACTGGTTTAAGGCTTAAATTTTCGGATAATGCGTTTAGTTTAGTACTTTTATTCTGGACTCCCCAATAGAAGGCATCCAATACAGCATGATATTTCTTCAATCTGTACATCTTACCCTTGAGAAGTATAGATGTCTTATCAGTGAATGCTGCATTATTCACCTGATCATTTGAAGGATACTTAGTTCTATCATTTACTTCAGTTATTAGAGTCTTTCTTAAACTCTCACTAATCTCAGCTAAATGCCTCTGGTAGTTTAGTCTGGCCATGTCATACTGATACTCAGCTTCTGCCTTCCAGATCCCTACTCTATTGATCAAAGTAGCAATAGTCAGCAACTCTCCATAAATATTGTTATAATCGATTGTAGTATACTCTTCTACATTCAATTCTATGTCAAACCCTGCAAAGGCTAACCTTACATTCTTGTCTTTAAATGGCACATCAATATGTTCATGCTCACCATCAAACCCTAAATTATATATCATTAGTTATTTTTATCTCTATTTTTTCTCCTAGTAATGACTCCATAGACATATCCATCTGATACTGTATCATTATGAAGTCTAGAGTAGGCATCCATGATCATCTTTGGTTTAATCTCAGTGAATAGATCTAATCCATTCTCATCAATTAGAGTATCTATGATCTTATTGATCCTTGGTTCTTTTACCTTTGTAACACCAGAGACCTTAACATTAGGCTTCTTTAAGAATGTACTCTTCATTCCTGAAGGAATAACATCTCTGGATTTCTCTCTCTTTGGCAAATTGGAAGGTTTTAATACCTTCACTGAATTAGAGATGATAATATCCCTAACTTGGAAATAAACTTCCTTCCTCTTTTCTAGTGAAGGAATTGCTTTAGTCTTAACATGCTTACTCACAAATGTAGTTACAGAAGTGTATAGTGCATTTGTAAGCATTTTCTCTGTAAGGTCTACATACTCCGATAAATGCTGAAATAGCAAAAATCTATTAGTATCCTCACTTATTTTATGTGTATATAATTGATTTGCTATTGCTATCAATCCATCCTTTGAAGTTGGATTCTGGACTCTATAACCAAAGTGGATCTCTAAATAAAGTACAATTTCTGGAATTTCCTTCTCTGATAATATTGGAGTTAGATCTTTTTTACTCATAGATTCTCTTTTTATTTCTGGAGTCAAATATAGTGCTTATATCTGATTCCACAAAATTAATTTATAAAAACTTTACTAATAACCCTTTCATTCTTGATGAGATCATCAACTCATTGTGTGACTTCCACTGATCAGGCATCTGGACATTACCTCTCATGATAACCATCCTGCCACTATGCCTCTCAAGCATAGTTTTCATGTCACACTCAATATCCACCCATTCCATCTTATCCTTCTCCTCATTATGAATATTCTTCTTGTATGAATATTTGAACCTACTATCTCCTTTCTCATTTACCAGCTCTCCACTCCAGATCCTCACATGAATGATATCTGTATTGTGTAGTAGCTCCAGCATAGCATATGGATCTCCCTTCTTAGTTGTTCTGATCAGCACATTATTAACAAGGCCTATAACTACAACTGGCCTAGTTTTACTGAGTGTATTGAACTGATCACCATCTACATAATCATCCAGATAGGAGTAGAACTGATCATCCTCACTGACTATAGTTTTATAGTTCAAATTGGATAGCTTACATACCTCATACTGCTTAACTCCCCAGTATGGATTGAATGTACTATTGCTGTGGTATTCCTCTAAGATATCCTCCTTAAATATCTTCTCATAGATATCCTGCATTACTACAGCTCTCCTACATATAGTATCCTTGATTATGCCATACATCTCATCAAATGCTCCTGCTAATGTTAGCTGAATCATTGTCCTTTTATTTACTGCAGTCACCTTACTGCCTACCCTCTCTTTATTGAACTCCTTCATTCTGTCCCAGAATTCCTTTATTGAGAAGAATTGGCCATTCTCATCTCTATCCAGCACAATTGCCTCAACTGACATATCTCCAATGAATTTAATCTTACTGAGATCCCAGTATATGGTATTTTTGTCTAGATCATAGGTGAAATGACTGGTAGACTTATTTATGTTTGGAGGAGATAGTGTGATTTTAGTGCTCTTGGTTAATTCTGATATGAAATTAGCTATCTTCTCATCATCTGAGTACTCAAATGCTGTGATCCAGAATTCTAATGGATAATGCACCTTAAACCAGTTGCAGAAATATCCAATTACTGAATATGCTGCAGAGTGACTCTTGTTAAATCCATACCCTGAGAATACCTGTAGTTTCTCCCAGATGGCTTTGGCCTCATCAGGATCACATCCATTTCTTTCAGCTCCCTTGATGAATTTGGATCCATACTCATCCATCTTCTTCTTGATCTTCTTACCCATTGCCTTCCTGACACCATTAGCCTCAGCTAAGGTGAATCCTCCTAGTACCTGTACAGCCTTCATAATCTGCTCTTGATACACATAGAGTCCATAAGTCTCTTCTGTTACCTCCTTGAGTCTATAATCATATTTTGGCTGCTTTTCACCATTTTTGAGTAAGATATACTCAGTATGAGACTTGGAGGCCATGGCACCCGGTCTGTAAAGTGCAGTAGCTGCAATTAGATCTGACATCTGCTTTGGCTGCATGCTTACTAAATATGCAGTTAATCCTGAAGATCCAAACTGGAATACATCCTGAGTCAGTCCCCTGCAGAAGGTATTATATACCTCTGGATCATTTAATGGGATCTCTTCAGTCTTAATCTTGATACCATGATTCTTCTCAACCAAATTGATCATATTCCCAATCTTGGCCATCTGAATAGTAGATAAGATATCCTCCTTTAGATATCCTGCATCATCTAGCTCCCCACCTTCCCATTCTGACACCAATGTTCCATCTTCTCCAACCCTTAATGGTATCTGTCTCTTGATTCCCTTCCCTATCTTAGGTGCAATAATAGTAGCACATGCATGTACAGATCTATTCTTTAGGGATCCTATTAGACTGGATATGTCATTTATTGCTGGATAGTACTTCTTAGTGAATTGAATGAGTCTCTTATCACTGGAGCTCCCTATCTTCTTGAAGATGTCTATAAAATCTGACTCTGAATCATCAAATATCTTTGTTAAGAAATTGATATGCTCATTAGTTCCTAATCCATAGAATCTAGATAGTTCCTTCAGAGCTGACTTTAACTTCAATGTTCCATAGGTACCCACTTGACATACAAATCCTTCTCCATATCTATCTTTGATGTAGTCTATAACTGCCTCTCTTCCATCACTGGCAAAATCCACATCGATATCAGGAAGGGATGTTGTTACCCTACTCTCATCCAGAAATCTCTCAAATAGCAGCTCATACTCCAATGGATTCACTTTAGTAATCCCTAGACAGTATGATATTAATGATCCAGCTGCAGATCCCCTACCCGGGCCAACCTGTATCCTATTATCCTCTGCCCATTTGATGATATCCCACAGTATTAAGAAGTAGTCAATTACTTCACCTTTCTTGATAAGAGCTCCCTCCTTCTTGATCCTTTCAATGACTTCCTCCATAGGATATATATCAAAGTCAATAAGTCTCTCCAGTCCTGCAGATATTAAATCCTTGAATAGTGCCTCATTGTCTGGGTATGACTCTTTCTCTATCTCTGTCATCTCATACTTTGGGAGGAATCTCTTACCTTCCTCTATCTGAAAATCAACTGCCTCATTTATGCTCTTGAATGCAGCTATTGAATTATGCATCACCTCCCTTAATTTTGGCTTCTTATCCTCATCAAAATACTGAGAGAATTGATGTACTATATCATCATAAGGTAGTAGGCTATGATTCTTAGTCATTGTGCCTCTGCTCCCTCCATGAGTTACCAATATCTCCTGTAGATGCTCCTGATCCTCCTCTAAACAATAAGAGTCATTCATCAGCACTCCCTTAACCTCTCCATGATAATTATTCATAAACCACTTCATATTCTGCTGCTCCTTCTCATGATCACCCTTTATGTAATTCTCAGTGGTAGTATATTGATAGTATGCCTGATCTGCCTCTTCATTAATGGAGTTTAATATTACATCATCCACTACATGAGATGGCTGTATAAGTGCAATGGTTCCAGCTAATCCTTTTAGTATATCTTCATGCCTCAGCATCTCTGATGATAGGCTAGTATTATGTAGTAGTAGATTCTCCCATCCCTCCTGATTTACAGCGAATAATTTTAGATTGTAGTAACCTCCTATTGCCTTAATTGGGAACTGGACTCCTAATATTGGCTTTATTCCAACATCATTACATGCATGAGAGAACTGGATCACTCCAGCTAATGTCTCCTTCTCACATATCCCTAGAGATGTATATCCTAAGAATTTGGCCTTCTTTGCCCATTCCTTATACTCATGCATACCACACATGATCTCATGCTTACCATGGATACCTAAATATATTCTAGATTCTTCTGGAATTGGTGACATCCATTGGTACTCTCCAAAGTACCTCAATAGAGTCAGCTCTTTGAGTTTAGTCTTATTTACTGGAGTATAGTAATACCATCCTCCAAACTCAAATACGAAGTAGTCAATTTTATCTTCATCTCTCAGCTTCTTACCATAAGGATCTAAAATAAGTTGAATCTTCCCTCCTTTAAGATCTAGGATCTTATCATTAGTTGGAGGTACCAGATAGAATATCTTATCATTTACCCTTAGCCTTCCTGCTGCTAGGTTTTGGTGAACTAATAAGTTGGAGTCCAGCCATTTTTTCAGTCTTTGCATTGTTCTTTATTCTCTCAGTTATGTTATCTATAAACTTGTAGACATCTTCAAAGAAGAAGTACCTACCCAATATCTCTTTATGGTTAGTTACACCTCCAGCTCTTGCATGCCACTCCTTAATCCTATATTCATTTAATCCTAGTAGATCTAAGTGCTCAACTAAATCTTCAAAGGTAGATTCTCTAATTACTATTCTTAGAGACAGCTTCCCTGAAACTGTATTTCTGAGTCCAGCTATCTTTAAACAAACTTTACCTCCCCTTATTAATGAGTACCATAATTTTCTCTCTTGAAGTATCCATCCTAACTCTTTACATTTTTTCCCTAGTGCAATTATCTCTGGAAGAAATTGGTATTGATCCACATCAATTAGAAGTCCTGTTCTAAAACTTGGATCTGGAGCAGTGAATATACTCTTACCTTCTAATATTGATGTTGTGTCAATAAGAGAAGAAAGGTCATCTAAGTCACTTACCCAGTCATTACCATTATCAATAAGCCTTTGTTGTAGTTCAAATATAGCCTCCTCTTCTGTCTTTGGAACCTCACCTAATAACTCTCCAGCCTTGATTAATAAATTATCAATGTCACTCATATTATGTTTCAATTTTCAAATATAGTAATTATACCTAACCCTCACAACTAATTATAGGATTCTTTTCAAATTTTCTATACCAACCTCTATTTCATGGTCTGTGTCTCTTATGATAACATAAACCTTTCCTTCCATTATAACAGCATTATTATTTGAGATCTTACATATTGCAATACACCCATTTTCAAGAAGTAAGGCAAATTCTGAATTGACTGAGTAATAATTTAATTTATCAGACTTAGAGATCCATTTCTTTGACTCCTCATCTCTATAAGTGAATCTAGGAATACCCCAGTCTGGGTGTACCTCCTTATAGAATTCCTCATATTTATCTTTAGAGTTGAATATACTTGGCAGATGATTCCTTTCAGATATCTGAAGTATTGATTCTCTCTTCCCTAACATCACTCTATTTTTGTAATATTTTTTATCTTTAGCTTTAGGGTATATTTTACTTCTTAATTCAGCTACAATATACTCTATTTGTAGTGACTTATAAAAGTCCAATAATGATTGATCTCTATTCTTATACTTTTGAGATTTAGTCTCTTCCATTTTAACCTTTAAATTTATATTTTTTTCTATCTAATTTATTGCCTACTAATCCTGTGTAGAATTGAATAAATGACCTCATTGAACTTAGAACTGATTTGAATTCTTGTTGTGACATATCTCCCGGATCCTTGCCCTCCACTGGCATAGCTAACTTCACATCACTAAAATTCTTCACTAATTCTGATCCATAATACTTACTGTCCTCTATTGCTTCTGGATCATACATTAAAATAATACTTTTCATCGAATTATTTTGTATTTCATCGGTTTTTTCGATTAACTTCATCATTTGGCTATATGAAATTTTCTTACCAAAAGTGCATACACATTTAACCTTTTCGCTCTTATTTAGCTGTAACTGTTTGTCTGTGTTTGTTTTATCAAATGGCCCTTCTACAATTATGATAGTTTCAGTATTGCTGGTGACATCATCTATACCCCACAGCATTTTCTCAAAAAATACTCCTCCCTGATTTTTGTACTTTGGATGAGTCATCTTTCTATCACCCTTCTCTGCTGTCTTGTTAAATTCTTTAACATGCTCATTATAAGCATTCATCCTATCATTATCCCATGTAGATCTTCCTACATACCCCTTGTTCTCACCATCCTGCTCTATTAAGATCACAACATAATCCTTCAATGGATAGTAGATCTCTGTTATCCCTACTTGATAATGCTGAAATTGCCATGGATCCCATCCTCTGGCCACCAGATATGGATGGTATTCTAACCTACTCCAACCTAGAGGAGGAGGCATATTGGCCAACTCATCCTCATTTACTCCCTCACTTACACCTTCATTTAATCCCTCATCTAATTTCTCTCTAGTGGATTTTATGAATTCCCTATTGCCTACTAGGTGCTCCTTACCAAATAACTCCAGCAGCTTATACTCTGATCCATGCTCTGCACAAGATCCTGAAAAGCAATTGAATGATACCTGATTGTGATACTTACCATCTTTCTGATCATTAAATTTGACACCAAACTTATCCTCCTTCCCACAGAATGGACAATCAGTAATATGCCAGCCTCTAGGAGTTTTCTTTCTTACATTCAACCCTAGTGACTCTATGACAGCATTCTGGATATTAGTCCATTTCTTCTTCTGATCCATACTGTCTGATTTTGACTGTTCTTAGGTGATCATAGAATCTCTCATTCTCCATGTTTGTAGCTATAGGAAATGTAGGTACTGGAGCATTATACTTTCTGAACTTATCCCAGTGTAGCCTCCTCCTATTCTCATCCTTCTCAGCATCTGTACCATTGATGGTAATAAAGTAGGAGAATGGCTTAATCATCCCTTTGAATTCTGATATATGCTCTCTCCTGTATACAAATGTTGGATCATTCTGATCATCATGAGATACAGTTGATGATTGAGTAGCTGTGAACCCTGCACAATCAAATTCCATACATAGATTCTTGAATCCCTGTCCTAGCTTTTCTCTTCTCTTCCTCTCCTGATCATTGCTGGTGCCATAGGTCTTACCATCACCCGGATGTAATAGCTCCAAGTAATCCAATACCAGTGCATCAATAGGCCCATAAAGATCTACTATCTCCCTCATATAATTCCTCACATCCAGTAGACTTCCCTCATCAAATGTCTCAAATGCCTTCAGATGGATCTCTCCACCTTTCCTCTGAATATCCTTCAGAGCTGCAGAGAGCTCTTCTATGGTATCTTCATCTAACATACCTGTCTCAGCAACTGCAATGCTTATTCCTGCATAAGCAGCATCATAACACTGCTCTGCTTCATCTCTGGAGCCTTCTGCTTGGACATGAACTATCCTATGTCCTAATTTTGAGTTATAGTAACCTATGAACTTTAGCATCTTAGATTTACCAGATCCACTAGGCCCCATTAACATCAATGTATCCTTTCTATCAACTCCTCCCTTGAGCTGATCATCACATCCTAATATTATTCCTGTTGGTATTTTTCTGGCTCTAAACTTTGAAGGATCCACTGAAGTAAACTCATCCTTCCTGTCATCCATCCTATCCTCCATACCTTCTATGATATTGTGATAGTATGTCTCATCCTTTATCTTGAAGTTAGATAACTTCTCTGCCACTTCTGTCATGAGCTGGAATGCTCCAGCATCATCATTCTTATTATACAGCTCTGCTAGTTCCTTGTGAGCACTTATGAAGATCATTTGCTTGATGAATATCTCCAGCTGCTCCAATAGATCCTCTATATTGGGTTCATCAGAATTGGCTATATCACCAATAACTTTCATCACATCCTTATCAGCCTCATACTGCTGGCCTAATATCCCAATCGATATAAGCCTGCCTGTAACCTCATAATGATTTACCATGGATCTCCAGATCAGCTTGTGATCTTCTGAAGGTAGGAAGTGATATTCAATGTGCTCTCTTGCTAATTCAAATACATCAGATTGTCTTAGACATACCTTATACAATTCTGTAATGAAGAATTCATTCAGTTGCTTCTTTGCCATTTAGTTTTACAATTTTAATAGTTACAAATATAGTGATAATTATCCTAGGAAATTGAAATCAAATGATTTTAATGACCTTTTAAATCCTTTCATCATGATATACAGTGACATACTAGTATCATCATGCTGCCCAACTGACTCCAATTTCCCTTTATCTTGGATAAAAGTCATTGAATTCAACTCTGAAAAGTATAGATCTGTTAGATCCTTAGCCTTCTGAGTCCCATATGGGAACTTAATTCCTCCCTGTTCAAATAGGACTGCCAGTGCAGGCACTCCCTTGTACATATCTTTCTTCTCTGCTCCAGTGAAATCTCCAACTGCAGGAAGTCCAGCCTCCTCAACTAATTGAAGGAATATCTCCTGCATGCCATTTGTCTCTAAAACAAAGACATCTGGCCTGAATCTTCTATTGATCATCTTCAGAGCTGCAATCTGGCCTCCATATTTCACACCTCTCTTCCTCCATGTATTGAGTACATGGATCTTACCTCTGGAATCTACACCTCCAATAGTGAATACTGAGTAATCAGATCCAATACCAGATGATATTGCAAAGTCACACCCTACAACTATCATCTCATACTTCTCTTTACATGAATCAATGTTCTCTACTACATCAACCTCATCCTGTCCTATAATCGATTTTCTTAGAATGTCATAAGGGAATAGAGTTGCTCCATCAGCTAATGGCTGCACCATGATCTCTCTTGAGAATACTATCTCTCCTAGAAGAGCTTTTTTCTCCATGATAGAGTCATATGAGTGCCTTGTTTCAAATAACAATGTACCATCAGGGAATATTGCTGGATATTCAAATATACCAAACCTCTGAGCTTCTCCCTTTGCTATTGAATCTGCATTGGCTTTCTTCAGTGTTCCATATAGATCCAATTCAAAGAATGGAGTTCCAATGATGACCATCTGGCCACCCGGAGTCAGTGCTGGGTATATCACCCCAGAGAAGATATTCCAATACCTATCTCTCTGCTCTTGGCTGTATAATGAACTATCATTCAGGAAGTCATCTAATACTACCCATTTAGGGTGAAGTCCTCTAATTTTCGAGTTTGCAGACCTTACATAGAACTTAGCTCCATTCTTACAGACAATCTTCTCTCTACCCCAGCCATCTCTTTTACTATCTGGCATCAATCTAGCTCTTAATACATCATTGCTCTCAATCTCATCCCTCACTTTACCCATGAACTCTGTAGATAGCTTATATTCATTTGTCACTAGCATACCTTCACCAGCCATAAACAGCTCTTTAGATGCTGCTGGATCCTGTGGAGAGAATTTTCTGTATCTATACAGCTGCCATAGTGGATATGCAAATGACATCTGGTGTGACTTACCATGATCCCTTGCAGCCAATATAAGTAGTAACCTATACATCTGGGTGAGATTACCCCACTCAGCATTATGCCATCCCATTATGAAATCTGGGAGTACTGATAGCATGAAGTAATTGAATGATCTACATCTTAATGTTTCCTCTACTGACTGGGTAAAATTCTCTAGATATCCTAGAGGAGCTGAATTGATCAGCTTGTTACTAGATGAAATCACAGCTGCAGTTTCCTGCTGTAGAATGTCAAATATGGTATCCAGATCCTTAGTGGTACCTCCCATCAGCTCCCTTATAGCATGATCATCTAAATTGGTGATGATATCATCCATAATGCTATACACATTATCATGCTGCTCTGCTGTTAGGTGCCTCACCCTATCATCCAAAGGAGTTCCTAGCCTTACTAGCTCCTTGTTTCCCAATAATGGATCTGTCATATTAAAACTTAAATGGTAGTGAATCTGTTTTGTTTACCATACCTCCTGATACAGTGCTTCCCTCTCCCCTGATTCCTTTTATGAATTCAATGAACATCTCAGCATTAGCCTCAGTATCTGCTGCTGCCCTGTGAGCTCCTGTTAAGGATATTCCCATTGCTTTACATATAGATCCTAGCTTATGATTGTTATTCTGAGCTAATTCATCTCCCTTATCTTTACTTGAAGGGAATTTGAACATAGAGAGATATAGTGTATCCATCACCTGATCATTTATCTTCTTGATAAATGCATCTCTTAGCTTCACCTGATCAAATGACAGTGTTAGGAATGGAAGGTCAAATTTTTTGATGTTATGCCCAACTAATATAGGCTTACCAAATACACCCTTTACACTCCATATCTTGAGTTTTTCTATGATCTCAACTGCTACCTGTTTCAAAGGAATTCCATCCTCTTCCAACTCAGCTATTGTAATCCTATGAGTATTCATGGCTGCAGAAGTATATTCTAGAGGCTCTCCAGTGATCTCATTTTTATAATATGGCTTCACCAGTGCCTCATACCTATCTATCTCTTTCAAAGTCTCTCCATCATAACAGATGAAACATACCTCTACTAATGGATTTTTTGCTCCATTAAACCCTCCAGTTTCAATATCGAATACCACAAAGTTAGGAGCTGCTCTTCCTTCCTTCATAGTTAGTCTCTAAAAACTGTTAATGTCTTACCTAACACTGTAGTATTTAATTTGATCTTATGGCCACCATATGCCTTTGGTAATGATCCTCTCAAATAGTACTGCTGTATATCTTGAAACTTAAATACCTTACCACCTTTCTTATGGCCATATTTATGATTCAACACCTTCACTAAGATAGCTGCTGTCATCACCTCATCTCTTTTACCTAAACCCTCTGCAAAAGTTTCTAATTGATTTTCTGTTAATTCCATTTTTCTTTACTTTACGAATTTTGTTAATGTATTCTTACTTATTAATTTCTTTATTCTTTTCACTTCAGCATCCCTAGATTCTTCTGAATGGAACCTGAACTCCTTATTTATATACCACTCATAACTAGCTGGAGCATTCTCCTCCTGATTGAGCACTATTGTCCAATAAGGCCTTGTATCATATCCAAATCCATTCTTAATTGAGTAAATATGCTTGATAATTATAGATTCTCCTTGAATCTCTATAAATGCCATCTTCATTTTATCCAGTAATTTCTTCCAGAAGTTCCCTCCACGCTTATCCATTTCAGCCTCCATCTCATCTGAATTGAAGTATAACTCCAGATCCTCCAGAACCTGCTCATCATGTGAGAGTTTCCACTGGAATAATATCTTGGTTAATACTTCAAATCCCATCTTCTCAATAATGGCTCCAAGATTCTCTATAATTGCTGCATCTGTCCCTGATATAGGTTTTATAGGCATCTTATTCTCTGGATCTAGGAAATAATATGTTGATATGTCATCTAAATGCTCACTCATTATCAATTCTTTTACCATTACACCCAACCATCCACCCAAATACAATTGGTGCAAAGATCCCTAGTGGAGGAATAATCCCTGTCTCAGACAGATTCCATATAAATTTACCTATTGCTCTTTTCATCTATTAACTCTTTTACTATTGCTGTTAATTTATCGAATGTTCTCATTGTCTTATCTCCTGCCTCCCATCTTTCATGGCACCCGATATCACCATCAAATGTCATACAATGGAGTACTATATTTCTTTTGTCTGCTATCAGATCTGGCCTCTTACTTCTAGCAATCAAATGACTGAATGATAACCTATCTGGCCTACCACATTCATCACATACATTAGGCCTTTCATCCCAGATCTGCTCCTGTACTTTCTTATAGTCCACCTCAATCCTCTGCCTCTTCTTAGTGAATTTCTTCAAACCTCCCTTCCCAGCCTTTATAGCTGATCTAGTTTGCAATCCCTTCCTGATCTTCTTCTCTCCTGTATTCTGATCATCTAACCTCTTCCTGTTACATGAGTTACATAGCCACCTAGTTCTATTGACAATGATATCTACATTATCACATTTACTGCAAATCCCTTTATCCTGTTTAAAACTCATAAATATCCTCTATCAAATGCTGCTCCAGCATTTATTTGACTTAATAACTTCTTACATACATCCTTCTTCACACATATCTGGCAGTATTTGCTCTTATGATTGAATAAGGTAGTAGACTCCAGACATATTGCTAATGCTCCTGCTGTATTCACTACTCTCCTCTTAATGGCCTCCTCAGACTCACTGAGCTCCTCTATGCTTATTAAAGGGATATTAGCAGGTATTACATCCAATCTACTGATTCCCTTCTCCTGAAGAGCTCTACTGACATAATACTGCCTCCCTTTAGACCTCTCCTGCCATCTCTTATATGCTGATGGAGAGAATATCTGATTGAATGGTATCCTCCTACTCTGGAGATTAGGCCTCTTGATCAAAATATACTCAAATGTGAAAGCTATGTAGTTGAATAGATAGTTATCATCTACTGCATGTAACCCTAGATCCTTGTGAACCTCAACTAAGAAATTCACCAAAGACCTCTTATGAGGTTCAGTGACTTTTAACTGGAAATATTCATACCCATCCTTATATAAAGACTTGATGAAATACTCATAGAAATTAACTAATGTCAATTTTACACTCATATTCAACTCTCTTTCAAGTTGTAAATATAGGCATTATATTTTAACTGACAATAAGAAAAGTGTAAAACTTTCGTATTATGATAAAACTACTGTATTTACTGCATCCCATGTAAAGGTTAGATTAGCTGCAGTTGGAGCACCAAGACCTAATGGAGTTACCACATACTCTTGACTATTTGGATTATTAATGAAATGGAAGTAGTCTAATTGAGATCCTGTTGCCTCTCCATTAACAAATACTATTGGAGTTTGTATTCCTATTCCTCCTACTTGAGTGAAGTTCATAGTACCTGACCAATTAGCATCTATTCCTCCTGTAATTAAGGTAGACGTATAATAGTATATCTTTACATCAAATGGAAATTCTCTTTTAGCTGCAGGATCTTGGTCATCTTCATGAGCTAAATATAGATTAGCACATGATAAATATGCATCTGCTGCATCTGGATTGATTGTCCTTTTGATCCATACTCCTATATGCTCATCTGCTGCAAGAGTTGGTATGGAAATAGCTAGCCCTGTTCCTTTAGCATCTGTAAATGTCACCTCTAGAGGCTCTGCTCTATTATTGGACTCTAGCTCATATATAGAGTCTCCACAACTATTCAATGCAGGAGATATTAATCCCATCTCTATGAGATATAGAGCATCATCTGCTTGTTCATAGTATATTTTAACTCCAACTAAATTTACTCCAGTGGTATTCTTCAATGAAAGTAATATATAATTAACACCACCACTCCTTATCTCAGATTGAGATGGATTTGCAAATATAGAGCCTTCTAATCCTGAAGGAACCTTAGATCCAGATACAAATCCTCCAATAGATTTTATTGGCTCTGTTTGTGTTGCACCATCTTCTGATGCACCTGTATAAAATAATCTCATAGTTTATGGTATTTGGACAAATGGGTAAGGTGATTTCTTGTAAAGATTTAATAATCTCTTATCAACAATAGACAAAACACCTTCATTGTATGTTACTACAGCTAGGAAGATTATACCCGGATAATTAACCGATAAATCCTGATTTGTTGATAGTGCGTAATTAGTAGATGATAATGTTATCTTAGCCTGACCTTCTCTAAATGGAAATTTACTAGTCTCAGGAATAACTGCTGATGGTGTAAATGTACCAACTATCTGCCATTCCTGATTTGTGTCTGCTTGCAGAACTCCCTCAGCTACGTTCAAAATCAATTGAGTATCTGTGACGATTGCCTGCACTAAATACTCCCCAGTGTTCACTGTTGAATTAGGGAACTTTATTACAGAAGGGAATTGGTTTATACCTCTCAACCTATCATTAAATGAGGATGCTACTGATTCTGATACCATAGTAACAACACCATCTGACTGAACATTTACTAACTCATCCTCAGTATAGTCCTCCTCATATTCAAGAATTACAGTATATGCTGTTGCACTCTCTGTCAAAGTAAATAGATTATTTTGATCAGATGAGTTGATTATCACATTCCCATATTGATCTATAGCTGTCCCTGCCTTCACAGTTATTGCTGCTCCATTTCCTTGGACTACTTTAAATGCTGTAAATAAGTCATCTGTAGTAGGATTTGTATCTTGCGACTCAAACCCTGATCCTGTTCCAGATCCATTCATTTGCACTACACCATAAGATTTCATATCTGCTAGTATAAAATTCTTACGATTCTCTTCTATTGAATCAGTTAAGAATTTCAATTCTGGATATCCTAATGCTAACTCTGGTGATAAATGTAACTTGCTCATATCTCTAAGATAAGTAATTATTTTTTAATTTCACGTTATATGGCAGCAATGATTGCTTCATTGTAGACTCAATTTCATCTGAAGTCTTACCACTATTATTTTTTAAATATGCCTCAACTATATTAACTCCATTTGTTATACCTATATCATATGGCCTAACTGCCAATTTGAATGTTATATCCTTGATGTATAGAACTTCATCTCCTGTAGCTGTCTGAGGCTGATTATCTAGTATTGTATAATCTAGCTCAATATCTTGAGGAGTTGTTCCTACTGCATCTGTATATGTTAATAATCCATTGGCTATATCTGCTGCTGGTATAGTTTGAGGAAGTGTTGCTGTAATATCTGTTACATCCCACATTAATGTACCTACTGAACCTCCTCCAGCTGATACTGCTATGGCATCTAATTGAATTGATCCTACTGGATCCCCTTCTGCATCATTATAATCTTCTAGAAAGTCTATTAAAGTAAATACATGCACATCTTCATCATTTATATCCACTTGACTATTACTAGCTGTAGGCTCATTATTTGCAGGAGCTGTTCTATCTATTGCTATCCCAAATCCAAATTTACATGCTACAGCTGGCATCCTTAGATTATACCCTAGGCCTATTGATGTTCTTAAATTCTGATCACTACCTTCATTTGGAACACTAGCTGGCAGCAATAATACTCTAACCATATACCACTCAGTTGACTTAGCTAATCTTTGCCTACTTATAGCCTCCCTAGTTTGAGTTACTGGATTTATAGTATCCAATGCTGCTTCTGTAAAAGATGAAGTGAATCCATACCCTGATACTGTAAATGATGCATCTCCCTTAGCTAGGAAGTTGATCTCATATACTAAATTTGGATTTATGCTGGTTAAAAATGCCTTCTCTGCTTCTGTTGGTGCTGTGGGATCTACAAATCCTATCCCCACTAACTCACCTACACCTGCTCCACTTAATTTAATAACATTAAGTGCAGCATCTGGAGGATCTGTTGTTCCTAGATTTACTACCTCTGTAGTCCCGTCTGGTAAAACAGGATAGTCAGTTATAAGTAAGTCTGCATTAAGATCATTCTGATAAGACTTCCTGAAATGATTTATATCAATCCCTCTATATAATGGAGAATGATCATTTAATCTCCAGATTAATTTAGAGTAATCGAATAGAAACTCATCACATACCTCATCAAATTGTACTAGATTAGGTAGCTCCCCATTAACTGTAGCTCCTCTGCTCTTTAGATTGCCTATTGAAGGAGTTCCTCTATGTCTGGCATATGAGTATAGATTAGCCATGATATATTGCATATCATCTATCTCATTAGTCCTATTGACTATAATTGCCTGATTGGTTAAGTATGCTGCTATCAACCTTTCATCTTCATCGAAGTTTTCAAATCCTCTGGCATATGTAACATGCATTGCAAAGAAACAAGATACTGACTTCCAGAATGATATATAATCCTCATCCTCAAAGTTTAGATTCCTTCCCTCTCCTCTGGTTAGGGACTTGGAAACTATACCCGGCTTATACATCTTATTCAGTACATTTATACACCACTTCTTCACATCCTCATCACAGCAACCATCAAAGAAATAAGAGAATATAGATCCTTGGAAGTATGATCCTCCTGCTACACAATCTGAAGTTGTAGTATAGTTTAATTTTAGCCATTGAAATTCTAGATTGCCAGTATCATCAGATCCAGCTCTAGTATACCTGAACTGAGCTTGGAAGTCATGTGTTGCAGCTATTGGTATGGCTGCTAATGCCACATCAGATAGATCTTCCCAAACTGTCCAATTTATAGCATCCAGAGTGTACCTAAATTCCTTATCAAAAAATCTAGTTCCAGTTTCACCTACAAGTCCATCATTGAATGTTGAAATAGCAGTTATCCCATTGAGAGGATAATCCATGGTGAAAATGACATTATCATTTATCTCTGTTAGTATGTTACCTGTTACTGCCATATTATGGTGTTGTTATACTATGCTTTGTAGTTATTACAGAAGGATCAATTATTGTTGATGATGCTGCTACTGCTATTGATGTCGATAGATAGAAATCATAGGTACTCCCTGATGGAGGTACTGTCCCAAATACTTCATTTTGAAATGTAAATTCACCTGATCCATCTAGTGTTACTTGTATTGTTGTAGTTGAAATACCGGGAGATAATAATGTCTCCACACTAGCATGTCCATTTAATACATCTGCTGATGCTTTAGCAACCCCTCCTCCTTTTGATAGATTAAACTGCAGATCTACTAATTCACCTGCTAATCCACCTCTAACTGCTAGATTATATAGCATATCATCTCCTGATGCCACTTCACTAACTGTTTCTAAATATACTCCTGTACTAGAGACTGTAATTGTAGTGGAATCAGATGAACTAACCCCATCAGTAATTACAATAAGTTCAAATACATAGTCCCCATCAGTAGCTCCTGCTGGGAACTCTATTGTTGGAGTTAATGTACTACCATTTATTATTGTTGGAAATACTATTGCTCCTGATGGTGATGCTGTTAAATGCCAAAAATATTCTATATCAACCACACCTGCTGCTGGAGTAGCTGTGCCTGTAAGTCCTACTGAGACTCCTGTTGTAGAGTTCACTGTTCCAGATCCTGTAAGTCCTGCATCTACAGTAGGTGCATCTACTGGAGCTTCAGAGCTAGTCACTGTTATTGTAGTTCCTTGAGTATCTATTAATCCATCATTATCTGTTACCTTTAATTGAACTGGGAATATTCCTATTTGATTTATATTTCTTACTTCACAAGTTGCTGCTGTTGGTGTAGATAATGATAATAATCCAACTCCTGCAGGGAATGACCAAAGGTACGCTGTAATGGATCCATCTGAATCAGTAGATCCTGATCCTGATAATAGAACTCCTGTTCTTTTGGCCCACATACTGAAAGTAGTTCCTGCTGCTAGTGTTGGTTCCCACCCTCCTCCAAATGTCAATATCAACTTATTTGTGCCAGTATCCCAGCTAACAATAGTTCCTACTTTTGCAGGATCTCCAGTGTTATTATCTTGAACCCACACTTTTGTTAAATCACTATCATATGTATCAAAATATGTTGCATCTAGTGAATAAATTAATGCATCAGACAATGTTTCTGTTATAACAAAAGTAAACTGATCTGTAATTGTTTCCACTACTACATCTGCATCTAACTGAACTCTATTTGCTAGTATTTTACCAATATTTATAGTACCACCACCAGTTATATTTGCTACTGGAGGAACTAATGCAGCTGCATTGACTGTCACTGTTACTGTATCTGTGGCTGTCTGCCCATCATCATCCATTACAGTTGCTTTAAATACATATACTGTATTCTCTGATAAATTTTCTACTACTGTGGATGCTGCATTTGGACTTACTATGTTTATCCCAGTATCAACTCCTACTAACTGCCAATTGTGAGATACTATAACTCCATCAGCATCTGATGCAATCATTGTCAACACTATTGAATCTTGTGGAGGATCCACTGTTACATTTGGCCCTGCATCCACTACTGGACTAACTAAGGTCTTTGCTGTTATCTGTATTGTTAATGTATTGCTCATAATTATGGTACGTTATCGTAAACTGTAAAATCTAAATCAAATTCCCTTGCTGTTACAAAGTTACCTGAATCTTGGAATTCTAAATCTCCATTCAATAGCTCTGCTGCAGTTACTGTCTTTGGTATATCTGCCCATGTTAATGCCACTGATGAAAATAGTATCTGTCCAATATTTCCTGAAGGTAAACTGTCTATGGTTATATATCCTAGAGGATCTAACTCTGGATCATAGTAATTTTGAGTGAAATATTCTGTTGTTAATGTTGTTAATGATCCATGTGCTACTTCAATTGTATGATCACTCACTGTTGGCTCCATATTATCTCCTAATACATGGAATATGATCACTACATCATCACTCCAGCATTTAGGATTCTCTCCATCATCTCTGAATTGGAGAGTTAATTTTGTGTAATTATAACCTGACTGCCCTGCAATTGGTGTAAACTTCAGCAAGTTGTAATTTGCCCAACTTAGAACATCATTATTGATCACATTGGCTAGTACAGGAACTCCATATGTAAGAGATCCTTTACTAATAGTTTCTATAACCTTAACCTTATTCAAAAGATCTCCCTCAGTATCTGTCATAGCAGCTGTGATCACTGCTGGATCAAATGTGTAAGTTGTATCAGCATTTACTATTATTTCAATAGGTGATGTGAATGTAGGAGCATTATTTACAATTACTCCATCATATATACACATCACATGAAATGCAGTAGTTGAGTCATTATCAACTAAGGTATTTACTTCACTATCTATAACTATACTTTCTGGCATTATAAGTCACTTAAAACGGTTTGTTGAAATGAAAAGTCTGCTACTGAAGGATAGAATATAGGATTGATATTCCCTGCATTATCCTCCAATATATTTCCATCGAGATCCATTAAAATGAATCCTCTTATCCTTGGTAATTTCCCTATAGGGATTATGATATCCTCATTAGGGAAGAATGTTGTATCTGATACATACTTTATGCTCTCATTATCCTTCACTATTTGAAGAATATCATCCCATTCAATTCTGTCTCCTTGCTGCCACAACCTCCAGTCTAAATACTTAGCAATGGCTATCTGGATCTCCTGTCTTATTTCATCAATAGGCTTATTCAGATCTACATCAGCTCTGAATGATAAATCTATGTACTCATAAGTTATATTCTCCAAGATAACATTTGTCACATTACCTGTGATTGAGTTGTAATCTGAGATATTGAAGTAAGATGCAGCATCTACAATGAGATCATCTAGCTCTGCAGCTGTCAATGCTATCCCATTCTGAGTTGAAACTGCTAATTTTATCCTTCCTTGAGCATCTGATCCATAAGAATACACATTTAGAATATCACTATTAACCTTCTGGAAGGCCTGAGTGATATAATCCAATGTTCCTCTAGCTGCTAAATTTACCCCTTCCATAATTCTAATCCTGAAGGTATCATCT